AAATCCGCTATTTTTTTAATTAAATTAACAGAAGATAAGTTTTTTGGAGCAGATGAATCTGACTTGGATTTAATTTGTAATTTATTACCAAAGTCATTGATTAATCTTTTCTCGTTATATTCAAATAATAGCTCTGATATTTTCATAATTGTATTTATCTTTAATTGACTTAATTATATTCACTGATTACCAAATGTGTTTAATTATCCAAGGCAACACACCTTTGGGGTGTGATAAATCATATTCTATTTTGGTAGATTGGATGGTAAATTCATTGGTATTGGTTATTAAATCATTTAAATTTTCTGGAATTTTTTTAATTTCGGTATTATTTTCAATTACATCTAGATCTGATAAATTTTTGTCGGCTCGACTAATTAATGGATTTACATTATCCACTGTTTTTGATGAGGTTTTTAAAAATGTATTTACATTAGAAGTTATTTCTTTTTCTGAATTATCGGTTGTAATTGCAATTTTATTGGTATTTTTAATTAATAAATTTGCATTATCTAAAATATTACCAAATTTTTTATAATAACCAGGAACAGTTTTTTCCAGATTAAATCTGTCATCTAATGATGCTGCATTAATATTATCGATGGTAAGTCGCAAATCTAATAGGTCAGCACGAGTTATAGATAGTAATCCATTTTTGGAAACCAAATCTTCTGATGCAGTTTTTAAATTTATAGATGTTTCATTTAAATTTTTAAGAGTATTATTAAGTGAATTAAAATCTATTCGTAAAAAACTAGTTCCAATGGAAATAGATCCAAAAGCGATAGCTATCCATCCTAATATTTTTGCATATGGTAAAATTACGGCTGAAATTGTATTTAATTTTTCAATCATTAACTTAATCTCATATGAAAAAGGCCAATATTAAATTGGCCTTTTTATTAAACTGCAAATTATTTTTATGCAGTGGTTGTTGTTTTTACTGACGGAAGTAAAGTAAGAATAGCTTCGATTTCACCAATAATTGTGTTGACATATGCTGTAATTTCTGTAACTTTGGCTGAATTTTTTATAGCGGCGATTGATAATAATGCAGTGAAATTGGCCTTCAATGTTTCCAACGCTTCGGATAAATTAGAACTTGAGTCTTCTTCTTTAATAAATTTGGTTACTACTGCCAAATCATTTTTGATTAGTGTAATTGCATTGGTAACTTCTGATCCTAGAGTTGCTCCTCCGACCAGAGTAACAATATTTTCTACGATCGGAGCTCCAAATGCAATGTCCGTTTCAGCAATCTGTGCCCATGTTGGTTCTTCTTGAGAAAATTTTTTAAATAATATTTTGATCTTTTCAAAATATGTTTTAAAAAATACTTTGGTCTTTTCAAAATATGTTTTTAGTGTAGAAAAAATTGACATATTTATCTCCTTGTTTTATTTAGGAAGTTGATTTTACATTAACTGGAAAACATCGTTGTTTCATTTTGCTAGTTATTTTTGTGAGGAATATTATCGATGCCTGCTGCGTGCATTAGTGATTGAATTAAATTATCTTGTGCTATTATACTTTCAGTTTGTATTCCTGCTAATGTTTGAATTTCAGTAATTGGTTTATTAAAACGTTCACGATATGCCCTAGGATATAATGGAACGCATGATTTTAAATTTTGTTTATTTAATTTGTGGTAATCTTCGTCATCCATATATTTGAATGACCAATCATTTATATTTAGTAATGAACTTGCTGACAAGTCGGAAATTAATTTAAAAATTTGTTCTATTAATCTAAAACGTCGTAATACTTCGACAAAAACCAAATAGCTTCCGGGTTTAATTTCAGATTCAGAAATATCTGCGTCCAGTAAAAAGTCATATCCACGTTCAAAAAAATCAACTAAATCAATTCCTGCTTGTTTATCATTAATTAAAAAACTGATAACTGCAATATTATCATCTTTGCCAATTTTACTGCAGAATTCATCGATATGCAATTTCGGCACTAATACTCGTGACAAATCTCCGACTTCAAATCCTTCTTTTAAATTATTCATTTGGAATTCCTGTTGTCACATTATTATCTTGGGTTGCAACAGCTTTTTGAACACCCGCATGTGTATTAAGATCGTCCGTATATGCATCTGAAATATCATCCATATCTATTTCATCATCCATAATTTCTAAACTTCCTTTAGTAATATCTTTTATTAAGTATTTGGGCATATCAATTGTAACTAACCATACGGGTGATTTAATTAATTTGGGTTTTTTGATAGCTGGGCGAAAATCCGATTCTGATCGAACTTTAATTGGATATACCATAAATGCTTTTTTATATTCAATTATAGCTCCATAAGGAATTAATCTTTCCCCACCTGCAGGATCTGGCATTTTTGTTAACGGTGAAGTAAATGTACATTTTACTCTATAAGCAGATATTTTTGGTCCATCAACAAGTTCTAAGGTTTTCCAATTGGCGAATGCATATAAACCATTTTCATCAATAACTCTTTCAAATTCTTGAAGAATTTCCATAGAGCTAGGACTTAAACTTACCTGTTTAATGTTGTCAAGTACCGATCTTATATCAAATGCCATCTTTTCACCTAATTGTATTTAGTTTTAATTTATCGCCCAGTATTATTTATCGAAAATATTGATATTTTAAAGTCAAAATTTATTTTTGTAAATAATAGTGCAGTGAACAAAATTGGGGGACCATTATTCTATGTCTAGAGCCAGAAAAAACGCCCGTAATAATGTTAAAAGTTTCGAAACTCAACCGAATTATAACCCAAATAAAATAAATTATACTACAAAAACGGGAATACGAAAAGAAGTACGAATTATTCCTAGAAATATTCATCAAGAAGAATATTTAGAATATTTATTAGACCCAGAAAAAATGATAATTTTGGCACATGGGCCAGCCGGATCGGGTAAAACGACCTTGGCAATGTTAGCAGCTATCAAAGCATTGTCCGAAAAAATTGTTAAAAAAATAATTTTATGTCGACCTGCTATAGCTATTGATAATGAGTCACATGGATTTTTGCCTGGGACAATTGAAGAAAAGATGGCCCCGTGGTTAATTCCACTATTTGATATTTTATTTGAATATTATTCAAAAAAAGAAATAGATTTTATGGTGGAAAATAAAATTGTTGAAGTTACCCCATTAGCTTTTATGCGAGGTAGAAATTTAAAAAATTGTTTTGTGATCTTAGATGAATCACAAAATGCAAGTTTATCACAAGTAAAGACAGTCATGACCCGTTTATGTGATGGATCAAAATTAATAATTACCGGTGATAATGATCAATCGGATAGAAAAACGGGGGAAAATGGATTGTTATTTTTTAAGAATGCATTAGAAAAATATGGTGAAAATAAATATATTTCTTCAATAGAATTTGATCATTCAGATATAGAAAGACACCCAGTTGTGGGTGTTGTTTTAGATATATTTGATATGGCCACAAATTAAAATAACAAAAGGCCCTATATAGGGCCTTTTGTTTCAGAGATTAATGTTTCTATTTGTTCAAGTTTTTGATTAAAAAATACTATACCCCACTGAAATACTTTTTTTCGATCATTTAATACCATTATACCCATTACTTTATCTTCTAACGATTCATCTATATATCCGTCAGTTAAAGATTCTTTATATTGTTCGCTGATAAAATCATTTTTATCGGTTGTGCTGTATGTTAATAATGCGTTAGGATGACTGTGAATAGTTCCAAAATATTTTAATTTTGTTCCAGCCAATAATTCTTCAGATGCCCGATTATATATTAAATTTTCTGTTGTAGTTTTTATAACATTAATTTCATCTAATGCATGTATATATAAAGTTTCTAATATTTGCTTACCCATTAAAGCAGCTATACATTCACGCGGAAATGCGTTACGTGCTTTTTGTTTAAATTCATTAACAATATCGTTATGAATTACAATTTGCTTTATAAGCATATTCGGACCTAAATAGATATTGCTTGGTCAATTTGTGTTGGAAATTGTGAGTGATAATAATCGTAAATTTCGTGATATGTTGGATTATTAATTGATTTTCCATCAATAAAAAATCTACGACATTTTACTATTCGTTTTTCAGATAAATCTAAAATAATATTTGATTTCTTAAGATCGGAAAGTCGAATATTTTTAACGAGCGAAATACTTTCATCTGCTCCAAAATTTGATGGATCCTTGAAAAAATTTGGTTGGCTGGTTGATTTTGGATTAACCGGATTAATTACGGTTGTTGAAGTTAGAAACATTTTTCTCCTTTCTACAATTGGGTTAATTCTATAAGTGTGGCTGATGCCAAAATTTCAGCATCTGCACAAACGGGTATTTGACAAAGATTTTTCTTAATAATCAGAATTGCCTGATCTGTTTGTTCTGTGGTTTCCCCCCATAAAGATAAATTATCATAGCAAAATCTAAAAAAATCTTCTAATTCCTCGGGTCTAATCTGACTGCAAATCAATTGTCGCGCTTCTCTAATTTTTCCCGATTTAAATAATGAAATAGCATCAATTTTATAATCACTAGTCGATGAATTTTCATCTGTTGGATTAATTAATTTTCCATTAATTGAATTCTGCTGGCAATTATTAATACATTTACGTAAATCTGGCCATGTTCCTTTTACATAGTCATCTAAAATATCAGGATCAAATTCAATATTTTCTGCTATTAAAATTTCGGCCATTTTAACAGTAAATTCAGTAATGTCGAGTTTATTAATAGTTAGAGATTGGGTGCGTGAATGAATGGCTGGAATAATACGGTGTGGATAATTTCCGGTAATTAAAAAACGACTTGTCATGGAAAATTCTTCCATAATACCCCGGAGTGCCGGTTGGGCCGATAACTGATTAAGTCCGTCGCCCTCATCTAAAACTACAATTTTCATTTTTCCAAATGGCATTGTACTAACAAATGATGTGATTCGATCTCGCATGATATCGATATTTCTTTCACGACTTGCATTAATCCATAAAACATCATATGGATCGATATGCAATTCATTAATTAGTACATATGCAATTGTACTTTTGCCGGTCCCTGGTGGTCCAGTTATTAATAGATTCGGTACATCTTGATCTTTAACCCATTTTTCAATTTGTAATTTTTGAGTAGCATCACTAAAAATATAATCGGATAATTTAGTTGGACGATAGCGTTCCGTCCAAAGGCTGTTTTGAATTGTCATATTAAAATTATAGCAGTTACTTGCCCATAATGCAATTATTTTTTGGGTCAATTTCAATAGATGAAGTTAAAAGAATATCTGTTGGATCAACCCGACGTAATACAAATTCTTCATTACCTGAATTTATAGTGAACCCCCGGGACCATCTGCCGTGCGCGATTAAAATCCATTGTCCCGGCGTTACATCTTTATTTTCTGGGCCAACAGCATATATTTTCGCCCATCTGGGATGAATACCACGATCCTTTTTATCGTCATCCATTACGACAATTCCCATAGGTGTTATTTGCTCACCAAAATATAAATTTTTTACTAATACGTCTTTATGAAGTGGAATTATTTCGGTTGCATTTATTACAGGGGTAATTTCATTTTGCTTCATTTTTGGCATAATTATTTCCTATTTTTCTTTGGTCGATTGTCTTCAGATTTTGAAGTATCACTGATTGCAGGATCGGCGGATGTTACCGGCGCAGATGACGGTTTGACCGCATTTAATTTTGCCACGGTATTACGAATAGACGTTATTTTTACTGGTTTTGCAGTTGGGGTTTTATTAATTGAAACTGGGTTCTTATCTGTATTTGCAGCCCGTAATGCATTCATATTTAGTTTTCTTCCTCGTGCGGTTACAACATAATTTTTAGCCATTATTTCTCCCTTAAGAAATCTCGTACATTAAGATTATATTTTAAACTATCTACCTTATGAATTCCCAATAAAAATAAACAATATGAAGCGCACGAGCTACCGCGACCAACTCCCCATACTATATTATTTTTGCTTGCTGTTTCCCGAAGGTATTTAAGATATTTTAGTAAATCTAATAATTCAAATTTAATATATAACGATACTTCGTCCATAACCCTGTCTATTTGCAATTGGGTATTACATTGTTGATATAACCATTTTTCAATATCTAAATTTTTATATTCATCAGGCATTAGCCATATTTTTTGAAGCTCTTTATGATATTTATCCGACGACAAATCATATGATCTTTGTTCCCATAATTTGATTTCAGGAACATCCAAAAAAGTTTCCGATTGCGCATGTTGATATTTTTCCCCATCTATAATAAAAAGATTTTTGAAATCTAAAGATGGATTTATTCGTAATGATTCTACTATTTCATTTTCGGTATATCCGACGGAACCATATTCATCATTTATCATTGGTTGGAAGTTCCTTATTGTTTCCACCATCTAATACAACAATTTCGGGTTGTTCGACTTCAGGATCAAATTCGACATCTAATTTTTCTTCGTCATCGGAAATTTCAGGGCGATTCCAGTCAAGGTCAATTTCTTTCCAGGAAATTGCTTGTGTTATTTGGTCAAAATCGGTTGTTGATATATCTGATCTATTCCACCACGGAATAATATCTCTGCAATTTTCGCAATCGCATTGTTCAAATTCTGAAAAATCATCCACGGTATATCCAACTTTGGATAAATCACTTTTAATAACAATATTATCAATTATTAAATGTTCTTCAATAATAGCTGATAATTTATGATATAAAATTATTCCAATGATATGATCAATCGGATCTTCTGGGAAAATAGCTAAATGATTAGGATTCCATATATTTACAATGTCTTCTAATTTTGGGTGTTCCAACGAAATTAGAAGACTATTTTCAAATATTTCTTTGATAAAAAATATAATTCTTTCCAGTGCAATATTTTGATAAGAACTATTTTCATCTACTGTTATGAGGTTAATTACAACATGATATTTATTTGGTAAAATTCTATCGTCTTCACAAGTAATAATAGAAAAATCTACGTTGTAATTAAGTTTGGTATCCATTATATATTATCCTATATTAATAATTTCGGTTAAATTAATACCTGATACATTAGAATATTCTTGAAATTGTCTTTCGGATCTCATATCTTGCTCTTCTAAATATGCAGGTAAAATATTACGCGCTTGCAAAGATAAATTGTAATTAGACGAAAAAACAATTTTTTGTAATTTATTTATTTTTTCGTCTAATTCTTCATCCGTTAATTTTGACATTGAAACATCGATGTGCAATTATTCCCCAGAACTTCCAAATCCTAACTCTGATCGTGTTGATTTTGGTAGTTCATTAACTTCAATAATATTTACATCTGTTTTTACGGGCATAGGAATCATTTGAACAATTTTATCACCTGCGTGAATCGTATATGTTTTAGTTGAATTATTTGTTAGTAATACTTTTAATTCTCCAGTATAGCCGGCGTCAATTACTCCGCCCGAAACATTTATTCCCTTGGCGGCCATACTAGATCGATCTCGTAAAAGTAACCCGTAAGGCTGTGGCGAAAATTCTAGGCCATATTGTGAATCCCATACAAAATTTGCGGTATACCCATTAACACCGAGTATTTTTTCAATTAAATTTTTTGGCCTGTGGTGATAATCAGGATCGGTATTTTCTATATATCTAGCGCTAATACCGGTATGAACCATATCCAATTGATGTGGTTTTAATGTAATTTCAGATAAGGCATATAAATCAAATCCAAGATCTTCACCTGGAGTTGTTACTGTTGGTAATTTTGCATTTGATGATAATTTTTTAACAAGTAATGACATAAATCTCCTTCTATCATTAAATTATAGCAGTAATGATAGAAGGAGTCAATATGAGTTAGAAAGAAGATAATGCGGATCTTTTCCAAATAGACGTTGTCCCATCATAATTGGAAGAGCAAATATATATGTAATTAGCATCATAAGTAACCATGCCTGAAGTATCACCTAAAACACCTATGCTTGATGTAGGAGTAGATGATTTGGCGACAGCCGAACTATTTTTTCGAGTTAATGTCCAATTTATTCCATCGGGTGTTCCTAGGGTAAGAAAATGTGGCCCCGCAGATTCAAAATTTATAATATTAGATGAAGAATTGAAACCCGGAATTGTGTTTTTTGGGGTTAATGTTAATCCATTAAAACTTAAATTATGTGCGGTATTGGTGATTGTTATTTGTAAATTAAGTTCTGAATATCCTAAATTAGGAAAATTAATAGGATTTACAATTGTTGTTAATGTAGATGACCCACCGAGAGAAATAGTATGATATGTTCCTAAATTAAAATCAAAATTTTCTGTGGTACCTGTGGTCAATACACCATGATTATATATTGTCAACCCGGAATTATTTATGCTAACATTTGCTATACCCATTCCACCAAAATTATTAACAGAAACATTAGAATTTCCGTATGTTAATGGTGCTGTAACAACGACTTTATTTAATAGATCATTAATTTCAATAACTGTCTCTGCAAAATTTTGTTGTGTAGCTAAAAAATTGGATCGAAAGCCCTGAGAGGATTGATTTACCCCGGCAATCGGATAAGTTGAATCAATTAAACTTGGATTAATTTGCGAACTCATTTATTATCTCCTGCAAACTTATTTATACGCCGACATTAGGACGGCCTATTAGTGATGAATTTTTGAATTTTAGATATATTGAGCCATCGTCTTCGTTTAAAAATTTGTCGCTCACATCAAAAAATGAAAAATCATCAAACGATGTCCCAACAGTAATATTTGACGAATCAAATTTTGTTAGTTCTGATTCATTCCATTTATTATTTAACACATTCCAGTTTTTTAAAAGTCCGGAATTCCATATATATCTATCTGTTTGTGCTTGTATAGTATTTAATGATGGACCAATATTATCATAATATTGTTGAAGATAAAATAATATTTTTATTCCTTGCCCGGGTAAGACATACAATAATGGGATTGACGGAATAAAACCTAATTGAGTTCCATTAGGTTGATTGTCAGTCATCCATGTTGGCAGATATTTATCGTCAAATCCGTTTATTGTTTTATTTAATTGTGAGATCATATTTGGAATAGTTGCGGGATATAATTCTGTTTGTTTCGTCATACTAACATCAAGAATATATGAGTCGGCATTTATTATAGTTTGATCGACTGTTATTTCGGGTGTCATTATATTTGTGGTTATTGGGCCGTAATATGTATTATTTTGATCATCCGTATATTCATCTTTGGGTTGGATATATATTACTTCGTAACCATCTGTTGTACTTTGTGCCCATTTTAAGTTTGTCAATAAAAATGTTTTATTATTATGATATTTTGCCATTGCTGCAATAATATTGTCTGGTAATACAGGTGAAATTCCGTATGCCATTAGCATTCTTGCATGAGTTTGTTTACCAAAATAAAAATCGTTCGGCCGATAAATTGCTGAATTCGGAACGATGGATTGAATATTTAATGGAGAAAATAATGTGTTATGATCGTTATCTGATAATAAGAATTCCAAATTTAAATTAGTTTTTGGTTGATTAGATACAAAATTAGATGTCGGACTTAACAAAATAGAAAATTGCTTGTCGGATGTGATTATGGTTTGATAATCATTATCTGATATATCATTAATTTCTACAATGTCCGTTATCAAATAGATAATAGCTGTTAAATTGGAATCTGATGTTGTTAGATATAAATTAGTCGAGTCACTGCCTGTAAACCAAATTTCTCCTGCGCTTGTCATTTGAATAATAGCAGCCGAAGGAGTAACTCCTAATCCGTGAGAAATAGATATATTTCCTGAAGTTGCTGGGGAAATATTTAATGGCGTAATTGTTGAATTTAAAATTGCTTTAAATTTGGATGGGGTTATCCACGGATTGTTGGGCAAAGGAAATTCTGATGTAAAAGATTTGTTGGTTCCGATTGATGCAGTAACATTAAATTTAAATTCGAGGTCAAATGTCGTAATGCTACTATCTAAAATAGTAAAATCATTAAAACTAAACCATTGTGTACTCGGTATCCCAACAATTGTACCATCCGCGTTTAATTCCAATCCAACCGGCATATTACCATCTGCTAAGGAATAAAAAATTGGATTAGTGGGTGAAATATTTGTTTTTCCGATTATTGTTACATCCGGTACGGCTGTATAATATTCGCCAGGATATGTAACAATAATATTTGATATTTCACCATTAGAAATAGTTACAGTAGCATTTGCGCTTGCTGTTTCACCAGTATATCCAAAACCAACAGTCGCAGAATCATAAAATTTTCCAGTATTTGTTATAATAACCGAATCAATACCAAAATTAAGATCAATTAATGCATTCTTTCCATTTGGATTTAACCAGGTAATATTTGACATATTAGGTAATGTTGTGTATTTTTGATTTTCGTTTAGTATATTTAAATCTGTTATAGTCCCATTTGAATCCACATTTGTTACAATAATTATTGCTTCATTAGAACATATTCCACCGGAAATAGTAAATGTATTTCCATTAGAAAAATTATATCCACCGTCAATAATGTCTGCGCCAATTACTCTCATTGTTGCATACGCTGCGGCATTAGAACCATTGGGGATCTGAAATGGATCAATAATATTAGCAGTTACCGATAATGTACTCGGCATACCCGGTATTATGTTACCCAGCAATGCTGGACTATTCCATTGAATATTTTTTTCCGAATCATTTTGCAAAGTCAAATATACAGGTAATATAGTTTGATATGGATTAGCTGAATGTGAATTTTCAGTAATAGTTTTAAATGCGCGTATTTCAAATTCATATGGATAACTTTGTGCAAAAAAGGGATCAATATATCCTGTTAGCCATCCAGAAGAGGTATTAAGTATAATATTTCCGGGAATATTACTGCCATTAATTAATTGATAATTTATTTCATCTGATTCAAAATCAATTGCATTAAATTTGTATTGTAATTTATCACCGGTTATATTTCCTATATTAATATATGAATTTCCGATTGCATCCAAAAAAATAGGAGAATGATAATTTGGAAGTGATGTATTTGCATGGATATTACTATATAGATCACTGCGCATTATAGTCATATTATAATTTGCGGATATTGTGTCGGTGTAATTAATTCCTATGGAAATATTGGCATAATCAATACTATTAGGTACATTACTTGTATTGGGTAAAATGTATAGAATTTCTGGATTAATAACCCCCGAAATTATTCCGTCGGATGTTAATGTAAGATTGGATGGTAAATTATTAATCAATGATAAATTAATATTACCGGGAAGAGTTGAAATTGGAGATACATTTGCAGAAATCCATGTTCCATCTGGAAAGATTCCTAAATTTTTCAATGGTAAAATTGGCATTAATTCGTTATCATTAATTACTATTGAAAATGTTCGGTCAGCGATATTACCATTGCTATCAATTGCTCGAATTGTAAATGAATAGTTTCCGGAATTTACAAAAGAATTTACTAATCCCCATACACCTGGAGTTGAACCTATAATACCACCCGTGGGAAGAATTAAATCCCTGGGCAGACTTCCGGATATTATAGAATAAGTTGTATATAAATTTTCCGTGTCGCATGACAACGTAATATTTGCGTTAGCACCATGATCTAACGTCGCAATTATTCCGGGAGAGGTTATCCAATTTGCCATTATATTCCTACTGTTACCAATGGAGTTATCGCATAATATATATTTGATGCTTCACTAAATAAAAATTTTTGGGTGCTATAACTATTTGCATTTATATTAAAATTATCGGCATTAATATTTCCCGCTCCCAAAAAATTATTAGGCCATGTCCAGTAATTATTACCTGTACTCTGATTTATTAAAAAAGTATATTCACGCCCGTCAATTCCATTTAATATAATAGAAGAATCTATATTAGCTGTAAGAGTAATTATTTGATTTGTACTTGTTAACAAATTAATTATTGGAGAAGAATTTGAAATAGTAATATGTGATGGTGGTCCAAAAATAATATTACCATTTAATATAATTTCATTAGTATTTATTAAATTTGTTGAAACAGATGTTGTTACTGACAATGAAGATCCATTAGATGTTATTCCGGATAGAGCTCCATATAATCCATTTTGATTTACAATAAGTTGATTCGGCAATCCCGGAGCATCACTTCCTCCCCCTCCTCCACTCGAAATATTTGCCCACGATGTTGTTCCGTTTCCATTACTTATTAATGATTGACCATATAATCCTGGGGTCATTGGTAAATAATATTCATCATTAATAATTAATGATCCAGCAAAAATTGATCCGTTTGCGGTTAGATTTGCAAAAAAACCACTTCCCGTGTTATCACGAACTACCAATGAATTAGGAATATCGGGTACAGATATATTGTTTAGGGCTGCAATAATAACCGGGGAAGCATTAGCTAAAACATTTGCAACTAATGACATATTTGAATAATTTGTATTAATTTTGGAGAATGCCGTTCGTAAACTATCTCCCGTATTATCATTAGCAAATTGCCCAATATTTATTGGCGTAAAAGTTCCCATTGATTTCTCCGTATATTGTATTTATCTAATTACAATCAAAAAGGATGCCTAATATTAGGCATCCTTTATTGTGATAATTTTTCTTCTATTTCTTTTGCTATATATTGTCTAACACCCAACCAAGCATTTTGGTAAGAACTCATTGGAATTGAACATATACTCCAATTATTAATTATTATTTGATAACCTGATCTTGATTTAAATAATTTTGCAGATGGATATATTGAAAGAACAAATTCTTTATCAGACATCACTTTCTAATTTCTTTGCAATTTTATTTTTAATAGCAATTGCTACTTCTTCCCAGGCTGCCTCCTCGGAAATACAATAACCAGATAAATTTAAATCACTATTATTCCATACAACATATAAATTTATCCATGTGGCTTGAATAATTTTTGCAGTTGGATATATTGAAAGAACAAATTCTTTATCAGTCATTGGATTCCAATCTTTTCACCATATTGCCTTGAATATTTTTCCAGGCAATTTCCCATAGGTTACTGTTGTTATCTAGTAAAACTCCTTCGGGATAATATATAGTATCGGTTAATTTAATTACATTGTCAATATCGTCTTCGGTGAAAAGAAGAGGAATCTGATTTGATAAGATATAGGCGTATGCTGGGCCAGCTTCCGGCCATCCATACCACCTTAAGGTAGCATAAGGATAAACCTTTTTTACTTGTATTTTAAAATCTGTAGACAATTCTGGCCTGTTCTAGCGAATAGGGAGATAACTCAAGTTGGACCTCATCTCCGGGTTCGATACGAATATTATTTTTTCGAAGTCTTCCGCCTAGATATGCTGTAACGGTTTGACCACTGGGAATTTCTACTTCCCATTTGGTGTTTGGTAATACTTTGGTAATTTTTCCTCGTAAGGAAACTTGTTCATCTGAAGGCAATTATATTCTCCTGTTCTATCTTTCTAACATATTTATCATTCGAAAATTAATTATTGATTTGGCGTAATCCCATGCTTTATCCTCACTTGTCCAACTAATTGAAATTTGTGCATCATTAGATTTAATATAATGTAGTTCACTTAACAATGTTGATTTAGTGACGAAACATTTAGCATCCGGATAAATCGATTGTACGTATTCTTTGGAAGTCATGAGTTTATTTTTTCTAGGAATTCATGCATACATTTTCTTTTTGCATATTCCCATGCTTGCATTTCGGTTTCATGAATTAATAAAGATAAAGGATATTCGTTTAAACAAATTCTGAAACCTACCGGTTTAACCTCGTCAGGGAAGCCAATGTATACCGTTATTAAATTGGCAGTTGGATAAATAGATTTTACGAATTCTTCATCATTCATAATAGCAATTTTATATATATTTCTGCTTCCTTGAGATTATTAAAAATACCTATTTTAATTTTTTTATAATCGTTTTCCGAATAATAAGCATGAATTACTTTAATTTTTGGAAGTAAAATTCCACAATAATAAAATTCATATCTATTAAATGTGTCAACCTTTATTGCTGTGACGCAATTATTATGAAATTCATTATATTTATTTTGAAAATAAAGGAATAATGAAAAACCAATAGAAAATGATGCAAATATTAAGGTAACATTCGTTATTATTTGCATAATTTCTTTACCATTTCAATTTCCAAATTTCGTTTAGCTGAATGTCAAGCCAATTCAGGTGAACTACCCTATCCCAACATTCTGTTTCCATATTTTTCAAAATTTTCAACGGTCATCCGGTGTTCCCATATAACGACAAAACCATTGTGAGATGTTATTTCGGCCAAGTCGGGATAAACATATTTAATTAATTCAACATCGGTCATAGAATCATCTTTTCCTCGAATGTTTAATTAATTTTGCATACCATTTCCAAGCTGATTGCTCTGATTGAAAACCTGATAATTTACCGCCATTTTGCAGTTCGGTTCTATAGTTTATGGGAGTTTCAATACAACATCCATACTTTTTGTAATACATACAAATTGTTCTTGGATATACCGACAGAACAAATTCTTTATCCGTCATGAATTTAATTTCCTTGCAAGTTGCTCACCAATTTTATCTTTTGCATTTTTCCATGCTTCAATACTCGTATTTCCTTCGCTTATCATTACAGAGTCGGCATTTCCCGGATAAGGAAAAGAAGAAAAAATTACGACACTGTATTGAGAGTAAGAAATTATTGCAGTTGGAATTATTGAAAGAACAAATTCTTTATCGGTCATAATATTAATTTATCTTTCATATTTTTCCGAATAAATTTTGCTGCTTTATCCCATGCTAGTTTTTCCGATCTTGAGTCCAGTAGTATGCGCATCGTTCCTTGAACGTAAAAATTTTTATCGGTATTATTTGATCGATAAATACCAACAATTTTTGCATCTGGATATACCGCTAAAACAAAATCCTTATTTGAGCAAATTGACATAAAGTTTTGCCTCATTCATGGTTTTAAATGTTGCAATTTTTTCCGATGTACACTCCACCGATAAAATACTTGAAATTCGATAAACACCAATCAAGCGATATAAAAATCCACATCTTTTAAATTGATAGGATATTGTTGTTATTTCCATCATGCGTGAAATAACATTCGATTTATTTTTAATAATGGCCGGAGTATGATGCAAAATTACTTCGGCCATTGAACTCTTCATTACTTAATAGCTTTCAGTAGAATAGTATCCCCATTTAACCGTTCACGTAAATTTGTTTTAACAGATTTGATATTTTCCAGCCAGCGAACAGCAGCGGCTTTACCAAGACTGTTAAATTGCTTTAGTTGCTCGGGCATTTTGCGTAATGTTTTTTGGATTGACTTTGCTGGATCAATGTTTAAAATTTTGCTGCCCTTAATATCCAGCGTTGAATTACCCAACGCTACATAATGACCAATTTTTCTCTGTTTTACATTTACAACCCATAGTTCGGTTGATTTAAGGATTACAGTTGGATCAATGCTGGTCAGTCCTGTTTCGGGATGTATTGGTAAATAGCGCAATTTGCTAACAATTTTGGCAGGGGTTGTCGCTTTCTTCTTACGAGTTTTGCGGGTACTCTTCTTCATTTGACCGAAAGAAGAAATATCGGAAATAGCAGACTCCCACCAAGAAATGCATGCCTTAATCTGCCTGCGACTTAACTGACTGTATGCTTCTGTGATCTGATCATTCTTACCAATGAGCCTATACTCTTCCAAAAACTTATTGGCATAAGCAATAAGATCCTTTGTACGATTGGCCGGAACAGTTGTTTCGGGGTCGGCCAAAATATTCAGAATCGTGCGTTTGTTGGTTGATACATAATCATTTTGAATAAATTCATCAAAATGTGCATCGATTGTTCCCATTGCAATTTTCAATTTTGCGGCAATAAAATCTTGAATATTGGGTTTGTTAATTTTTTCAACAATTTCCCCGGTTTGCGCAGGCATATTGTCAAGACTTTTTCTGATCTGCTTAATCAAAAAACGACGTTCGTGAAATCGGAGTCTAAGGCCAACATGAGCCATTCGAATGAGCCATGAAGGAGTGTGCTCCAATGGAGAATTGCTGTCTTTGAGAGCCGAGATAAGTTCAGGGAAATGGCCTGACATTCCTAACGCTTTCAACGCCAATTCCCGACCATGCTTGCCATCTTGATATGAATACCAGGCATATGCCTGCCCCAACTTCATTTGATATTCATCATATGACCATGCATTCTGCTCTTCAACCGTGGGCCACGTTGGTTCCGTTAGGCCGATGTATTTTGCACCATCGCCATTGAAACGGATCGGATGAACAGTTGAATTACGAACGTTTGCAAAAGACCTAATTGCGCGTTTTTGTGTAGTTGTTGCCATGTATTAATCATATTGCTTTTGTACTCGTTTGTCAACCGTAAAAATGATATTTTTGAAAAAATATTTAGATGCATGTTTTTGTGATTTTAAGTTGTTGATTTTAAAGGGTCGATTTACGTAAAATGGCCCGCAATGGCTCCACTGGAGGTTTTATGTGTCCCACTAGCGTTGAAAAGAGCTTAACGACAGAGTAAAAATTAAGTCCTTTGTTTTCAACAGTAATTATTTTAACTTTTTCGGTTGCATTCGGTATCGACCTTTGCTATAATTATTTCAGTGAGAGGAACACATTTCACGTAAGAATTGACAACGACATGCAACTTTGCTACACTAAATGAGTAGTGAAAGGACAGTAAATGGCGACAGTGAAAATCATCCGTGGTTCATACCGTAATAATGAGGTTAAGAACCAAACGTTTACTCTGCTGAAAGGTTTTACTGTAACGTCGACTGGGGCGCATGTAACGGTTGACGGTACTCAAGTTTTTGGTCGTGAAAGTGTTCGTGTAAGGGTTTCCGGACCACGTGATTTTGTCATTGACGAAACAGTCGATGAAGTATCGGAACAAGAAATCAATGGTGTTATTGACGATGAGCCAGAAATTGTTGAAACAGATGAACAGATTTTGGCTCGTATTAGCAAGCGTTTTGATATTCTCAATAAGTTGACGTTGGGAGCCCGTCAGGGAGATATTCGTGCATTGTTTGTAACCGGTGCTCCTGGAATTGGAAAGACCTTTGGTGTCGAGCAAACTTTGCAGAGCGCTGGGCTGGCAGAAGTTTTTTCTGATATGCCGCCCACATATGAAATTATCAGTGGTGCCGCCAGTGCGGTTGGTCTGTACATGAAACTGTATGAATTTCGAGCGGAAAATAATGTCCTGGTGTTTGATGATTGTGATTCAATTTTCACCGACGAGCTTTGCTTGAATCTCATGAAAGCCGCTCTTGATACAAGCAAGCGGCGGATGATCCATTGGAATGTTGAATCATTTTCCCTCCGTAAGGATGATGTTCCTAATTCGTTTGAGTTCCAGGGGAGTGTAATTTTTATCAGCAATATTAATTTCAAGAAGGTTCGGTCCGAACGGACTCGTAGTCATCTAACAGCCCTGATGTCCAGAGCGCATTTTTTGGATCTCACAATTCATACCGATCATGAAAAGTTGCTTCGAATTGAAGATTTGGTAACCAATCATCGTATGCTCGAGCAGTTTAAATTGAATGAAGATATGAGCGTTAAGGTTATGGCTTTTATTCGTGAAAATGCATCGCGTTTTAACGAATTATCCCTGCGTACGGTTATTAAATTGGCGGGCTTGGCTCGGACGTTTGGTGAAAATGACGAATGGCGTGAAGTTGCTTGCCTCAGCATGATGGGTAATGTTATTTAGGAGGGGAAATCCCCTCCTAATTTTCAGTGGTGAAAAATGGAAGAAACTTTAGGTAAATTACAGGATTTACTATCGTTATGGGAGGAAACTGGAATTCCTTTTTCGGCAGATTCTGCTCCACTTGAGGATAAATTGGATGCGGTTAAACGAAATTATCGATCTATCGGTTGTCTATTAGATCAACCCGAAGATTTACAAATGGCAGCAGTTACTGCAGATTCAAGAGCATATACATATATACGGCATCCATCAGAATCGGTTAAAATGTTTATGAAATTGCTGGGGTGAATTAATGACTAACCGGGAATTTGTTCTTTCATTATATCCACTTGCAAATGTTCGGATGATCATTAAGAAAGATAACGGCCTTAAATTATATAAGGTTATGGCTAAACCCCCATCATATATATTTCACTTCATGGATTTCCGGTTGGACGGCAAATGAAGTAGAAGTATGGGATATTGCGTATCAGGCAATACAACGTAAATTTTTAAATCGGTTATCTAAATGAATTACAAAGAGTTGATTTTGAATTTATGTTCCAACTTACGAGCGTAAAACCACCAACTTTAGTTAGTGAATATAAGCGAGTTAAATAGTTAATTTTAAAAGAATAAATACCCAAATGTTAAAGTCATTCAAATATCGATTAATACGTATCGATATGCAATTGGGACATATGTTGAATATAGTTGTGATTTAGAAGAATCCCATTCTCATTTTCATATAGGAAAAATTACAGAGCGAATATATTGGAATAATTTACCGGCATATTGCAGGAGCTGGTATAGTTTTGGATGATGAAGTTATTCGAGAATTAACAACCGACGAAGCAATGATTTACTTATTGGAAAAAAATGGCATCTAAAAAGGCTAGAATAGCAAAACAAAAGGTATTGCAAATATATCCCAGCGCACAATTGCGTCGAAAAGGATCATATTGTTGCATTGGTGGATTATTTGATTTCGGGCCTGAGATGCGAGGATATTTTGCAAGTAATTCTGATAAAGCGTGGATAGTTGCACAAGAAGAAATAAATGAACGATTCGTGAATACATTAGCACAATGAAAAATTACAAAAATTTAGTTTTAGAAATATATCCTCTCGCTATATTGGTGAAATATGGATCAGGTGTATATAGAATAGTCAATAATGATTTATATGGATTTCATGGAACAGATGATTTAACCTATGATGGTGAATGGTCCGGAAATGAAGAAGATGCTTGGGCCGATGCGTATAAATTTGTACAGACACAATTTTTAGAAAGGTTGTCCGAATGATGTCTGATGTTGAAAAAGCGGTCAGGGAAAATATCCCTCATAAATATGAGGTTAAAAATATATGTGTATCTATTAATCCCGTTAGATATCAAGTTTATCAATTTTTTGATTCTTATGAATTTCGATCTGTAGCTAAAGTTGCTATCGGAATTGACTCTAATACATATGAAGGCGCATGGAAAAATGCCTGGGAATTAATGCAGGTTAGAATTCTGAAACGGTTATTGCAATGATGATGTTTCCTAGTAACGATGTATATACCGTGGATGAATTATCTAGTGATGGAAAAATATCTAGAGATAAGGTACTTAAAATTTATTTCGATGCAGAATGTTTTGTAGTACCTGATAAAAATATAACAAATATCTTCAAGATTTGCCGGAAGAACAGTATGGTAAACAATCTTGAGGTTTATGATTTTCCAGAATATTCAAACATAATTTGTAATGGTTATTACGGAAGCGAAAATTCCGCTTGGATTGGCAGTTGGAAATACATACAAGAAAAAATAATGAGGCAATTAGAAAAATGAATATTTTCTTTTCAAGCGATCATCATTTCGATCATGATAGAATTATTAATTATTGCAATAGGCCGTTTAGATATGTTGAGGAAATGAATGAACGATTAATTCACAATTGGAATGTACGAGTTAAGCCCGATGATGAAGTTTATTATTTGGGAGATTTTGGCCTGCGTGGGCCGGAACAATTATTACCTTTTAGACGTCGTATGAATGGCAATTGGAAGATTTTTGTTGCAGGAAATCATGATAGAAAAACTGTATTATCAGATGGTGAATTAGCGGATAAAATAATTAAATTTTCGCCAACTACTTTTCATTTACTGAAGCTCGACAATATTAACTTTAGCTTGAGTCATTGTCCATTGAATATTATACCGGGAACGACAATTAATCTTTTCGGTCATACTCATCAACCTAATGCGCTGCAATCATCCAATTCGATTAATATTGGTGTGGATGCATGGAATATGTTTCCCGTTGAATTATCGGAAATTAAAAATCTAATTAAACCTTAAAATAATTGGAAATTAAATCGATATAATATCTACTGATAGCTATATATTCTCCGTGTATAGCTATTTCGTTGCCTGATAATAAGGCTTCTGAAAGATTATTATTTTTAAATCCAAAATCATTAATAAATTTATCTGATTCTTCTCTGGATGGAATATTTTTGATTGAATATTTTTTAACCGAATAGCAATTATATAATTCATTAGCTAGTATTTTACTACTACCGATATCTGGTATTTTTTTACTCCAGGTAAAAGAAAAACCATTAATTGGGAATATTATATAGATCAATCCAAATTCCCTTGCCTGACTTTCGGCAGTTGTGCATAAAATACTATTTGTCCTTAATGCAGTAAATCCTGATGTTTTTAAAAATAAATCTAACATTGCTTGCTGGGGTTGGGATTGCCCAGTGGGATTTCTATTTATCGGGGATTGAGTTTTGAATAATGGTGTTTTTGAAAATTTTGGATCAAGGCCACGATATAAAAAAGTTTCTGTTCCTTTTAATGCCGTTAAAAATTCCGAGCAATTTTCATCAATATACTCTAGTGCCGTATAGATATCTTCTTCGGAAATTTCCGGTGGAGTCGGTTTTTTCTTTTTGAATATTATTTCATTAATGCGCATGTTTGTATTTATCGGTGAACTACCACGTCCTTAAGGACGTGGTATCCAGGAGCAATTGCTCCAAGAATTTGTTCCTGCTTCAATAATACATAATTAGGTATACCAGTTACACCATTAGAGGTATCTCCACAGGCGTTATATTCGGACAGTTCCTGCCCTATAATTTTAAGACCGAATGCTTTAATATTTAATGCGGCATTATAATCCCGATCAATAGATAAACCACATGACGGGCAATTATAAGTTCGCAGATTTAAAGGCATTTTTTGTTTATAACCACAAGAAGAACATATCTGTGAACTAGGAGCAAAGCGATTTATTTTAATCAATTGCCCACCTGCCCATTCGAGTTTATAAAACAAATAACCCAGGAACTGCGACCATCCCTGATCTGAAATTGCCTTTGCAAGGCAGTGATTTTTAGTCATGTTCTTTACTGCAAGATCTTCACAAATAATAATTGAGTTTTCTTTGGCTATCTGAGAACTAATTTGATGAAGAAAATCTTTTCTTTGAAATCTTACTTTTCTATGTAACTGAGCTAATTTAATTTTTGCTTTTAATTGATTTTTACTACCTTTTTGTTTACGAGAATATTGTCTTTGGTATTTCTTTAATTTCTTTTCACTTGCTTTAAGATATTTTGGTGATTCATAAATCACTGCATTACTATCGACTATGAAAGTTTTAATTCCGAGATCTATTCCAGTTATGTCATTACCAATACTTTCGACTTGTTTTACTTCCGGGCAATAATCCGTTTCACAAAGGCATGACACATACCACTGTTCCACATCTCGTGTTATAGTTATAGATTTTAAATTGCCAATCATTTCCCGATGGCGAATCCATTTAATTTCACCCAATTTCGGTATTTTAATGAATTTGGGTCCTATTTTAATATGCCCATTTGTTTGTGACATTCGTATGCCACTTGGAGTTTTATGCTTAGATTTAAATTTCGGAAATCCAAATTTTGATTTATAGCAGTTCTTTAGTGCTTGATCTAATTGAATGCATGTTTGCTGTAATGATTGACTTGGAGCACTTATCCAATTATATTGCTTTTTTAAATCGGGCAATTGATTTGCCATATCAAATTTAAAAATGAATTTCTTTTCTGCGTTATACCTTGTTATGTTTTGGTTAAGAAATTGGTTCCAAATAAATCTTAATTGCCCCCTGCCATTCGATCAAAGTTTTCTCTTGTCCGTTGGTTGGCATTAATCGATATTTGAATGACTTTAACATATGTGTATTTATTCTTTTAAAATTAACTACTTAACTCGATTATATTCACTAACTAAAGTTGGTGGTTATGCGCTCGTGAATTAGAGATAAATATGTTTATGGATAATTTAAACTTAATACCGGGTGAGCAAAAGATTTTTACTCGCACGCCAAAAAATATTGCAGCAAATAATATTTTTAAAACGAACGATAAAAATTTGCAGAAGAGATTAACCCATCTATGTAATTTTATCGATGAAAATTGCTCGGAATTTTTGGGTTATGCAAAGCAAACCAAAAAATTATTATATCGTGGAATTAAAGATAAAACTGCCGGAAATATTTTTCTGGGATATTCAAGAAATAATCGCCATCCGAAGGATACAAATAGTACAATTCAAAAATTAGTTGATGAATATCTAACAATTGGTGGATTTAATGCATTGAGGTCAAATAGTATTTTTTGCATTGGAGATCCTAATGATACATCGGTATACGGTAAACCATTTTTAATTTTTCCGATTAATGGATTTGATTATTTATGGAGTATAGACCATTACGACTGGGTTATTTATCCTGCAACATTATCTCCCAATTTTCTAGAATTAGGTCAATTATTTAGTGATATTAGAAGATATTTTAATCATTCGGCACAATATGATGCTGTATCAGGAGATTTTAAAAATTTTTGGTATTCAGGACCAATCTATAATCTTTTAAATGACTTTATGAATACTTCAGATGGAGAAAATTATATTTTTCAATTAGAACAATTGCAAAAATTATTTTCTGATATTGAAACAAAATATTCAGAATCTGGGCCAGCTATTACTAAATTTCTTGAGTCGAATATGTATTTTAAATCAGTTAATATGATTAATAATTCTTTAGATCCAAATATTGCATCTAAAGAATTTATACAATTTAATAAAATTACAAATACTCATTTCGAAACAGCTCTAAAACTTAATCATGAAATTTTAATTCATGGAAAATATGTAGCCGTAAATTATGAAATGTTTTATAGATATCTCAAAAATTATTTTTTGGATTAATTTCGACGTTGACTATTTGGTCTGATATAATTTCTTCCAATACCGCTAGCCGGTTTAGATTTTACACCTTTCATAATTGCTTGGGCTTCAATACTAGGTGGTGTCAATAAAAATTTATTAATTTTCTTTCTAGCAGAGTTTAGTTCATTTATATCAATATCTTCATTGTTATTATGTACTAACGCAAAAGTATTACCAAATAATAATTTATATAAATCAATATTTTTAGATGTATTTTCATATGCTTCTTCAAAATAATCAAGATCAACTTTACGATTAATATCTTCCGGATTATTTGATGTTACTAGTCTACTCTTAATTCTTTGTTGGGCGATATTTTTGTCTACCTCTATAAAAAGCATAAATGTATTATAATAATTTTCTTTTAATTTTTTATTTAGTCGGATAATTGAATCTGCATTTCGTCCCGTTGCATTTGCAATTAATCCTAGATAATTATCAGCATATAAATTAAGTCTTTTTTCTGTTGTCTGACCGGCTTGGGGATAAGAATGGTTTAATGATTGAAGATACATAATAGTTTTATCAACGTTTAATGATTTTAAGCCGAGCGTTTGTAGTCCTAATAAATGTTCTATGGTAGTTTTACCACTTCCCGGAGCGCCGCATAAAAATATTGATCGAAAATTATATCGATCATACGGCCCCTCATTTAATAACACTTCATTTATTTTCATTATTTTATCCCAAAATGTTTTGAAAGTAACTTATGGTATTTATCGGAAAGTGCAACATATTGGCCGTGAATTGTTATTTCATTTTTACTTTTAAGTGCCTGAGTGAAATTTGTATTCTTAAAATTCCAATATTTTATTAGTAAACTACCCGGATATGCCGTTAATGTATCTTCTATTTTACTGGCACCCATATCATTAATTTTTGGGCTCCAAGTAAAAGAAAAACCATTAATAGGGAAAATATGAAATAATTCACCAAACCCATATTGATCATTATTGTCTGATGTGCAATACTATTGGATCGTAAAGAAGTGAACCCGGCTTGTTTTAAAATTTTATCTAATAGTATGATACTGTAGAAGCCGCTAACTGATTCACGATGGGTTGGAGTCATACTAAGAAATACTTTTGAAACGCCTGAATCATAATTTATTCTACGGTACAAAAATGTTTTTGCTTTTTTCATATCAATAATCGATTCATCACAATGAGAATCAATGAAAGACATTATTTTATCGACATATTTTTCATAGCTTTTATATGCGCCATGCTCATCTGACCAATTGTCTGGAATTTTTTTCCCAAACGGTTTAATCTCATCTATTCTCATACGGTTATTCCAAAATGTTTTTGTATTTGCTTGCCATATTCAAAATTAAAAACTATAGCTACATATTGCCCATGAATTGATATTTCGTGGTTACTTTTTAATGCTTGTGATAAATCGTCATTTTTATATTGCATGTCTTTAACGAATTTTGCAACTGATGGTTTAGGTAGATTGCCTGTATTAATGTCAGGTCGATTTGCTTCTGGGAAGATATAATATTTCGGAAATAATTTCTTTAATGTAGAACTTAATATGGTTGACCCTCCTACATCTCTGATAAAATTGCTCCAAGTAAATGAAAATCCATTTAAGGGGAATATAAAATATGGTGTACCCCAATCTTTAACAAAACTTAGATCTGTTGTAGTGCAAATTGAATTGGTTCTTAATGATAAAAATCCTGCACTAGATAAAATTTTATCAAATATTTGTTGATGTTGTAAGCCTTGCCCCTGTGGAATTCTATGTTTCGGAGAAGTTGCAATAAAAATTTGTGGAGCTTTACCTTGTGGTATTGCTCGATATAAAAAGTTGTTGGACCGCCGAACAGCCGAGCAAAATTCCGAACAATGATTTTCAATAAATTCTAAAACATTTTCAATTTTTTCCGAAGAATAATTATTAATTCCTCCGATGTCGGGAGAGTAGACATCTATAATATCCCTTTTATTATCAATCGGTTTAATTATTTCAAATAATCGCATAATAGTATTTATAGTTTTTTGAAATATGCCGGACCAGAAAACCAAATTTCATTATTTCCTGGAAAATTTTTAATTTCCGACAATTTTTTAACCTTAAATTTATTTTTATTTGGATCAAGCATGGCGTCTAACACAGCAGTAAACGAATTATAGTGATTTGATGAAGATATGTACTGATCGATTATTTCAAAGATGTATTTAAATTCTAAATCATTCTTCGGATGTAATTTATAATTTTTCCATCTTATATCAAGTTTTCTTATTTCAGATCTTAATATTGGTAAATCATCTTTAAAATTTGTCCCAAAGCATACATTAAGATCGTAAAAAAGTGAAGAAAACTCTCCTAGAGAATCTATATTGTTTGATTTTTCAAAAGACCACCATAAATCTCCATCGGGACAAATTCCAATTATAGGATCACCAACCGGAAATACTTGATAGATTTTTCCATATGCGGAGCAGTCAATCATATCTGAAGAACATATGAAACTGTAGGATCTTTTCGGATAAATTTTCCATTTAGGTAAAATATAATCCATTAATAATGTATAATAATTTTTTGTGTTTACAGAAGTTCTTTTAAATAATTTAGAATTACCATACAGTAAACTACGTTCATTACGAATTCCACGATAAATTTTAAATGGGGAATTAAACTCAATTGGACATTTTTTCGATAGAAATTCATCGATATTATTTTTTGGAATTTTAACAGTCGATGTTCGACTTTTTGCTAATATTTCGGTTATTCTCATATCTATTTCCTTTTAAATTTCGCGTCGATTAACGGTGCAAAATTATTATATGATATAGCTACATATTGCCCATGAATGGAAATTTCTTGGTTACGTATTAATGCTGCTTCGATATAATTATTATGAAATTTCCATTGGTCGATAAATTCTGTTGCATTCTCGTATGATAATTTTAGAATTGCACGATTTTCGTAGTTATCGCCGCTCGGCGCAAAATTTAATAGAGCTTGATGTAATTCATAATCTCCTCCGATGTCTTTAACTTTTTCACTCCAAGTATATGAAAAACTATTTAACGGAAAAATATAATATGGACTTCCCCATTGTCTTGCGGTCCATATTGTAGGTGTAACAGAAATTGATGTTGATCTTAATGATTTAAATCCAACTAATTTAAAAATATTATCCAATATTTTTTGTGTTGCCGGTGTTTGTCCTTGTGGCCGTCGATTAATTGGAGTCGTTGCAATAAAAATTTTGCCAGCAGAATTAATACCACGATATAGGAAAAAACCGGTTTGCTGAAAAACTTTAATAGCATCAGAACAATGCGTTGATATAAAATCTAATACATCTTTGATTTTATCGGCATCATACTGTTCAATATGTCCTACTCCCGCTTCCGAGTCATCAACTTTTTCAATATCAATCGGATTTATTAATTCAAATAATCTCATACTTGTATTTATTTTTATTTTACTATATAATAATTATATGAATATTAAAAATTACCCCGATATAATGTTAGACCTGGAAACGCTGGCCACAACTCCAAATGCAAAAATTTTATCTATTTCGGCAGTTGCATTTGATCCACATGAATTATCAGATGATTTAACACAAAATCCAAAGTTAGATTTACTATTGGATTTAGATGAACAAGAAAATCGGTACGAAGATCCTGATACCGTAGAATGGTGGGCAAAACAAAGTCATGAAGTCCAGAATAAGATTTTTAGTGATACCGGTAGAGTAAAAGTTGATGATGCTATTTCTCAACTTTCAAAATTTGTATGGAATAAAGATAGATTGTGGGCCCAAGGCATAGCGTTTGATTTTCCAATTCTTGAAAATTTATTTCGTGAACGCAAGAATAGTATTCCTTGGCAATATTATAAGGTTACTGATAGTAGAACTATACGAGCATTGGTTGACTGTCCGGTATATAAAACATCACACGATTCTCTAGACGATTGTTATAATCAGATCAAGAGTGTCCAATATGTTTTACATGAATTAGGAATTACAAAATTTGTTAGATAGATAATGGAAAATATTGAATTAACGGGTAGACAACGATTTAATGAAACCTGGCTTTTTGAAATGCCGTATGGGATAGGAAGTTTTCAAAATTTTGATGGAATTGTTTTTAATATTACCGATCTTTTAGATAATAGACAAATTCCGGAAAATTTGGGTAATAATCTTAATCGAATTCAATTGAACAATACTGCATATTTTTGGATGGAAAGAGATAATGTAATTCAACTTGGCGTGGAATTACAGAAACACCCAGAAGGATGGTCGGTTGCAATGACTGGAAAAAATCCACGGTTAAAAAGAAAACCACCATTTGCAAGTGATCTATATTGCGAAATTTTAAAATACCTAAAAAGTAGTATTCGATTACTCAGCGATACACAGTTAAGCGATGAGGGTTTTGACATTTGGAAGCGTTTATTGAAGGATGGAAATACAATATCGATTTATGACAAAAATTTACCGGGAAAAACTTTTAAAACGATTCACACGGAAGAAGAATTAGAAAATTATTTTTCAAAGACAGATTTAAACTGCAAGGATTATCAATATATTTTAACCGAAACTAGTTATTTGGCCGAAATGAGATCAAATTTTAATACTCGAAGATATCGAGAATTGTCAGGATTATTGATGGAGTAAAAAAGGAGACCTATATAGGTCTCCTTTTTCAGTCTTTAACAACGTTTCCATTTGGACCAAGTTTGCCCTCTACTCCAATAGTCGGTAATTCTAATAGATTGGGCCCATCAAAATATTTCAGCAATAAATGTTCTATATCTTTATATTGATTAATATCGAGTGATGAAGTAAATTCTTCGATCATTAAATTGTATCTTGACAAAACCAATGATGTATTTTTTGCATCCCATGACCATAACCGCGACATTAATTGATAAATTAATCCACCGGTAGTTTGTGGGGGGAATTGACTCAATCTTCGTTTACAAAAGATATATTTATTTGATTTATTGAAATTTTCGATATTAAAACTGTCAGATAATAAATATCTTCCGCTAAGTTTAAAAACACGATCAATACCATTTAACATTTGTGGTTGTTTGGTTAGAATAAAATCCAAAGTTTTACATGTTACTATCATTTCGGTAAAGTTTTTAACTATGTCGAAATTTTTGCCATATAATTTATATATTTGTTGTACTGTTTTATCATCATTATAATTAATTAATCCGGTTAAATGAGGTCCAATTAATAATGATTCATTTTCAGATAATGCTGCTTCGGCTCCGCTGTCTGAAACAATAATTTGAGCATCAGGAATTTTCGCTGTAATACTTTTTAATGTATCAATTGTTTGATTTAATCGTTCTTCGGCTGAAAAAACTCCATGAACTGTGTGGATGGCCGATGATACTAGAAATAATGTTTTCATTGTTACTCCAGATTAAAAATGTTAGGATATCTTTTAGCAAAGTTATTACGTAATAGAATCCAATGTTCTAATAATTCAAAATGTTTTCCAGAAATTGCGGCTAATTTGATAGCTGACAATGCTCGTATTTCATCCATTATTTCTTCAGGTAATTTTGTTTTGTTTAATAATTCTTCTTTGGAATATTGATAAATTTGATATTTAATGCCGGATGAGATATTAAGAAAAATTGAAAGTAATCGTTCAATTACGAATGTATAATAAGGTAAAGAACCGTTTGGTCCGTAATGAGCTCCGGTGTCAAACATTAATTTTGAATCATTTGGATTATTTTTAACTTCATTAATAAAGTTATTTACAAATTTAAGATAAACAGGCCAAAAAATATTATCACCCACAAAGTAATTGCATAATGCAAATGAAGTTGAATCCATTAAAATTTGATCGACATTAATTGGAATATTCATTCGATTCATTACCCGCTGAATTAGATCTGTTAATCCGGGATGACAATTATTACCTTGTACAATTACCGATGGAAATAAACATTCATTAAGGGGGCATGGGTTTACAATATAAACATTTGTACTTCCGGGAGTTATCCAGTCATAGAATTTTTGCTCAGTTAAACCAGATTTTTCTGAAAATTTCGGACTTAAAAACCCCCAGTAATCTAGTTGTTCTTTTTGCGCTAATTTAAAGCCTTCGTTGAAAATTGGAAATTCACATAATTTTGGATTTTCATTTTTTAAATTATCATATGGTACAAATGGTTTTTTTACTTTTTCCATTTGATCATTGAGATAACATATTTGGTATAATTTAATTTTAATCATGATGATTAATTATAACATGTCTGACAATATAGATAAATACAAATATGAAGATAAAAGAAATTATATATGAAGGTGGTAATGTATGGTCCGGTTAATTGGCGACCATTCGTATTCGTCGTGAGCAAGTTCTTCCGACAGTTAAATTTTTAGAAAAAGTAACTGGATTACCGCTAGAAAATAATATGTTGGGTTCTACGGGCATTAAAGAAACATCAGGAGACATAGATTTGGCCGTGGACAAATCTATAATAACCAAAGATGAATTACTTGCTAACATTAGGAAATGGACGGAAAAACATAATGTTACAGATATAATGCCGGCTAAAAAAGTCGGTAGTAGTGTGACTATGCGATGTCCAATATCTGGTAACCCTAGAAATCAATTCGTTCAAGTCGACCTTATGTTTTGCTCCAATATTGAATTTGCCCGATGGGCAATAAGAGCTAATACGGATAGCAAATATAAAAATTTAGTTAAAAATAAATTGCTTTATAATTTGGCAAAATCAATGAATTTACGGTATCAAGAGCAGGAAGGGTTAACAACATTAGATACTAAAAAACTTTTAAAGAACGGAAATAATCCTGATTTTATCGCCAAAAATTATTAAATACTAAAGCTACGAGAAAAGATATTGAATCAGTAGAGGGCATTATGAATGCACTAAAAAATGATCCAAAAAAAGAAGATAAACTTCGGTTTGCATATCCGGCAGTATTAGCCGAAACCGGTGTCGATTTGAGACAATTATGAAAATAAATGATTTTGAAAAATCTATTTCACTTCGATTATTGGAAATAGAAGAAGACGTAATAAATGATATTCTATCGAATTGTTCTAATTCGATTAAAGTCTTTAAAGAATATAATGAATTATTGTTTTCCGGGATGGTTAATAGAGGTACATATTTTACTTTTATAGATCATTCCCCAATTCATAGGAGACCTAGGGGAATGTCGATAGATGAGCAGGAATATATAGATGAATGCCTAACATTAGCAGGTTTTAGCGCATTAAGAAGTAATAGTATATTTTGTATTTCTGATTATAGCCAGGCTAAAAATTTCGGAGATGCTTTTATAATTATTCCTATTAATGGATTTTCTTTTACAGGAATTAATAGCAGACGATATCTTAACTATGTCTCCCTTCCGGATATTTCAGGGGATGACGGTGTAACTATAGATATGGCAGATTTTATTGTACGTAACTATGGTTTTTTTCATGATGATTTTGCTCATGCAGTGTTTTCTGAGAATGAAGTAATGATTAATGGATCGTATCGAGCATTAAGATTAAAATCCCCCGGAACTAAGAGGATATTGAAAAAATTAGGGTTAGATATTAAACAAAGGTAAATATAATCATGAGATACGTTGAATTATTAGAAAGCGGCAGTCGAGGATTGTTTGTAAGATGTCAAGAAGCCGCGGCTGGAAAAAAAATTGTTTTCAAAAGTCAAGAAGGAAAAACAATTACAGCTATCGGAGTTGCTGTTTTGCCGGAAAAATTTGCATTTTATGAAAACGATACTATAAATGATTTGCCGATTAATGCAAGGTCACTTCCTCCCTTTGAACAAAAGAAATTGTTAAAAACTGGTCAACAAAAATTAATGGATTCTCTGGAACAATATCGGTTGACTGCAAAAATTACAAATAATAATTGGAATATTGTTAATAGTAATGGACGTTCAGCACTTATTACTTTATGGACAAATAATCGCAATCAATTAATTGCTTATGTTAAATTGTTTCAGCAAAAAAGTTTAAGTGCAATTCCATTTTTTTGGAGTAATAGTGATTTTTCTAAAGATACCGGTTTTTCCATTGAAAATGTTTCTCAATTAAAGGCTGCATTGAATTTAAAGCCTTCTACGGTTGTTGGGGTGGATGCAAGATTTTCTATTGATGATTTATTAGAACAAGTTTCAATTAATATTGTTGAACATACTGAATTACCTGCAGAAGTTATTAAACAAGTTCCACAATTATTAAGAAATGTTCAGTCTGGGTTCAGTGAACCAACGGCGAATGCTGCTCAATATATTAACTCGTATGAAGTTGATTTAGGAGAAACTGCCGCACCCATTGCATTTATGACTGGTCATTTTGTTTCGGGCGCATATAAACAGGTTGAAGATCAGTTGTTAAAACCATTGGGATCTAGCTGGAAGAAAATTAAGACCTGTTCGTTCCCGATGGCAGGTAATGAGCAATTAGTTGATAGTTATCTTAATATAAATGCTTCAACCAAAATAGGAATAAGTTCAAAAGATTCTGGTGGCGGCGCGGCTGCGAGCGTGACAAGTTTATCTTCAGTAATTGAAAAAAATCCTGAACGTTTTAAAGATTTATTAAATAAAAAAAAATACAAGTATTTGTTTAATGTAATTAACTTGATAAAAGAAAAATCCGCCGTTGAAGGTCCATTGGAATTGGGCGTATTATATGGAATAATTGATCGAGCAGATCAAATTAAAATTTTAGAGGCAACCAACGATCCACATTTAATTAAATCAGATGTAACTAAAAAATTACAAAAGTTATTAAATAACCCGATTTATAAGCCCAATACAAAATCGCCTAATTATATGATTGGCTATCATTTATTGACCGCTGTTGCTAATTTAGTAACGGAACATTTGAATGAACAAGAAGATACGGTGACTGCATTTTTTAAAGAAATTTTATCTCGGTCAAACATGGTTCAGTGTAAAACAATAATGAAGTCGACTGGATCTGCCGCTGCATTTATAGATTTTAATATAATTTGGCCACCCGTTTTTGAAGGCAAAGTGAAGTTTCAAAGTCAAAAAAATTACGGTTCTGGAAAACCTGGTGGAAAAATATGCTTTAAAATAGGATAAGACTAAGATGCCAGCATCTACACCTTTCGGCTCCGCTGGCATCATTCACTACTGATCGCTATTTTTAAGGTTTACATTTTTAATTTTGAAATAGTCAGGTCATGTCCTTTTTGCGCCGCCCAACGCTCGTTGGCCTCCGTATTGAAACTGCATCATCCGCCGCTCTATATAGATTTAAATTTCTAAATTACCTTAGATATGTTGCTCCGTATAAAGTAACGCTTATTCCCCATCCATAATCTTTATCAAAAATATTACCTCTCTTGTGTTTAGCCGGTGCATTCCACCCTGCCGCTTTTAAATATCTCCATTTTCTTTGTTCACAAAACAATGAACCGACCGAGAGCCGGCTGAAATTCGGATGATCTTATAAAATTTTCCTCCTTCGGTAAATTCAAATGTGGGAACCGATGAATTGTCAAAATGCTTTTCAAAATACAATGAGGTTTCGAGTTGAATCTTATCAATGAATCCACGAAGTTGTGTTGCTACCGTTTCATTGGCTTTCATATCTGATCTCCTCACTGAAATAATTATAGCAAATTGCAACCGATAATGCAACCGAAATAGTCAAAATAATCGATGTTGAAAACAAAGGACTTAATTTTCGATATAAGGGGTTGGGGTTAATTTGACATATTCAACCATGATCAGGGTATAATTGGGGTGACATAGGGAATATTTGACTATTTTGGCTCTTTAATTTCAGTTATCTACAAATGTGAACTACCACGACCTAAAGGACATGGTTTCCGAAGCCATATGGCTTCATCTTTTATTCCTGCTTACTCGGAAGAAATATTTCTTCCTTCAATACATATCTGGAAATTAATTTCTTAATTTCCCCATTAGAGATATCTCCACAGGCGTGTGAGGAATTACAAGTAATCCCGTTAATTTCCGAAGTTCCTTCGGTATTTTGAAATTATAATTGAGTTTCTTGGTTATCAAAACTCAATAATATTTACACAACTCGCTTATATTCACTAACTAAAGTTGGTGGTTTTACGCTCGTAAGTTGGAATAAAAGCCAGTCATATATGACTGGCTTTAAATTTTAATACAAAAAGAAAATATATAGTTAATTATCTTCCTAGGAAAGTCGATATTCCGCGGCAGATGAGGGAGTTTCTTTTAAAACAACCGAATATAATTTCGCTTGATTGCCAGTTGCTTCTGAAATTTTAGGGTTCAGAATGTTAAAAAAATGTTTGGCTAATGATTCGGCCGTCGGATATTCATTAATAATGTATGTTTTTCCAAATGCGGTTTGCCCATTCCAAAAACTATTTTCATTAATGGTGCTAGAAATTTCTTCAATCCAATCGTAAAAAATATGATCCATTAATTTTTCGTCATATGCCATATTAATAAATTTGTCGTCTTTTAACGATAAAATTAATGCATGATCACAAAATGCATCGATATTTTGCATCATTATTTCTTTTAAAAATCCATAGTCAAATACCATTTGAGACTGTGGACCCGATTCAAATAGATCCCCAGATAAATAAACTGTCATTGAATATCGATGTCCATGCAGATTTCGACATTTACTTTCATGCAATGGAACACGATGTGCAGAATCAAATTCAATAGTTTTACTAATTATATTCATTAAAACTCCTTGTATTAATTATAGCATATTAAAGGAATAAACTGTCAATTCTCATTCCGCATAAATTATTATTTCGATCATCAAGAAATATAACCTCAGATTCATTTTCAAAAATAAGTCTTTTATTTCGTTGATGTATAATTTTAAGATTTGCATTGTTGATAATATCCTCATATATCTGGAAATTATTTACAATGATTATTGTTTGTTTATATTTTTCAATTTCATTAATAATATCAGAAATTTTCCATTCACCGGGATACCATATATTATTATAATCAGACATTAATCGAGCGTATTGGTTACTTATTTGCTGTTTAATTCGAGATTCAATTATATTTAGATTTTCATCATCCCATTCTTCCGGATGTGAAAATGGATTTAACATTTTAAGCAAAATACCTATTTCGATAGAATCTAAATTTATTATCATCCGCGAATTCTCCGAAGCATCTCAATGTGAAGTTTTGCGAGTGACCACGCATCATATAATGCATTATGCGGTGTTCCTTCAAATGGAACATTAAGGTATTTTAATGCTTTTGACAAAGTTAATTTTGGTTTAATTGCATAGGTACTTCTGAAAATAACACCCAAATCCCAAATTCCAGTTGAACCCCATGGATTATCACATTTATATAAATTACAATGTTCTACGATTGGATCATTATCTGATCCCCAAGCAAATGTAACTTTATTTCGGGGGCTAAACTCATTTCGGATGGTATTCATTACGTCCGGAAATCGCCGCCCATCTTTAATAAGTAATTCTTTAGTAATTTTTGTTAAATTAGTACAATATTCACTGACTTCAAAATTTTTATTTTCTGGCCGTATATAATAATTAGCGGTTCTAGAAACGGTAAGTGAAATCGTGTCGATTTCAACCAAACCGATTTGGGTAATATGTTTGGTTTGATTTGCTGGACATTCGCCATTCGGCCAACATAACATTTCTAAATCAATATATGCAATTTTTTGTGATGTTAAATTTTGAGACATTTCTTTTTCTTTCTTAAAGACTTAATTTTTTAATTAGTAAGGCATCATTTGCTTCTTGTTCGGTATCATATCGACCTTTAATATTAAACCATAGTCCAGAAATATTAACCTGAATTATGAATAAATTTTTTGAGGTACGATGCACTCGAGAATTGTTTTCAATAAGCAATTTATCGGATATATATAATGTAATAATTTTTTCATAATGATAATTTTTTGATTAGTAAGGCATCATTTGCTTCTTGTTCGGTATCATATCTATCTCTTAGCCACCACCATTCTTCACCAAATTGTACCTGAATTCCAAACAAATTACCTTTCGATGGATAAATTCTGGTCGTATGATTGAGAATTGCTCCATCCACCATATACCACTCCAACCTAGTTTTAATGGTTTTCATAATTATTCCGATAATTTTAAAATCAATAAATAATCTTCTGCTTCTTTTCGGAAATTAAACGGTTTATCTACATATGTAAACCATCCGACTCTGAGAATATTTTTTATGCTGAAATAATGACGCCGCTCTTCAATTAAATATTCTTTATAGAATTAATTCGAAGTCCAGATTTATCAATCATGTTCTTCACTCTTCTAATTTCAAAATTAATAGGTCATCTTCGGCTGATCGGAGGGTTTTTATATCGTTTATTCTTGTAAATCCATGCATATGCAACTTGATTTGTTCCAGCCGGGTGGTATAAAATCCTGAATTTAATAGACCATCAATTATTACCATACTGTTCTATTTTATATTCTTTATTAGTCCTAACATTCATTCTGATAATCTCGAAATCAATAAATAATCTTCTGCTTCCCTTTTTGTTGAAAAGGTTGGAACTAATATTGATCCAATCGGCCATAACCAATACCATGTCGGTATATAATGTAACTCATCGATTGAATCTTTGAATTGAACCCCCCAACATTTTCCTAATGGGTGGATTCTATATTTAATCATTTTTGAACAGTTTTACTTTTCTTGGGAATATAGGTAACAAGAAAAGTAAAACTGCCGTCCTTATTTCTGGTATAATTCAACACACCTTTAATTTTTTGGGTATGCAATTCATCGATAAAATCGAGCGCAGCAATAGTAGAAGTAAACTCAGAAATTTTTTCTTTCATTGTGATACCTTTCTTATTTGGATGATTATGAAATTAATTTTTCGATTAAAATAGCAGCCTCGGCTTCTTCGCGAGACGAGAATATTTCAAATGAAGTAGAATGTAATGTTCTTGCAAATAGTGTATCCCAATGTTTTACTTCGACTAATACACCGTTCGGAATAATAGACATATCATCTATAATTTCAAATGTTCGAACATATTTTGGGTTGACAATGTACGATAGCTTACCCATTATTGATATGCTTTCTTTTCCGGTAAGCCAACCAACCATTCAATATTGATTTTGCGAATCTTTTCGGTTGGTTCACCTTCATCGAGTAATCCATTCCAAATAACAGCAAATTCACGGGTGGGTTTTTCGGGTGCATCTGTAACTAAAAATTGATCGGTTGAATAATCAAAAACATCAAACGAGTCAATTGGCGCAGAATCATTATGTGCCGGCATTACAATAACGTGGTGACCAGCAATTCGAATCTTTTCGTCAACTTCATTTTTTAATTCATTCATCCAATTTGACATATTATCCTGCTTTCTGAACTATATAGTTCATTATCAGTTTAACATTATTTATACAATTTGTCAACGTGTAATTGAAGGTGACCAACCTAATCTTAAATTAAATCGTTGTACGGCTTTTTGCTTATGAAGATCGATTAATTCGACAGTATAAAAATCATCAACAATATCGCGTATTCGACCACGATAAAGAGAATTACCTTCCTCAATTGAATGAACAGTGACAGCCGAACCGATTGAAAAGAATTCTTGTTTCATGGTGATCCTTTGTATGCTCGTTAATTATCGTTTGGATGCAAGTATCGACAGTATTTCTTCTGCATTTTTTACAAGATTTTAATTTTTGCATACACGATCACCAATTTTATAAATGCCGCCACTGCTTTTGCTTCCCGTAGCAAGATTATTTAATTCACAATTTGATTGATTTAGGGCAGCGCTCATTTCTTGAATTAGCCTAATAGTCTTTTCATTATCATCCAACTTTAACGGCCAACCAACTTCGATGCAAGCAGCGGGAATTGTATAGGTATTATATGTAGAATTTTTGACAAATGTATCAACCATTTCTACAATGTAAATTGTAACGACATCTTTAACAGAAATTCCACGAATAATTCCACGAAATTCTCCGGGTGTTTCCAGCCCAAGTGAATGCACGGTTACCTTTGTACCAAATTCAAGATATTTCATTTATCTCCTCTTTCGATTTCATACATTTGAGAATTCCGAGGTCCATTATTGTTCTTTGATCAAAATTGCATTTTTACGTATCACAATTCCGAACAGTGTTTGCTATAATTGCCCCCAAACCGATAAACCAACCACGATCAGTATAAATAATAGCAGGATCGTTTGGATGTGCAATGGCCCCATAGATAACCGTAATTCCCATTAAGATAAGAGCCATTGCCAATGATTTTAATGCCAAGTCAAATTGCTTCTTCATGGATTACCTTTCAAACCAAATTTTAATTTGCACAAGAGCAACGGCCTGTTCTTTTGTTGTTATTACTCCATCGAGCTGAGCCGTTTCTACAGCTTCCAACAAAATTTTAAAATTGGGACCTGGCTTCATTCCCATTTCAATTAGATCATTACCAGTGAGCAATCTTTCGGGTCTCAATTCTTCCGGGGCCATACTTTCCAGAAAATTTTTGCAAAAATCATGATCGGTCAAATTGCCATTGCTGCCGAGACTGTCAAATTTATTAAGTTCAAGCAATTCACTAAAGTTGTCTGAACGAACAAATCTTTTCAATTTCGAAACATTCATGTGCGACGTATTAAAAAATCGCATATGGTTTGCAACCAGATCCGTCACGGTATCGACAACTTCGTTTGAAAATCGAAGATCGCGTAATGTATTTTTGGTCATCTTTGCTCCAACATGTTCATGACCAAAAAATTGATTATGTCCAGTTGACGGATTACGCTTTGCTGTTACAGGCTTTCCCACGTCGTGAAAAAGTACGCCAAGCGCGAGGGTCAGAGAACAATTGGGCTTCAAAAAGGAAAGCATTTTCAATGTATGATTCCACACATTTCCTTCCGGGTGCCATTTTTCATTCTGATCTACACCACGCATCCTGCAAAAATCAGGCAAAACATACTGAAGAATACCGGTTTCATCGAACAATTTAAATGCAACATCAACATTACCTCCAGTAAGAATCTTGCTTAATTCACCAGCGATACGATCGGCGGGCAATGTTTTAACGGACGATGCAAATTCTGTAATTGCGGCTTTTGTTTCTGATTCGATTGTAAATCCCAATCGAGCAGCGAATCGTACTGCCCGAAGCAAACGCAATGCATCTTCTTTGAAACGATTCTTTGGATTCCCTACCGTTCTTACTACCTTGTTATTGAGATCATCCAATCCGCCAACAAAATCAAATACCTTGCCATTTTTATCCATAAGCAAAGCATTGATTGAAAAATCGCGTCTCAAAACATCTTCTTTGGGATCGTTGGTAAATTTTACGGAATCTGGACGGCGTGAGTCAGAATAACTGCCATCTAACCGAAATGTCGCAGTTTCGAATTCATCACCATTCATTTTTACGAGTGATACACCAAAATTCTCCCCAACAAATTTTGATCCAGGGAAAATTTTAGCAACCTGATCGGGAGTAGCGGAGGTCGTGATGTCGTAATCATGCACCGGCAGATCGAGCAATGTATCTCGTACACCCCCGCCAGCCAAGAAAGAGGTAAATCCTTCATTTTCAAGAATTTGCATTACTTTCATCGCATTGTTTTTGGTTGTCATCATTCCCTCACTCACAAATATAGTATAGCAATTTTTGGTTTAATTGTCAACCGATTTAATTATTTTTCTCTACGGTACTGAGATAGAACACACTTCCGAACCCGCGTTCAGAATCGTGCTCAGTCGTTTGCCGGGTGATTTTAACAAGTCCTTTGTCTAACAAATTATTACGTGCATTAACGAGCCGCCCTCCAAAAGGACGTCTTTTAATGATCCCGTGCTCAATGTTTGCGTAGCCTTTCTTTTCAATTTCATCCATAATCATCTGTTCTGTCTTATTAATCATTACCTTTACCTCATTGAAATAATTATAGCAAAGTTCGGTACATATTGCAACCGAAAAAGTCAAAATAATTATTGTTGAAAACAAAGGACTTAATTTTCCATTTACGGGGATTATTTTAGCTTGGCATGGTTATATATGGTTGAATGGTTGCTAGGGCAATGTCGGGCAAATTCATTGTTAATGCGGTAATTAAGTCCTTTGTTTTCAATAAATCACTGTGATAATTTATAGATCATCATTTGTTCACGAGGCAATAATACTGAAGCGCTTGAATAAATTGTAGATTTTATTCGGCCGAATTTATTTTTACAGTCATTGTCTTTTCGGTAAATTTAATCACTTCACCGATTTGCATTTCATTACAACTTGTAAATGCGATCCAATCTCCTAAATAAATTGGACTGCCGATAATATCCAGCATGAATGTTATTACGGGTTTCGGTGGGGTTGCAACTCGCTTCTTTTTTGCATCGATTCGATCAAGTTTGATGGCCGATTTAATTTCTGATAAAATCGGATCAGATGCATCAACTACCATATATAAATCGGATGTTGACCGTGCCCGGCGACTGTAAACAATACCTAAATTATCTTGACTATTTTTAAAATCGCCGGCACCCGCTTTGGAATATCCGTATTTAGATAAAATCTTGGAAATTCTATCGGTGCCATTTATATTACTACTAATGACAAATTTATAAGCAAGTTTTCTTTCTTCGGTTTCACATATACTCAAAATATATCCGGCATATTCTTGATTACATATCGGACATGATTTTGCCTGATTATAATTTGAATAAGAATAATCTTGGTATAATTTTGATGTATAAAAATGTTTATTTTTTGCAATATGCTAGAACATATATGCTCATTCATCCTCCCAAAATCCTTGTCTTTCATCAGTAAATCTTCGATTAATATATTTGATAATTTGTGCATGGGTTCTTGCCAGTGAACGAATCTTTCTTCGTTCGTGTTGATTTGACAATTTAGAAAATTCCAATAACGCCAAATATGCACGTGAATTTTTGGGAAAACTCCATTTTTGTGCGAGTTGATTTGCCAGAGTGTTTTTCATAATTTACCTCTTAGAGGAAAGTTATCCTAATGAAAGTTTATGTATCATCAATTGATTTTCATCCAGCACGACAATTTGGGATGAAGTAATGTTATATTTAATACATTGATTATTGGGGTTGCAATGCTCAATTTGAACAGTTTTGTTGGAAAATTTTAAAATTTTTCCATACCGTAAATAACCATATGCAACAAATCCGACATATTGACCCACGTGTAATTCCTTACCAATAAAATCACTGAACGTATTGATAATTTTGGGTTTTTTGGTAATGTTTGATTGCTGCTTTCGTATATTTGATAGCAAGCCAGCCATATCTTTTAATAATTTTGTATTATCCGATACGATAATCATTTTGATGGTTTTGTTTTTGGAATTAGGTATGAAGAAACAGAATTCATTGTCGTTTTGAAATGCAATTTCATAACCTTTACGGCTTTCATTAAGAACAAACCCATATGAATTAATCAATTGGATGATTGAATTATTTGAAAATGATTTAATATATTTCATCGAGTCATGCGGTATATGGTCTGTAAATAAATTTACAGAAAATGTTTTGCAATTTATGGACGCCGAAGTATTTTTACGCAGGTCAACATAGTCAATTATCCAATCAGAAGTCGAATAGCCGAGTCTAATACAATCTGGGCAATTTCGGTCATACTTTAATTGAGCCAATCCCAGCCGTTCGATCCGTTCCTGATTGCAGACAAAATAATGATTATGACCGCACTTAGCCAATATCGGTTTAATAGTCAATATCGGTTTAAATGTACTATCAACATTTCCCATAAATTATCCTCCAGAAATTAAAAATCAGTGAATAGCCGAATATATCCAAAAGTTATCGTGGGACGCAATAAAGTCGAATTTTTCCGTACGAATTTTTGATTTTAATTCCGAGAGTTTCCGCATATTGATCCAATTGATTAATATTTTGCACATTCGGCATATAATTGATCGGACGATTTACGGCAACTGTGATGTGCGTTTTTCGATAATTAACAAACACTTCGGAATGAGGAAAGGCATCCATTGCTCGAGTGGAAATATTTTCGGCCAGACGAATCCTATCACGGCCATAAAGAGGACGATATTTTTCGTCGTCTGATTTCAACTGAATCATTGCATATACGGCTGAAGTTCGATTTACGCGCTCATCTGTTGAAACTTTCTGCATACTAACCCTTTCCATCTGAGATCATTATTAGATTGTTGCTTCCCGTACTAATTCAGTTTACGATGTAATTAAATTTGAACATCGTACTGTGCAAGCTCCTCTTTAACCTTCTCGTAAGGATACGCACCCGCAATCGATAGAAATACATTGTCAATTACCCTGTTTGGTACACCATGTTTCTTTAGGTCACGGCCAAACCTCCAGCTAAAAAATCGAAATCGTAGCGATTTAAAATTTCTCTTAAGCCAATTCCAATTCATTTAATCACCTTTTCTCAACAACATAATCAGTATAGCAAATATCGGTTTGAGAGTCAACTTATTTCGGGAAAAAGATCAACCTGATTAACGACAATGTCAATGAAGTTAGGCTTAAATCCAAAAGAATCTTCTAGTTGAGAAAGTTCATCATTTGACGGGTCATGATCAAAAGCTCTTAAAAATGTTGACCCGTCATAACCTTCGTCTTCAAATGCCAGCCAAATTTTTTGCATATCTGATTTCCTCACTGAAATAATTATAGCAAAGTTCGGTTAATATTGCAACCTAAAATTGAATTTTTTTGATGCGAATTTGAGGTTCATTGAGGGAATTGATGAATGCAGTGATCTGATAGGTATTATCATCCGCAAAAATATTAACGTGTTCGCAATCACCCGCCCGAACGATCGCTAAATTTTGGACTGATTCGACTGTAATTGCTTCAATTGAATTAATACTTTCTCCGATTAGCAACTTTTTCATATCTGAGTTCCTCACTGAAATAATTATAGCAACGTTCGGTTAATATTGCAACCTAAAATTGAATTTTTTGCAATAAATAAGTCCTTTGTTTTCAACAAAATTAATAATTGTTGAAAACAAAGGACTTAATTTTCTATTTTAGAGTATATTTTTAGATATGTATATAATAGTATAGCCGAGTGTTTATTGGGGTTATACCGAGCATTTTGTTAAAAATTACCCTTTTGCTTTCAACAGTTTAATTATTCGTTTTCCTCGGTCTCTTCCTCATAATCTGCATGAATAAGATCCCGATATGATGGTTTATAACGAAGAGCCCGATCTTTCTTTGGGGTAATTGCAAATGACGCCTTGGGAGTTCCGATTCGATCTCGGGCGTTCGATTTGACAGCGCTTACTTTACTGAAAACATCCTTCTTTTTTCGTGTCATTATCGACCCCTTCCCATTTGTCTCTTAATTTTTGCAGCCATACACATTGCCCAAAGTCCGCCAAAATATTCCAATGAGTGATTAAATCGTTCCTCTGGAGTGGCCGTTAGCATAAAGTGAATACGCCAGAGAACAATAAACAGCATGAATAAACAGAGGCCGGTGCATCCCAATAATGTTCCACCAATCAAAACCCACATTACAAAATCAATCATGCAAACTCCATTTCCTAATCACAAATATAGTATAGCAAAGGTCGAACCGAATGTCAACCTAAATTTCTGTTGTCTCTAACTCGTTGAGACATTGGAACTTGGTTCCATTAATTTCTTCAGTCAGAGATAAATGATAGTGGCCACAGAACCAATATTTGGGTTGGAATTGATCGAACATTGCTGATAATGCTTGACCGGTTCGGGTGGGATGTAGATTGGCTGATCCGTCAATTGAATAAATGGATAATAGTTTTTTGGCAAATACCGAACACACATCATGTGTTATCATGATTTCTGGTTTAAAATCTAAATATTGCTCCATGACTGTATCAAGTTCGGGTAGAGATAATTCTTCATCTCTCCACCATGACAGTCCTTCCCGTCGATATTTATAATCTATCGACCAAGCACCGCCCATCCAAAATACTTTCCTATCTTCGATGATTTTACTTCCGTAATCACCCATATAATTGGGATGAATTTTACAGACAGCAGGATTATCGTGATTCCCACGGAAAAATAATGCATTGGGTGGAAAAGTAGGAACGGTCGATTCACCGTGAAATCCAAGTCCAAAATCTCCGATTTGAACTATTAATTTATCCGAATTTGTTACGGCTATTTTTTTAAATTCTTTAAATTTTCCATGAGTGTCGCCGCAAATTAGCATAGGACTCCTTTACCCGTTGAAAAGAATGTCATTCGGGTCAATTAAATCTTTGCTGGTCGGTTTGGATGGGTGATTCCATTTTAATTTGTCGGTACGAAATTCTTCTAGTGCAATTTTTGCGAATCGACTTTGAACAATTTCTTCGTGCCCGGGATCGAATTCCGGACTTAATCCTTTTTTAACTGGGTAACCTTTAATTAGTTGATTGACACGTTTCATAATAATGCCAGCCAATACAAATCGTGAACCGGCTTTTGATTCATGTTCTTGAATGGTAAGAATTTTTTCGTTAAGCATCGTTTTCCTTGTAATTATTTATTTTTAATCGGAGTATACTTCTGGAAATAGAACTTGATCGTAGTATGGATTTACAATTAATTCGGCTTCTTCATAAATCGATCCTTTATGAAGGAATTTGTGTGGTTTAACTTGCTCTGGCAATGGAATTGCATTAAAAAATTGTGGTAAATATGTACGAAAATATCGAAGTAGTGGAATGGCAATTTGCCTCATTTGGGGATGTGCTGCGACGGGTGTTCGTTTCGAAAGAAAATTATTCCAACTTCCCAAATTTAATGTTGCAGCATATTCTGTTTTAACTCCGGTTGGAAGAAAATATCTAGTTTTTTCGGGAGTCCAAGATCTATTTCTCCACCGAGCATATCGTTCATCGTCTTCATGCAGGTCAGATAAAAATTCATCCCAATATTCTCCGCCAACAGACATCCAAGGTGGAAGAATATATGCTACTCCTTTACCACTATAATCACAGTACCTCGTAGATTCTTGCAGGTAGGCGGCCATTCTGTGACGAACTCCCTCGTGGGAAATTCCGCGGTCTGTAATGAATGTTACTGAAATAAAACGGTGTTCAGCAATACCTGTATGCCTATTTGTATTGAAAATTCTTTCGGGAAATGTTTTATATGAATCCTCAGTCATCTTACCTTCGGATTTGTAACATTTTCTTGTGAATAGTTCGATTTTTTTGGCCATGTGATCCGCAAGTGTAACCCCATTGGGAAGGATCATTTCTAACGAATCTTCAACGATTACCATTGGTTTAATTAATTTCATTAAATAATGTATCCTTTTAATCTTAATTATTAATTCTATGGTTAAATGATTTTTCGATTAAATCACCGCATGTTAGACATGTATTGTGAAAGTATTCCACCGAACCATCAGAATGTGCAGTTCCATAAAAATTGGCTGAAATATTTACGATGTTGGTAAGTTTCCATTTTGTTCCGTCATATGTATGAATATGAGGGGTAGTTGTTTCGATTAGACCCCAGAGTATTTTCATTATTTTATCTCCATTATTAAAAAAGGCAGGCATATGCCTGCCTTTTTTAAGAGTAATTTAAATTACTTTGCAGCTTCAACTGCAATGCGATTTGAAATCTTTGAAGAATGGGCAATGGCCTTTGCACGAATACTACCAGCCTTTGCGGCGCGGGCAGAGTTTACAATCGTATTGACCAGCGTCGATGACTCGGATGGGGTTTCTGATTCAACCTTTGGTGTCTTTACAGCCTTCACCTTGGGTGTGGCAACCTTCTTTTCCTTCGGAACCTTAATTGCCTTCACCTTAGGTACCTTGGGAGTATTTGCCGCCACAATTGCGGTTTCCTTCTCTTCTATAGCTTGAAGATTAACTCCCTCGGGAGTATTTGCCTTAAGATATGCAATGGCGTCAATCTTTGTCATTGGTTCGGGGAGGTCAACGAGAACAATTTCGGAATTTCCGGCACGTTCAAGCATCTTCAGGCGTGTTTTACGATCATTGGCGAAACGTGCCTTGTAAGAGCCTTCAAAAAGTGCTGAACCTGCAAGTGCATAAAGCTTATTATCAATAGCCATTTAATTTTTTCCTTTTCAGTTGAGTGCCGCTTTGCGGTCACCGGTTAATGTTTTATGATGAATCGATCCGTCGCCGTAATCATCACAATTTCAATTACTTATATAGTATAACAAAGTTCGATGTAAATGTCAAATTTTATTTTTAATTAAATCGGCAATTTCAAGCATCAGCGACGCTATTCCAATTAGCATAAAGAAAAATGACAGTAACATTAGAAAAATTACAGAAAAATGCGGGAAAATACATGCGGTGCAACAAGCAAGAATGTTATACCAATCGTAAACCATCTGTATGTCCATTTATTTGTCATTTGATCTCCTCACTGAAATAATTATAGCAAACCAACAACCTTATGTCAAGAGAAATTTTAAATTATTGAAATAATAGGACTTATTCTACACTTCCTATACCCGGTACTTGATCGTAAACAGTACCAGTTGATTTAACTGCTCCTTCTCGAACGAGAAGCCGCCAACTACCATCTTTTATTCGAATTACATATCCCGATGGGATTTCTTCGGTTGGATTTGTTATTTTTCGCCATCCACCACATGTACATTTGTAAGGCGGCATACGACCATTACAAGGATCAATGCATCCCCCAGCGATAACGGAACCATTTTTTACCATTCGATTGGCTTCAGAACCACTTCGGGCCATTTTAAGGCTTACCAATGCTTTTACAATTTTCATTTTCCCACCACTTAAATAAGTATAGCAAATTGATCAATAAATGTCAACCGAATATATATTCTTTATTTTTAGTAAAAAATCATAACCTTTTTAAATCAATAAAAAGAAAATTGCCGGTTGTTCGACATAAATACGAGTAGAGGATTATTCATGTCATTACATCAAAATTCCAAAGTCAAAGTTCGGGCAGGATTGCAACAAAATTTGCCGCAATTATCTAAGGGAGAACTTGGCTGGGCAATAGACACACAACGACTTTTTATTGGAAATGGAGAAGTTGTTGACGGTGCCCCATACGCAGGTAATACGGAAATTTCAACTGTTCCAAATAGTCTTGCTGGTTCGGCTGGATATCCGAGAGCCGGAATCCCTACTGGAATTATTGATGGGGTAAATAAAATTTTCACAGTCCCATTTACGCCAATACCAGAAACATTAATTGTTTTTAATAATATCGCATTAATTCCTGGTGTCGGGTTCACAGCTAAAGGCAATATAATAACCTATACAACTGCTCCTGTTGTTGATGATAAATTATATTATTATTGCTGGCAATATTTGGTTTACGTATCATCCAATGTAAATAGTGGGTCTTCATTATACGGAAGTCCAGTGGTTAGTGGAATCACTAACGGGGTCAATACTCTGTTTAGTTTAGCATCATTTCCGTCACAACCGTCTGCACTTATTTTAACATTGGGAGGAATAGCATTAACTCAGGGAGTAGATTATGATTATACACTTTCTGGCATCGATATTATTATGAATTATGCTCCACCAACAGATTCAATTTTACGGGCGTATTACACAATTTAAATGGGGAATTCATGTTGAAAAAAATTTTATTTCTAACTTTTTTGTTATTTCCATTACTTGCCAGTTCTCAAACGGTTGCTGGAATACATAATGGTGGAACCGGAGCATCAACTGCTAATGGAGCAATGACTAATTTGGGAATGTCTCAGAGTGGAACAATCGGAACAGGATCCCAACACGATTCACTTTCAGGAACTCTTAATGTAGCTGGTACTATTATGTCGGGGACTTTACCAATTTATTCTGTACATATTGGACCATTGGGAATAATGACTTCATCTTGGAATTTTGACACAACTACGGCAGCATCGGCTTGCGCAAGTCTGGGAGCATGTGCGGGGGGAACAGTTACCTCCTTTACTGCATCTTCAGGCACTTGGCCGACATGGCTAGTTCCCACGATAACTAATTCAACTTCTGCTCCGGCTCTTTCGGTAGTCGCATCATCCATTCCTAATAGTGCTTTATTGAATCCTTCCACAACTGTGAACGGACAAACTTGTACATTAGGTGGAAATTGTACTATAAGTACAGGATCAGGCACAGTAACAATTTTTGGGGCGACAACGGGAAATTGGCCTTCTTGGTTGGTTCCATCTGTAACAAACCCTAATACGACTCCTTATTTATCAGTATCTGCTAGCGCAATTCCTAATAGTGCATTGGCTAACTCTTCAACTACAGTTAATGGGCAGAACTGCGTACTTGGCAGCAATTGTACAATAAGTATCGGATCAGGAACAATTACGGGTGTAAGTGCCGGAACCGGCCTTTCTGGTGGAGGAACAAGCGGTAACGTAACATTAACAAACTCCTCTCCAATGGTTTTTCCGGGATTGGCTGGTATTCCAAACTTTAATGGATCGGGATGGGGAACAAGTTATAGCACTTCGGGTAGCGGAACTGTTGTGGCTTTAGCAAATAATACTGCATTAACTGGAACTCCAACTGCACCAACACAACCATGCTTGCCTAATACCAATATTGCAACAACTGCATATGTTTCGAATTGCCCGACAGGAGCTGGTCAATCGGCCTTGAGTGCTCAGAGTGTTCGGCCGCTTTGCGACACTGTTACAGTCTCCGCTGTGACGGAAGTCGATTACACCGTGACCGGCGCGATCACGCTCTACGCCAATGCCAGCTACTCGACTATCGCCGCAGGCATCACCGCGGCCGCCCAGAATCTTGCGCTTACACTTGCGGCAAACATCGAGCAGGACATAGTCCTGAGTCAGTGGCAATCAGCTCTCAGCGTGTCTGGCGTCTACGATATGCAACTGCCGCTAGCTGCGAACATCGGCGGTACACCACTCACCCCAACTTCTGACGGCAGTTTCTTGCTCACGGCGGGACAATGGGCAAACTGCACAGGCATCAACCTCACAATCGTTATGGGCACAACGAACCAACCAGTAAACTAGTCCACAAGGAGACTTCAGAATGAAACGACTCGCCGCACTGCTTTTCCTAATCAGTTCCACGCTTATGTTTGCGCAGACGCAGATTGACCCGACTTATCAGATTAAATGGAATTTTCTTTCTGGTTCTGGCGCGCCTTCGATCAGTTGCACGCAGAATGGCAACTACACCGTCTACCCCTATGGCGCAGAGTGGGGACAATCTTATCAGGACACGACGAATAATGTCGAGTACAAGTGTACGACCTCTGGGTGGGTAAAAAATCTTCCCGCAACTGGTGGCACGATTAACGGTGACATCCAGGTTACAGGTGCCGTCGTGGCTGGCGCTTCGGGCACTACCGTCTTAGCCGATGGAACACTGTGGAGCACAGGCAAAGCATATCTTCATACATGGCAGGGCAAGACAGGTTTGGTCGGGTCTGGTGCCGGTGTTGGCGGGGTTATCAGCTTTGGGATGTTAGGGGATTCATGGGTCCAGAATGGTTCTACTCGCTGGCCTCTTGCGGGGATTCTTCAGGGCACGTTTAACACAGCGGGCATCGGGTATGTGGCGTTCGACACGGCCTCGCGCGATACCGGCATCGCTATGACCACGCTCGGAACGTGGACAGAATGCGGTACTGGGTCTGCCTGTTATGGTCCGAGTGCGTCTCATGTTACTAGCTCCGATGTGGCGACCCCGGCAAGCAAATCATTTTCAGCTACCGCGCAGACTATCGTTATCCACTATTTGCAGCAACCGGGCGGCGGCTCTTTCGGGTATCAAACCGATGGCGGTAGTTTTACGACGGTCAACACGGCCAATGCAACTTTAGCCTACGGGACGGTGACGATTTCAGGCTTATCTTTGGCGTCTCATACGCTCAATATTGTGATTACCAGCGCGGGCACGGCGGGAGTTATTCTCATGGGGGCCGATTGCCAGATCAACGCCTACCGGGGTATTCGCGTCCATAACCTTGGACACTCAGGGGCGCAGGTTGCCGATTTCCTTCGCGTTCCGCCGGCGATGTTCGAGGCTGGATTGACTGCGCTTGGGCTGGACATAATGACGATGACACTCGCCACCAATGACCAAGCTGCAAGCGTCCTTCCGGCCACGTATGGTGCTGGCCTGGGTACATTGATTACAGAGGCTCGCGCCGCCATTCCAACGCTTGACGTAATGCTGACTCCTTCAGTGGATAACGGGCGTACCACAAATACCTATCCAATGAGTCAATACGTATTGGCTGCGCAGACTACGGCGCTAGCAAACAACACGGCATTTGTAAACGCGCTGAAGATCTTCCCGTCTTACGCTCAATCAGCGGCTTTAGGTCTCCAGAATGGTCTCATTCATTTGAATGCTGGTGGGGGTACTTCATTTGCCCGCGCTGTTGCCGGCGTTTTAATGGACTCCGTAGGAATGGGTGGACCGGCGCTGTACTACCCAGCAGGAAGCAATTATATGCACTCCCTGTCTAGTCCGTTCACCGGGTATTACATCAATGAGCCAACATCGGGCGCAAGTGGAAGCGGTGGGACATTTTCATCGCTACTTAACGATGGGGGCGGCAACGGGGGCACCACCACCCTGAAAACTACCTATGCCAATATCCTGATAAACGCAGGACAATCCGGCTCATTGCGAAAGATTGATATTACGAGCGCTGGAATCGGTGAGCATATAAACACATCGGGGTTTGCGAAGTTTGATGTGGGGATTGGAGTGGTTGAACCGACAAGCTCAGGGGGAGGGGGATATACGGGTTTTACAAATGATGGGGGCAGCAACGGGGGCACCACCACTTTGAGCACAGCCTATGCCAATTTGGTTTTGAATGCCGGTGGTAGCACTAGGACAGTCGCTCTCACTACGAATGGCGTAGGGCTACACCTCGCGTCGGGTGGCAATGCTTCAAGCGACAACCAGTTTACTGCGCCTGCGTTTTGTTGGACTGGCACAGGTGGTCCATGCGCTACCTATACGCCAACCGGCACCGTATGGGCGCTAAATGCTCCGTCCGCGAATATCACAATACAGGCGGGAACAAGTGGGCAGCCGCGCACCTTGAGCCTCTTTGGATCAAACGGCACAGGTATCACGATTTCAAGCACGGGTCTGACCACGATGTCTGTACCCGCTGTAACTCCGCTTTCGAGCCCCGCATCTTCGTCGGCGACATGCACGGCGGGTCAGATGTGGGCGGATGCAACCTATTTTTACGTTTGCACAGCTACCAGCACGATCAAGCGTGCTGCACTGACAACGTTCTAGGCACCGCTAAACCGGCTACAGTTTCAAAGGAGAAGTATGAAGAAAATCGCCTTGCTTTTGTTTATTCTCGCAGCGTGCATAGTCGCTCGGGGGCAAGCTATCACGCTGCCCGGTTTCACAACTCGATCTCTCTCGCCGGCTACGTATTGGGTGGCAACAAACATCAGTGTCGATCCAGCGCATCAATCTATCAGTTACACGACGCAAGGATACGCAAACCAGGCCACCTCTTCTAGGGCGTGTAAAGCAACTGGAAATGGCAACCACGGCAACCACGGTGGCGGACATCGCAGTAAGTGACATTTACACCTATCTGCCGAAGGTGCCCGCGCCTGCTGCAATAACTAATTTGGGCGGCCAGCTTCTCGGTCCACCTGTTGCGGGAGTAAATGCACTCGGAGATTCTATATGTAATAATACCGGATCGACAGTCAATTCACTTTCGTTTGTATCCCTTTTCATGAATCAGGTGGGTGGTACACTTAATAATTTATGTGTAAGTGGTCAGTACATTCAAGATGAGCCGATTGACCTTTTCAATTCGGGGATATTTCCGACAGTCGCAAATAATCCCATTGAATTGGAAGAAGGTGGAAAGAATGATGTCGTTCATATTAAGCAAGTAAAAGAATATTGTTGATAAATAATATCAATAAGAGGAGAAAATAATGGTTTTAAAAATGAAATATTTTACCAACGAGTGTTTAGCAGGATTACTTATGTGCATTTTAATGTTGTCGGCTTCATTTATGACAATTGGATGTACAACTGCTCAAATTACCAATGTCGAAACAATAATTACAACAGATTTACCAACAATTATTTCTGGTGTAACTTCAATTCTATCACTTATTTCTGCACTATCAGCAACGTCAGGAACTAGTAATTCAACTACTTCACTGTCGGCCATAATTGCAGAAATTCAAGCTAAAGGTTCAAATGTGGAAACAATTCTCGCTAATTATAAAGCTGGAACCTCAACATGGGCTGACGTGATTGCTGCCGTTGATGCATTATATGTATCATCTTCCGCCACAATTGATTTAAGCGGAATTAAAAATTCTTCTTCACAAGCTCAGGCTAAAATTTGGCTGGCTGCAATTGACCTTGCAGTTAATACAATATATACCGCAGTTTTAACAACCCAAAACACTTCAACAGTTAAAACAAAATTAGCAGCACACAAAGATACTCTTCGTATGCAGGTATCTCAATGGACGCCGGAGCAAAAGCAGGAATTTGTTTCACAACTTAAACCAGTAACCGGACTTACTACATTTGCACAGTACCAAGCGGCAATGTAATTTTTAATAGTTTAAATCCATTAAGCTATTAAAATGGGCTGATATGTTTAATCATATCAGCCCATTTATCGTTTCTATTTAATTTTTAAATACATAATTATATATTTTATGTTCGCGGTCAAAATATTTTCTTTTGACATGGAAATTATGGCCGCTCTTCATCATTATCAATTATCACCGTTACATTATTTTTGCAATGCCATGTTTGCCATCCATACGAGATAATTTCTTTTCCTTCACTATCAACCATTATTTCATTTTGACTAAATGAACCAGCCATTTTAACACAGTTATGCTCTGGATTACGAACATATTTTGCTTTCGATGAAATACATCCAGATATAAATAATATCATAAGCATGATAAGTTGTATTTTTTTATCATTTTCTACCTTTTATTAATTCCTTTTTCTTTTTTGACTAAAATAGATGTAAGAATATTTAGAATATGTTTTACCGTGGGCTCATCTGATTTGTTCGATAGATTGTCGACATCGTCAGTAGATGAAATTATATATGTAATATCCATTTCCAATTGTTGAATTTCGGCTAACCGTTCTTTTGTGAATCCGGCGTCCGCTTCCTACGCATCTTCCAGAGTTTTATGTCCATAATGACCTTCCATAAACCCCTGAATAGTAATATGATACCCATGATCTCGTTCTCCCCCAAAACGGAGAATTATAAGTCCAAGTTTCTCTTACAAATTTTTCAGCCGAAGACATTGTATTGAATTTTTCCATTAATTATTCTTTCGAAATCTCTGAAATTACATAATTCTTGTAAACATCAACAACTTTACTTGGAATATTATATGCCGAAAGTGGATGATTTCGATTGCTGTCAACAACTACACACCAATTACCATCGTGGCACCACGATTTAACTCTTTCCTCGGGAGATAAATTCTTGGAATTTCTTGCGGATATTATATTATTAAATAACATCCGAGCTACTTTTGGAATTGTTGGAGTTAATTCTATATATTTCCATTCTTCATCTGATAATTCATTAATTGGATATTGCAAATATTAAGCGGCCTTTTTGATCCCATCTTTCCATGCTATTCGAATTTCATCTGGAGTATCTTCCCACCGTGAGTTACTGATGCAGTACGCCACTTCCGCCCCCAGTTTTAGTTGATTTTCTGTTAATGTTTTGTTTTGCATTATATCGTTTTCCTTAAAATTATTTAAGATTGGAATAGCCCTTTTCCAGCAAGATAATTATTCAAAAATTTTATTGATTCATTGATTCCCGCATTAAAACCTTGATTATATTCGTCTTTGGGACGTAGTGTCCGAATGGCTCCGATTTCTGTTTTAATTCCTTCTAAAACAGTTTTGGTTTCTTCATTGATTTCCATTATTAATCCTCTCGAAATGTTTCAGTTGATTTGGGTTCAATTAATTTCCAGATGGTATTAGATACATCTTTCCCATCTAACAAACCAAATAAAATTGCTGAATAATATTTGTGATCTGATTGCAAGAAATATCTAGCAATGTCCTTACGTGTAGAGAATACTGGCATACGATCAAAAATTCGTTGTGCATCCGTTAGAATTGTGTAGTAATCACCATCTAATTGAGAATTCCATTTTCGTAGCCAGGTTATAAATCCTGACGGCATTTTAGGATCGGTTAGCCAAGATGAAATTTCATCATCCTTGCTCTCTTTTTTCAATTCCCAAATGCTACGGGGATTTAATCCAGTTAAAATTCTATGGAGCTCGCAATAATTTTCGAATTTTAACTTTACTTTAAGACCATTGTCGAAAGTTGCGACATACCCTTCTTGGTTGGGAATATTTTCACTCATGCAGGTATTCAATAATTTTTTATGATCTTGCACAAGTTTAAGATTCATTGCTTGACAATAGGATTTTAAATCTGAACGAGATAATTCTTTACCGGTTGAATTATTAATTGCCCCGATAACAATTAGTCCCTCAAAATCATATTCAACAACAATACGATTTTCGGGATAAATTATTTCGGTTAAAAGAGTATATTCTTTTAATAAATCAAGTCGGGGATAATTTTTTTGTAACCAATTAGTTGCCCACAATGATTGATCGCTCGCAAATGATCCACGTGTTGCAACATAATTTTGATCTTCCCATTTATATAAAATTCCCAGAGAACCATCCATTTTTGTCGTAATCGAAGAAATATTAGTGGGTAGATTTTTTTCTAAAGTTTCAGGATGCCGATCATCATTAATGTTCCAAAATTTTGGAAACGGCCTAGCGATAATTTCCATTGTTTCAGTATTAAAAATTAACCCTCGGCAGATGTTCATTTCCTGACCCCAAACCAAATCTTTATCATATTGAGCGGTTGGGGTATAATTTAAAATTGCGAGAGGGAATGAAGAATGAAATTTCCTCGAAATTTGGCGAGAATTTATCAATGATTCAAGTATATCGATATCTAAGATTTCATTTAATTTCGTCATACATATCTTCCTTTTTACATCCGTCTATCATGATTATACAAATTAATCCCATCATTATATTTGCTAATGTTGTCATTATATTCCTCCCAACGATTATTATATGATACGAAACAGTTAATGTCAAATTCATTCTTCTAATTTTTTTATTAATTCTTTGCTTTGTTCGATTTTGAAAAGTTCTACTGCCTTTAACCCCCAATTCGGATCTTCCAACCATTCAATCGGCAATTTAAATTCATATCCACGCAAATAATTAATAATTATATAACTACTGTAAAATTTAATATCTATAACGCCTATAACATCCGAGCCTTTTAAACGACTCCATATGTAACCTAAAGTTTTAAATCGAAGTTCTTGCCACTCCATATAAATTTGTGAAGCCCGATCTTCTATTGATTTCTTTCTTAGAAGAAAAGATCGATATGAACCTATAGTTGTTAGCTTATTCTGATAATTTTTCGATGAGAGCATCATTTTGAATTTCCACTAGATAATTTTTTAGATTTAATTCCCAATTATTATCATTCAACCATTCAATAGGAATTGGAATTTCGTATGGAGTATTTCTATTAATCCAAACGTAACTTCCTATAATTATTGATGTTTTTACAGGCGTTATTTCATATGTAATTTCCTGCGCCCAACAAATTTTTCGAATTATTTCAAGATATATTTGCTGCCAACGAATATATAATTGCTCGGCTTTACGCAAATCACGTTTATTTTTACGCCAAATACGTACATTAGAAATTAAGGTATCTAATATCATTCTGCTAGTTTTTAACAAATAATCGTTTTCTTTCACGCTCAAATCGTTTACGAAGCCAATCTTTCCAATTTGGATCACTTAAACAATGTTGCGGTATTTTAAGGGCTCCTTCTTTTCGGGCGTTAATGTAAACTTCTTTTTCATTATAGGTTATTGTGCGAATTGGAAAAATTGTTTTTTGGCTGTAATATCCTTTTCCTAAACCATGACCAACTTCTTCAAAACTGATTTTTTGCCAATCATTATAAATGATTTTTGAAATTTCTTTAATAATTTTATCATTTACAACTGTTTCTTGATAAGTTTTATCAGATATCATTAAGATAAATCCTCTTCGGATGATTTATATTTCTGATTAAGCCATTTTAAATATAGCGGAAATCCACGTTTAGCAACTCTGGGAATTTCTGGAGCAATAACAATTCCTTCTTTAATATGTAACTGCTTTCCAGATACTGTTTCCATACCGCCACTTAATTTTTCAAATACAGCGGGATCGAACGGTCCTCGATATAAAATAGGTACCCAATGTTGATTAATAAAATCATGCCCAAAATATTTTTCAACTTCATCAACCGAAAGTTCTCGACCATCAATTCTTAGTCGAAATAATTTAATAGTTGGAGATGTTTTCCCATAAGAAAAATTCTTTTGACACGGAATAACTTCCCCAATTAATTGTACATCGTGTTTGAATAAATAAAAATTCTCGGATTCAACCCATTGGCATTGTATAAAATCAATTAATTTAGAATTTTCAAGTGCCTGCCAATATAAATTCTTTTCAGACCTTTCGATAATTTGATCTCTTGAATTAAATCCTTTGCTTGAAACACCAATTTCCCCAGTTTTAGAAAAATAGGCATTTATTTGACTTCCATTAATTTTTTCCGAAACTATAACTTGCTCTTGTTTTCCAGTTGTGAATTCATCGGAAAACAGGCGGAATTGCTCGACATCGTGATGTGCTGCGGATGGTTCGAACTTAATTGAATCAAGGGAATTAATACTTCCTGCCATATTATAAGGAATTTGCGGTTCATATTTGTAAATATTAAGTTTTTCTGATAAGTCAATATTTAGAGGAATGTCATTAACCGAATCCCATTCAGGAACATTTTTCAGTACCCAATCAATAGGAATAGTAATTCCCTCGGAAAGTTCACCACGTAATCGAACCGATTTAACTCGATTTTTATCCGAACCAGAAAGATAACTAATGCCTGTTTGGGAATTTACATATTCACTCTTAAGCGAATCCGGAAGAATAGCTCGTTCGGGAGCAAAGACAACTACATCCCCATTTTCATACTGTCCTTTTCCGACAACAAGTTGATGCATTCCAATTCGTCCAATTTGCATACGATCTGCATTCGGATGATCTAATAATTCAATTTTTGATCCAATAATTTCCCAAATAGCCATTTTCATTTACTCCATACTTAAATTTTAACATGCTTTATTTTTGATGAGGCAAAGTTGTATTGACTTTATTTAAGAACTCCAATGCGTCATTTTTATCATTTGTGCAGTATGCATCTCCATCGAAATGCCAGGTCCAATGTGATTCAACACAAATTCGAGTTTTTCCGAAATCACCATATGTTTTAAGATAGTAGTAATCGATATTTTTTGGCTCAAAAAATATTGTTACTATAAAAATTAATGCAATGGCAATTAACAAAAAATAGAATAATTTTTCAGTATCACTCCATTTCCAATTTTTAAACATTTATATCTCCTTAAAAATTTCCAATAGCTCCGCAAAATTCACAGGTTTTCTTTTGATCAATTCCTACATTTGGACAATTTAATGAATGATGTGGAGTTCCTCTTACTGGAATACACATCAATCCATTTTTCCTCCAGCAATCAGCAATAACGCGATTTCGGTCGTCAATTGTAAATTTAATTTGATCTTTTGGAACCATACCCAGTAATTCATTAAGAATCTCTTCTTTGATAATAAAATCGGATCGATTGTCCCAACCGTGCCTCATGAAAATATGATGAAAAGGAATATTGTTCCGATTCATCCAATTTATTGTGGAATCACCACAGGTCGAATGTCTGCCAGAAACAAAGAAAATTGTATGATCTTCATAAAGACTTTGCACCCATTTAACAATTACTGGATAAATTTTATCTTTTCCAACATGCAATTCATCATAAGGACTACGAATTCCATCTGAATTAGAAACTGTTCCATCAATATCGACCAAAATAATTGGTCTATTAATATCAAATGGTAATCTTTTACTCAGTAAAAATTGACGGGAGATTACTGCTCGCCCGACGTGTGATTTTCCAACCCGAATATTATCGTTACGAACACAATCATCGAAACTTGTAGTCATGCGATGAATTCGAAAATTTACATTGTTACCAGCAAAATTTTCCCACGTTTTAACCGTATTTGGATTTAGATGTGTATTATCTAATAGAATTGACTTGCCCTCTTTAAGGGCATCCGCCGCTCTAGATCTTTCAACTTGCGCAACGAATCTTTCGAATTTAAAACCTGATGGGGCAGTTGGATCATTAACTAATTCGGTTCTTAAATCATCTCGATTTAATCGAATATAATTTGAATTTTTATTGACAAAATCTTTGGCGAATGTAGATTTTCCACTGCCTGATTCACCAATTAAAAGTAAAATTTCTTGACTGTTTAACATACCGATTCCTTGTTAGAAAAAAATATTCAATTTTTGAAAAAATGAAGTTATTCCAAAAAATTTTGGTGATAATAATTGCTGTTGTACCGCAGTAATGTCCGACAGAATTTTAATACTTTCCGTCTGAGGTAATTTTGAAAACATAATTTTCCCTAATTTGCGAGAATTATGCAATCTAACTCCTGAAGACAATGTAAGCCAAAGTAATGTTTTCATTACTGCATTGCTATCATACAGATTTTTACGGATTTGAATTCTTTCCTCTTCATTCATTAAATGAAGTCTAGAAAAATCAATAACGTCGCCCTTGTCTCTGTTGCATGTTGCACACATCGTTTGTAAATTGCCAAGATTTGTCGGCCCACCCAAAGATTTTGGAAAAATATGATCTTGCGTTAGAAGAACCAATGATCCGTTATCATTTCTTCCATAAATATTGAAATGATAACTTTTTGGATTATTTTTAAGGTCATTTTGAAAGGCTTCTAGTCTCGCAATTGTACCGACAATTCCACATGAAACACAAACCGGGCTGCGAGTAATGCAGCGTAATCGAGTAGAATTAATATTTGGAAGATAAACCTTATCTCCTACCTGTATTTCAATTGGCGGCATTGATCCAATAAGATGTGGTCTAATGTGTTCAAAAATTTTATCAGCCGACATTTCAACTGCAACAGAAACATATTGCATTAATTAAGACCTTTCTACTATGAAATAACATCATTATAACGATAATGATATACTCTTTTTAATTGAGTTATTTTACCAATACTTTTTTCAGCAATTCCGGTTATATTATATATTTTTCCAACCTCATATTTCTGATCACTAAAAAAGAAAATAATGGAATAGGTTAAGTCAGGATAGGTAATAATTGCATTGGTTGCCCATGTTCCGAACCGGGCCTTGTAAATGCAATCAACAACATGAATTTGAAATTCTTTTCCCCTTGCAAGATAATGGAACGCTATTTGAAATAAGGTCATCGAGATGCCGTCGTTGTTCCATTCGTTCATTATGTGTTTTATGTGATTCCGGAAGAGAAGCAATTAGTGGCAAGTCACCACCATTAATATCAATATTTTCAAGAGATGCAACTTTAACCGCAGCTTTGACAAAATTATTTGCATCGTCGGAAAAAACAAATCGAATCATTGCCCCGTAATCTTCTCGAATAGCTTTTCCTTGAGCGTAATCGTCTGATGTAATATCTGTTTGATCGCCATTGAGCAAAATTCTCATAATAGCAACATTAGTTAATTTACTTGACTGGGTTTTAATAGGGCTACGCAAGAAAGTGGAAACTATACTTCGTTTTACATATTCACCATTAATTCTTTGGGCAGCCGCTGCCGCTGCCCAAACCTGACTCGCCGGGAAAAATTTTTCAGTCATCATAATCTCCATTCTGTTGTGGTTTGCACAGTTCTTTCCCGGTGGTTTAATTGAAAAATCTGTTTAGGTGATAATCAAAACAACATCGTTATCGGGATCCTTGACATTCAACACGCCATCAGGACGATAATGAAAATGCATGCCTTGCCCATGTAGAGCATGAGCCTTAGCAACAGTAATCTTTGTTTCGGTGCGTTTCGAATCACCGTTATCTACTACTTCGATGTAATCAGACTTCCTTGCCATTTTTGATTCCTTTCAATTAATGGGTAATTGTTGTGATGCGGTAATTAACCCTACTTTTCCATCTTGTCCAAAATAAATTCATATATTCGACAGATTAATAATATTGCTATCAAAAATCCAATGGATTTGGCGAACGTAAAAATTTCAAACATATTATTCCTCTACTTTCAAATACAATTTTAACAGGGTTACAATTGAATGTCAACTACAACTTCGGAACCGTGCGCAAATAGTCAATAACCTGTGTAAATGCAGTTGCTTGCCCTTGTCCGTAATCATCACTCAGATCCTTATTTTTCTCAATGACCTCAGTAGTAAGCCATACGATAAATTCATCTAGTTGTTCCTTCGACATATCTGATCTCCTCACTGAAATAATTATAGCAAAGTTCGGTTTTAATGTCAACCGAAATTAATCAACTAATTTAACATACAGTTGCACATTAATTGTTGGATTCCTGATAAAGTCAATTGACGAGCCATCTTGTTGAACTGCGGCCAATTGGACTTGTTCAGATGGATTTTCGATATTTTGAATTACCCACCCATCTTGTTGAACTGCGGCCAATTGTACTTGCTCAGATGGATTTTCGATATTTTGAATTACCCACCCATCTTGTTGAACTGCGGTCAATTGGACTTGCTCAGATGGGTTTATAATATGTTGAATTGCATAGCCATTTTCGTGAACTGCGGTCAATTGGACTTGCTCAGATGGGTTTATAATATGTTGAATTGCATAGCCATTTTCGTGAACTGCGACCAATTGCAGTTGTTCAGATGGGTTTTTAATATATCGAATTGCATAGCCATTTTGCTGAACTGCGACCAATTGTAGTTGTTCAGATGGGTTTTTAATATATCGAATTGCATAGCCATTTTCCTGAACTGCCGCCAATTGTTCCAATTCATTCATCTGATCTCCTCACTGAAATAATTATAGCAAAGTTCGGTTTTAATGTCAACCGAAATAGTTAAAATAATTAATGTTGAAAACAAAGGACTTGATTTTCTCTTTAAGATGGTGGTGAATTTTCATGTACATTTGCTCGTATTTTGCCCTTAAGAGTCAAAAAGGGCCATTTTAACAAAAATGGCCCTTTTAAATCAACAACTTAAAATGTATGTTTTAGCGTACAAGAGATGCTCGTGACCCATACACGTCACGAGAACTTACCGCGTACTTTGTTCGACCATCAACAGTCTTTTGATCGGTACGAACAACAAGACCATAATTACGCAACTCTGAAATTCGAGCACGTAGATTATGAATATTATATAGTGTCTTTGCCTGTTCAGAAGTCAATGTACGTCCTGTTCCGCGCAGAAAATTATGCAGGAAAGAATTTTGTGAAACTGTAAGATTAGTAAAAGCCATGTGTATTCTCCTTATATCTCAGAAATAAATAGCGTCAGAGGTGAGATATGAATGTAATTGTTATTGTTATTGTGGTTACGTTGATGATTATCTATGTATTAAGTGCGCAATCACCAGCAAAGAAAAAAGATATGATCGAACTCAAGAAATCTGCAAATAAAGCAGCCGATAAATTAGCGAAAGATGAAGATTCTAAAAATTAGGATTCTTTGACTTCTACTTTTAATGGATACCCATTACATTGAGCTTCTATTAATACAAGTGAAGATAAATGGGTTGCCAATTCTTTGGTTAAGCCACTTGCCGCGACTCCTGATCCAGTTAAATCAATTTTTTCCGTTAATTCCACGGCATCATCAATTGTATAATTGAAAATTTGTATTAACGTTTCCGCAACAAAATTTGACGGTGTTTTTTCATCATTCAAATATATAATAGAATAGAGTAACGGAGGATTAATAGAATTATTTACTTTAATTTTTGTTTCAACATCTGCAATTGCTTCAGCCATAAATATCCCTTCTGTTGGGGTGGTAGATCAATTTACCACCCCTATTTAAAATTACTTTACTTGGTTGTAATGCTAATTTTTTGATTTTTCAAATGATCAGGCAATTTGTATTCCAACTTAATACTCAAAATTCCATTTTGAAATTCTGCATTGGTTACAAATACATATTGATTTAATTTGAATTGTAAAAAGAATTCTCGGCGACCGATTCCTCGATGAATAAATTCACGGGTATCGGTTGGTTTTTCCGAATTCTTAATACTTTCAATAGTTAGCAATCCATTTTCAGTTGAAATTGAAATATCTTTTGAATCAAAACCAGCAACCGCCAGTTCAACCAAATAATGTTCTTTATCAACGAGGATTAGATTAAACGGAGGGTAATTGCTTTCCGGCAAATGAAGGTCGGAAAATTCATCAGCGAATTTATCAAGTCCAATGAATAGTTTACGGAAGGTTGAATCAGAAAACGCAGGTGGAAGTAATAGTGTAGTCATTTGTTTTTCTCCTATGTACAGCGAGTTTTAATTTTTGCTAGCCCTATCGGCACTAACAAACTTATTTATACTAATTATAATTTGTTTTTAAGTGTAAGTCAAGATTTTTTTGCAGCAGAATATAATTCTATCGATGGAATTTCACCGGATAATGTATTGGAATCAAAAATCATTTTGGAAATATTACGTGATTTATATTCAGATAGCAAATATAAATGTTCCATCATAACAGATTCACATAATGTTCTTAAACCACGCACACCGGTTTTTTCTTTTTTGGATTTTTCAGCAACGGATTGTATAAATTCCGAGGTGAATTCTAAATCGATATTATCTATTTTAAAATAGAACTTGGTTTCATTCAATATACTATTATCTAATGTTGTTAGAATTTTTATTAATTCATCTACCGTTAACTCATTGGTATGCGTTTTAATAGGAAATCGACCAATAAATTCGGGAATTATCCCATATTCAATAAAATCATCGGACGAATATTCATTCACAACTTTTAATTTGGGTTGATTATTAAATCCAATACTCTTTTTTTGTTTTTCTTTAAGAGTAATAACATCTTTCATTCCAGAAAATGCTCCACCGGCAATGAAAAGTATATTTGTTGTGTCGATTTCAACTGTCTGGGGAATTAATGATCTTTTAGATTCAGAACTTACAGGAATTCTTATTTTTGATCCTTCTACCATTTTTAATAATGCAGATTGAATGCCGGCCACTTTGTTTTCGCCTGAACTGACTCTTCCGTGACCAATAGAAATTTTATCAATTTCATCTAAAAATACAATTCCATGTTCGACCGCATCAATATCACCATTCGCTTCTAAAACTAATCTGGAAATAATACTATCGACATTTTCACCAATGTATCCAGCTTCAGTTAATGTGGTTGCATCAACGGTGATAAAAGGAACATTTAAAAATTTTGCAACCGTTCCGACTAATAAACTTTTTCCACTTCCACTCGGTCCAGTAATAATTAGATTACTTTTTTCGATTTTTGCATCTGAATCATACAACATTCTTTTATAATGATTTGCAATAACAACACTAAGAGTTATTTTTGCTTCATTTTGTCCGACAATATATTTGTCCAAAAATTCACGAATTAGGATGGGATTTAAATGATCATTATTTATTTTTTCGGGTTTGTTTGTATCAGATTGATGTGTTGCTTTTGTTAATAGTTCGCTAAATTTTGAAATACATTTGTCACAAATTAAATTTTCACCAATGCCGATTAATTTCGCACTTTCTGATCTAGTTTTATGGCAAAAATTACACTTGACATTATTAGTAGCCAATTAATTCTCCGGTTATAATTATATTTTAGAATACAAAAAAATATTTTTTAAATGGGAATCCGTTCCGTTTGTGGGCAATATACAACCATATCGATGCAACTACAATCAATAAGCACAATAATAAAATATAATGGTCTGTTATTTCACACAGGAAGGTTAATGATAAAAATAGTATTAACGGTAGTTGTTTAAGTAATGAAAAAATCATGGTTGAAGATCTCGATAAGGGTATTATTTAACTCATATGTTTCATATACATATTTATCCCTTATGTTAAAAATTCAGAATTAAGAAATTGGCCGAAAATATTCTTCCCAGGTATAGTTACATAATTTTTTGAATTGATCGATTTTCATAAATTCACTATATAAACCAGAATCACAACATATTAAAATACCAATACATTTTGCTTTGGGAGAGAATTTTTTAATAGAGGTAATTATTTCACATACAGTTTTACCTGAATCAATAAAATCATCCACAATAATATATTTTTTAGATTTTGAAAATCCTTCAACATCTTTGAGGCTATGAGAACCTGCGTTCTTTTTTCGTACCATAATCATGTTTTTATTTAATCGTAGGGCCATACTTGGTCCCAAAATAGTCCCACTCATTCCGCGGAAAGCAACACTATCATACGATAAATTAACAACACATTTTTTTGCTCGAATTAAAACCTTTCGAAGTGAACCAGGATCTAATAATGCATCTAAATAAGAAGATTCAATATTGTCATTATCTAATCTTTTCATTCTACATCCTAACTAGAATGGCAGTTGCGTTATCATCTTTGGGAGTATTTTGAATAATTATATCGGCGGTTGTATCAGGATTATCAATTAGTTCAATCATATTATGAATTAATAAATCAGAATCGATATGTCCTGCATCAAAAATTCCATCTGAGCCACACAAAATCCAACTATTTTCATTAATTGGGATTTGAAAAACTTCAGGATTACGATTTAAAATTGAATTAAAATCGGCATCACCCAATGCTCGACTCATTTGCAATCCGCCATACCACGGTTTACGAGAATCACCAAGATATCCTTGCATAATAAATCCAGGATATTTTGTTACTGCTTTTTTTGCTTCAGCGGGATTTGACCGAACATTATGCTCGGGCGCAATCCAAATATTATTATTTGCATCTCGAATAATAACCGGGCTATCACCTAAAATTGCTACATGTGCAATAGTATGAGACGAATTAATAAAGACTAATGAAGCAGTCGATCCACTAACCCTGGCCGGAAAACTTGTCAGCGTATTGAGTTTGCGAATGATTCTTTTTAGTATTGTTGATTCGGGCTCTTTTTTGAGTTTATCAAAAATTTGCGGCGAATAGAGGGCGCAAAATTCAGAAACATCCTCCCCGCCGTGCCCATCAAAAACACCCAGTAAAATGGTTGAGTTTACTTCATGAACGAAAAAATTATCTTCTTGATATGGGCGATTATTTTTTTCTGTTGCGGTTGTAATATTCATTTTTGTCCTAAGTAGAAAGCCCAATGATCATTAGTAAGTCTGGTGGATTGGGAATTTCAAAATATCCTTTTTTCTTCTTTTGATTTAATAAATCGTCGAAAATATTTTCGGCATTATAAATTGAAGTCGGGGTGCCGGTTTTTGTTCCAAACTTTAAAGTTTTACCACGACGACCATATTGAAATTGGACCACATATTTATTATTTTCAACGCCAATAATCTGCAGGTGGTAAACCTTATCAGAAGTCCCTTTCGTGTTATGCAGGGAAATTGCTTTGTGAATCATTGTTATCCTTTGCTTTCTTCAAGATGATGTTAATCCATAGCTGAATTATGCCCCATATTACAAAAATTACCAAGAAAAACCAATAAGATATATGCGCATTCAAAAATAGATTGGCAAAAAGAATTAACGAGCAATTGACAATTATTAGATATGCGGTAATAAGAATACTTTTCATTTACGCTCGAAAAAATAACTCTTTCCATTGGTCAACGTCGAAAAATCCGGAAATATAATCATTGATATACGCTACGGCGGGTGAAATGTACCATTCATATAAAAATGCGATATTTACCCACGAAGGACCATCAAGATCAAAATATATCGGCTGGGGAATAATGCGAAAAAATTGTAAAATAAAAAGAGAAGCCGAAACTAAAATTGCAGCAGAAATAATATCCTTTGACTTAAATGAAAACATATTTACCCTTTCTTAAGGTTGCTAGAGTTAAAATCATTGATAAGCCATCGATATGCACCAACATATGATGAAAATTTTGGAGAAATTTGAATATCTTCCGAGTTAATAAATTTTGAAATACACCATTTATTCAACAAAATTCCGCATCTAACAATATTGAATTCTCGTTTGCCATCATAATATGGATTACAAAGTTTCTTCTTATTAATTGTAATTCTTATGCTCATGTTGACAGCTTCATAATCATTAATTCATTTTTATATGCATTAAACAATTCTTCTAAATTCCATAACATTTGAATTGTACAATCATTGTGAAGATTAATTATATCACAAATATTGTAAATGGTAACCCATTCTTTTGTTGTGTAATTTGTGCCTTTTGGCAAAGTTTCTGGACGTCTAAATGATCTTCTATGAGTTAAAGGTTGACTACCGGTTAATAGAAGAATTAGTTTGCTTGCCTTTAAGACTCGTTCCTGCGCTGTACTTGTCGCCATTTTTATCGTCCGAAAAACCAATAAGGCAGTGTATTATCTCGTGAGCAAAAGAATGCAGTTGTTCGTTCAATGAATGTTGGTTCGGTATGATAGAATTGCTGATAGCGTTCTAGATAATATCGATATGTATCATTTGCTTGAATAATCATTTAATTTTCCAATCTGAAAAGAAATGCATCTTCTGGTTTTAGAATTGCAATTGTATACCATGAATTTTGCAACTGCTCTTGAATAATTGAAATTTTCTTTAGCCAAGCAATTCCATATTTTTCAAAAATCCATTTATCATTTACGAAAATTAATTTTTTGAGTTCAGTCGGAAAAATGGCAAATGAATTTTTAAATCGTAATTTATTCAGGGTTGACTTTTTCAAAAAGTTCAATTCAACCAAATTAAAAACAGATGTCATGTCTGGCATTATTTTTCCGATCAGTTATTGTTTGGAAAACCGGATATAACCCGTATTAGATCAATTTGCGTGAGCAATACTTGTCGAATATTTTGATACGCGGATTCTTGCTCAGGAAAATTTTTACGTGCTTCTTTAAGCATGGGCAAAATATATTCCTCGGTTTCAGAAATATATGCCGATTGTTTTTCACGAGTAAATACGCCTTGCATACGCTGATGATTATGAATTCGATCGATACCTTTGTTTAAACTTGCAATTGGATCAAACTGCATTTCGTGATAATAGCTTGCAGTCGGCTTTTTAATTCCGGATATCTGATTGGTCATCAATTCAACCGAATGACCAACTCGTCTTCCAAACAAATTAACGATTTCCTGGTTACTAACACCGTAATCTTCGCATACATCATGCAACCAGATCGTTGTCATCGTTTCTTCCGGATATTTAAAATCCTTTATTAAAGTTCGAGCATAATTTGCTTGGGATACCTGATGTTGAAATTCGGGTGTTACATTATCCTTACGAAAACCAATGTGCTTTTTACTGGCAAAATTCATTGCTCTCAATGCGTTATGAAAGCCACGGCCGACTTGCCAATATTGAATAGCAATACGCAGTTTTTCGTAATTTTGAATCATTATGCTCTCTTTCCAGCAACAAATTAAGTATATCAAACGTGAATCGGGAAGTCAACCGTTATTTAAGATTCAGTGCTTCAAGAGAAATTATTGCGGCAAATATTTCTTCATCGCCAATACCTTTCGACCGTAAATCATTAAGAATATCGAGCGCTTCTTTTGCCGAATTATTGAGGCAAATATAATGAAGTGCAAGGTCTCTGGTGTCAAATTTGGCGATAAATTGATTCTTGTCGTCAAATACTGTGTGTCCGATGTTGTACAATTTTTGCCCTTCTTTCAAGTTCAAATATAGTATAGCAAACCTAGAACCGTTTGTCAAGAGAAATTTTAAGTTGTTGAAATGATGGAATTTATCATTTTAAATTGTTCGTAGTGAATCTGCTAACTTGGAATTGTCCTTAACCAAGTAGCTTTTACCATCTGTCCAACATTCACGGTTGGTTGGTATTTTAACTATATTTTTGATGGTTGTCAAATGAAAATTATTTCGAGTCGGTGACAACATTAAATTGAAAAATTTTAAAAAATCATCTGATGTTTTACACAATTGCAAACGATCTATCATTTCTAGAGATAATTTCCAGGCACCCAAAGTAGCTATCAATTGGGCTTTATGCTGAACGCACGATGATATTAATGCGTTAAAACTATTAGATGAAAGTCCACTTTGTTGTAGGGCCTCATTAAAGTCGGATGGACCGTCATCATTTAAATCAATTAGAGATTGCGACCACATATCATTATGAGAGCAGATACCAATTTTTGAACCATTAACGGGAAATATAATATATAAACCACCAAACATACCGGAATAATTTCCAGCAACCATACTATTTGTTGTGCAAATTAAACTTGAATCCCTTCGAGGAAATCTACGCCAACTCGGCAAATTACTGAATAATAATGTATAGTAATTTGATGTATTTGCGCTTTTTCTTTTGGACAATTTTGGATCAGTAATCCATATATCAGGAAATTTACCATTAAATCCTTTGTATAATGCTCTTTTATCCTGAACAAACGATTGAAATGCATCCGAACATTCTGTCTTAATTATATTAAGTAATTCTTTCGGGTTACGTTTAGAAGTATCGATAATTCGTTTATCTGGTTCTTTAATTAATATTTCGTTAATTTTCATTGAGTAATCGCCACCAATAAGTTAAGTTCTTATTGTATTTATTTCCTTAAGCAAATTTTTCTTAGCTTGATTTTCCCATAGTAATTGTGAAATAGGTGATCTAAACAATGGTGTTTTCTGAAAAAATTTATTCAAAAATTCTTTGCGATTTTTATTAAATTCGACGTCTGAAACAAAAGAAAATTCTTTTCGAATATTTGTGGTATTTGTTGAAAATTGTTCCCATTCGGCGCCCAAACCACATAAATCTAAATCAATAAATAAGTTAAAATCTGTCAAAAATCCATCATAGTAATCTAATTTTGGTTTAGCGTTAAGATGATCAGCCGTGCCTATAATCATATTTTCAACGACGGATACTTCCCAATTTGTTTCAAATTTATTATTTTGTAAAAATAATTGACAACTTTCGAAGACATTAATAGAATCTTTTTGACAGTTTCCATCGGGCAATTGAGTTTTATAGATAGAATCATGCCAGAAAATAGCAGTTGCAATTAAATCGAATTGAACAGTCTGATTTTTTAATACATCTAATTTTCTTAACATATTTTCAATATGTTCCCAGGTATGATATGCTCGATGAGATTCAGAATAATTACGATTAAGAATATCCCATGATTCGGATTTATTTGAGACAGATAATTCATCCCATTTATTTTCGATATATTTAAGGTCAAACATTTCTATTCCTTTTTCTTTCATCTTTGCAAGATTCGCACATATTTTCGTAAATAAAATTTTGGGCTTTTAATTCGGAAGAAAATCCTTTAATTGATTGGGTATTGATCATATAAGCAACAGGCCACGAACATTTTAACAATACCTCCACCAGGTTTTACATTTTGAACATGTATATCCATTACCTTTAAAAATAGGGTGTACGGTAGTTCCGACATTATTCTTAATACAACCCCAATGAAAAATTAGGCAAATTAATCGTTTCATTTTTACCGTTCCACATGCTCTCTTGTATTTAAAATATTCTTTACGTTTTCATAGTATTCGTTAAAGATGCGGTCCTCATTATCTAGCGGGGTATCACTTCTACCATAAAATGAAATTCTTCCAATAATCGGATTCAATGCTCGTTTGAGATTTAAAAGTCGGGCAGTTGTTAATTTTTGAAGTTGTTCAACTGTTAGTAAATTTTCACTTCTCATATTTTCCTTTCCTTTCATGCCATTCACGTTCATCAGCACATATATAAACATCATCGTCTGTAATAGGAATATACGGTGGCCAATGAATATCTAATAAAACGTCTGCACACCGTGGACAAATTCGATGTTGGGGCAATGGCCAATATGGATGGCTAGCAACATCTACCGTGAATCGTTTACAACGATTGCATTTTTCTCCTTGAGCCGGTTGAATTTCAACATTTAATTCTTCGGATGATTCTTTAAGTTCAACCTGTGAAACTTGATACATTTCTGGTAATCCGGGTAGAAGATCAAATAACTTTTCAATATCATTTACCGATCCCGAAATGATAATTCTTGCATCACTTGATTTACCGATTAATTTTGCTTCTCGAGCAAGTTCAAGATTCTTAAGAACAATTGGTCGAACCGTGTTAATGGCCCAATCTAAATTTGGAAACATATCAGATAATGATTTCATATTTTTAACTTTCTTTTTCCATTGGATTTTTTGGTAAAGAATTTTTTCGACGCATGGAATGCATAGTCGTGATATCGGTTAAAATAAACCAAATTAACCACCAATAAGATCCATGAATATATCCGAGAATATTTGCAAAGAAAAATAATGGAGAAAAAATCGGAAAAGCAAATAAAAATTTATCTTTGATGTGCTTTTGAATAATTCCAAAAGAAAAATGATCACAGATAAAAAATAGCAGGAGCCACCAGAATGATATATGAATAATTCCGGTAAATGTTGCAAGCAAAAATACTTCACTGAAATATGGAAATGCAAAAGTAATATTTTTCATTGTGAACCCTTTCTAGTAATGTTGAATAACTATTTCGTCATTTAAAGTCAAAATTTTCATTCTATAATTTTCCTTAACAAATTCAGAAAATTCCGGGCACCAATCAGATTGATTATATTCAGCCCATTCACTATTGGTGATTGTTAATTCTACAATTTCACCAATGGGATGGTTGCCATATCGATCTTTATACTCTTTATTTCTGCGCCTTACATATAAAGAAACAGTTTCTTGGGGCTCATATGCAGGAGCGGTACCTTTAAAATTATCTCGAGTTGATAATTGAATAACGGCCTTATCACCATTTTTTACAATGTTGCAAAAGTTTTTAGCTAGAATAGACATTTTATCCTCTGAGAACCATTTTTGTTCCATCTTCTTTAACGAAAACGGAGATATGTGTATTGTATACAGTTCGAAGCCCTCTTAATTCGGCCAAATAATTTCTCAGTTCTAAATTTTCGTGGGAATATTTAGCGATTAATTCATCAAGGTGTTCATCAATTTTCATATGGATTCACCGTTCGTCATCATATGCGCCCCTCTCATAATGTTCTTCATTATATCCATCTCGGTCAAAACCATGTTCATCATACCCGTAAGAATCGAAGCCATCACGGTCATAAAGATCATCTTCATGCTCACAATTGCTGTGAAACCAATTTTGATCTTGTTCATATAAATCAAACACAGTTGGAGAATATTTTGCAATCGACATATGAATACCTCACTATTTAAAGTATAGCAAAATGAGCAAGGTTTTGTCAACCTTGCTCATTTTAAAGTAGTTGGAGTCACTGGAGAGATTCGAACTCGCAAAATTACTTTCGTAATTCTAACGGTTTTGCAGACCGCGGGCTTGCCATTTTGCCTTCAGTGACCCAAAAATCAGCGGAAGTGGTAGGATTTGAACCTACGAAACCTGCTCTTCACAAGTTTATTGATTTTCAAGATTAACGCCTTCAACCACTCGGCCACACTTCCAAATTTCGGATGGGGTGGGATTCGAACCCACGAAACCCATTAAATAGGTTTGATAGTTTTCGAGACTATTGTCGTAAACCACTTGACTACCCATCCATGAAACATATTTCCTAATACTAATCTTTTCGGAGAGTACTCGACTTGAACGAGTACATGTCGATGTTATCAACATGAGCCGGTTTTCCAAACCGGGGCGATACCATTCCGCTCAACTCTCCATTTTGATTCCCTTTGCAACATTCTTGATTATGCTGAAATAGCCGGGGGAAGTAATGGCATTCGCATTCGCAAATTTTTTGATCTGTCATTCTTTTTCTCCTTTTTTAAGATCGGATAGTGCAAGATTCGAACTTGCGAAACCTTTCGGTTTAACACCTTAGCAGGGTGTCGATATAAGCCAGACTCATCCAACTATCCATAAGTTTACTTTCTGATTTTATTTCTTTCTCGGTCAAAAATTTCTGTACTATCAGGTGAGATTTCACCACTTTGAATTAATGTACGGGCCCCACCCAAATCGTGACACTTTCTCCTTGCCAATTCATTATCAATATTTTTCTTTTGGGACTGTAATGAATTTCTTTCAGTGATTAATTCTTTTAATTGATTTTCCAAAGAATTAATTGATTCATTGAGTCTATTAATTTCATTTGAAAACCGAACACCTTCTTGACATAACGTGCCGAGTGTGATATTTTCGTGCATTATTGTTACCTTTCTTTAATTGTTGGGCAGGAGAGCCGATGGTCGAAATCGGAAGTTCGGTTTTGGAGACCGACAGTTTGCCACTTAGCTTACTCTCCTACGAATTGTTGGTAGCCCCACTCAGATTTGAACTGAGACGCCTTAAAGACATTAGTTCCTAAGACTAACGTGTCTTCCGTTCCACCATGGGGCCACGTTTAAAAATATACTTCGAATAATTTTGGTGCAAGCAACTGGTGTCGAACCAGCAATATTAACTCACTATGGAGGACAGATTTACAGTCTGCTGCGACTAACCAACTATTCGCCTTACTTGCATTTACAACTAAACTTTTTGGTGCCCGGAGTGGAACTCGAATCCACACTGGAAGGATTTTGAGTCCTTTGCCTCCTGCCAATTGGGCTACCCGGGCACAATATAAAAACCCTGAATGATTATGTCATCCAGGGTTTTTGTTTTCCGATTTAACATCGATTTTAACAATTACCTGGACGCATCAAACTCCAATAGAGCAGAGAATAATCTAATGAACATAAACTTGCCGAATTGGATTTTGAAAAAGTCATTTTATTTCCTAAATTAAACGTGTGTTACTGTTCGCTTTTGATTATCATTAATTTACATTACTGATCGCTGTTTCACTTATTAATCAACTACATTATTTATATTACATTGTTATTTAGTCTTTGTCAAGAGAAAAATGAAGAATTTTCATAAAATATCGACATTTTTATAATATCGATAAGCCGGCTTTACAAATCCTTTATTTTTCCATTGTTTACGGTTATTATTAACCCATTCAAAATTAATCGAATTATTTTCAATAATGATTTGTGTTATTTCACCCGAATTAATTTTAGATTCTACGGTATTTTTAATAATGTCAATTCCATTTTGATCGGTTATTTTAAAACCGTATCCACCTGATTGTAATAATCTTTCGATCCAAATTACTGATCTATGGGAAATTATAGAATTATTTATAATTAATTTTCTATTGGCTTCCAATAAACATATTGCCAATATAGTTAGTAGACCTGCAATTGTGCTCTGGGTATTAATTTGAAAAATTTGTCTTGATTCATTACCGATATTGCAATCAATCGTAATATTTGCCAAACTATTTTCATTTTTATCTTCAATGAAATAATTTTCATACGAATCTTCTTTTTCAATCCAAATTATGTTACCTTCAAAAGTTGTAAATTGATTTTTCATAATTATTTAAGAAATATAGTTGTTGGGCCGGCTTCTGATTCGTTTGTGCGCAATTTATTTCGAGCTTTGAGCCATTCTGCATATAAATCATTTGAATCGGGAAATTCATCATATTGATTAGATATTTTAATTCCGCGGCCTCCGGATTTAACTAATTTGATTAGCCAGACAATTCCGCTTTCGGTTAATCCCTCTTTATTATCAATTTTAAAATATTTTCCTTTTTCTAATAACGATTTGATAATAATTGTTATTAATCCTTTAATTCTATTTTTTGGATCCTTGTTTTTCAATGTTAAATTTTCGACGCGTATCAATGTATAGCATTTATTCACCATCGGTAGTAAAACTCCGATATACGCCATCAAATGTTTGTTATGATCTACAATTACAAACATATCTTTAATTTGAAAAATTTTATGACCATTTGCAATTGCAACTGGCTTTTTACCATCTATATATGTTGGGTTCCATAAGATTTCTGGTATTTCATCTGCGACATCTAGCTCTTTTAAAATTTCTTTTATTTTCATATTAATTTTTATAGGCCAAGTTCTTTTTTAAGGGTTTCAAGTTGATTTAATTTTTCTTGACGCTGGTTTAATTTTTTAACTTGGGTTGTCTCTTCCAAATATTGTTGCGCAGCTCTCACCGAATCTTTTGCGGTAAAAATATTAATCGGTAAGGTAATATGATTTGTCCAATCACTACCACGACAATATCCGCCATATTCAATCAAAACAAATTTACCTTCGGATTCAACCGAAAGTATCGAGCAATGATCGATGCCGAAAATTTTTAAAATCGGCATGATTTGTTTATCCCGAGCTTCTTTTGCATCGGATAATTTTGTGTTGGCAATCCAAATTTTTTCGTTCAATTTATTGATATTGATCATATTTGTCTTTCAATATTTAAATTATAGCATATGCGTAGGCAAAAAGTCAAGAAAAATGGGGTCGGATATTAAATCCGACCCCATTTGTTAAAATTTCGGTTTATTTAACTCGAAGTGCTGAAATTTGTTACCACCCATCACCGGCTAATGAAGCGCATGACTCATGGCCTAATAGTGCCTCATCCCTTCCGTCTCAGCAACAGCAGACTGCCTAAGTAGCGAACTCTCCGCTCTGTCAGTCTAGTTAATCGGAATAGCGGCTGTGAACGAAATCCTTTCGTTATTGCCTATTGTGAATCCAAAAATGGTGTCACTCCACAAACTCGCATTATGCGTTATGTACGCAGAGGATGTATTTGAATACCCCCCTACAAAGATACCGACTTGTGTGCTTGTGAGTGGCTCTACGCTAGCTGAGATGGCGTCAAATGTTCCGGCTGAAAGTTGCGCACTTCCGACGTTTGTACCATCGATTCCCGCATACTGAGCACCACTAACAGTGGTAGGCAGTGGTGCGAGTGTGGTGTTTACCGTGTAACTTCCTGGGAGAGAAATCAGATATGCGCCGCTTCCAGATGCTGCACCCGCCGTCGATGCGGCATAGTAGGTAAAGTTCAAATAAAGAGTTTTTCCTAGAACAGCGTATAAGGCTGTCGTCGTTCGCGTGGCAGCGCGCGACGGCGTTGTCCCGGTCGCTACGATGCTTGGGGAGTATGCCTGCCACACCATAGCGTTGCACACCGTAACAGCCGGATTCTGTAACTCCCAATAAGTGCCGTCATAGGTGAACGTCTGTATCTTGAGTAACCCCAGATCACCAACCGCTGCTGCCTGCTGCCCACACACTGTTACCGTCTTCGCAGCCAGTCCGCTCACAGCAATAGTAGGCGTGATCGTTGTGCTGGCTGTCAGCGGAACAAACTTGATAATGGTGCCAGTGGAAAGAGCAGTGATGGTCGAAGCGCCATTCATCGCTACGGTGTATGCCAAGCCCGATCCGGTCCCTGCATCCGTTCCGGTTATCGACGTGCCGAGAGCATTTCCGCTGATTGTGGTCTGAGCGACATACACATTGTTCGCGGGAAGTTCTTCGACATAAATGTATTGTGTAGAACCGTTGGTTGGAATGAGCGTGCCGGGATTTACTCCAGCTACATATCTAAAAGCCACATTGGTTGCTATGGCAGCCTGGACGATCCCTGAGCACGGGCCATTTGAAGGGGTAAGGTTAATTGCCCCAGCACTGTTTAGATAAAGGCATCCCGACGACGGGACCGATGCCGCCGACGTGATGTTATAGATGTCAAAATACGAAGAAGACCCGCTAGTCGATCCAAAGTTCACATAACCTGGACTTGCCTGTATGGAATACGTATGACCCGCCGCTAGTGTTACAACACCCGTCGATGTGTTGATGCTTATGTCAGATCCTGCGCTTGTCTGGAGCGTGTTGAGAACAATATATCCGCCAGCAGACGGTTCCCCTTGGCTAACTGAACTATATGCCCGCAAGTAATTGGCAACCTGCGAAACGCTGCTCACTGCGAGGCTGCTCGATACAGTTTCGGCCCAAACATTCACGTATGGATTACTGCCGATGCTCGTCAGCAGTCCAACCGACCCAGTTTCCAGATGGACGTAAGTATCTGCGGTTGGCGTATAATACGCCTCGGCGTAAGGGGTATTTGGAGCGGAGTTCGATGTGGCCATGTCAGAATCAGTCTGTCCAACATTTCCGAGCGTCGTACCGCTACCACCAGTCGCACCAGTACGCCACAGGAATGTTACAAAACCATTATTTCCTGAGAAGTTAGCATAGCCGATAGACGCACGCAAATGATAAGTGTATCCAGCCTTGAGAAAAAGTGTATTTCCACTTTGTGTTACAAGGGTTCCGCTCGACATGTCAGTGGTACCGAGCGCGATAACGACACCAGTTGCAGACACTGATTGACCACTACTGGCGGCTGCATGTAAATAGCTCGCCGTAGCTGATGATCCTCCCCCACTTTGAGTCTGCCACGTAAGATACTTATTGGTAATATCCGTGACCACCGGAACTTGATTCGCTAGAGTTGGCGAGTTAGTAAAACCGTATCCTTGAAGACCATCGACAATTGGTACCGTGGCCGTTCCACCAAGGTCACCAGTCAGTGATACCGCGCCAAGAGTGCTGGTAGTTGCGGCGGGCAAGTCGCTAGCTGTAAGGATTCCGTATTGTTGTGCTGATGTGCTAGAACTCATAAGAATCTGTCTAGCAGCAGTCGGAGCACTAACAGGTGCCGTTACACCATTAAGATTAACGACCGTAGCTACTCCACCGCTAGTCATCGATACGTCCCCACTAATTGTTCTAGGTGTGTAGACACCCGCACTCGATGCGACTGGCATCTGTCCGACCGTTGCGGCAGTGCTACTTCCCGTCCCGCCTTCAGTTTGAGGAAGTGATGTCGTGAGTCCGGTTAACGAAGTAATATTTGAGTTAGTTCCACTGGAGGCGGCACCAACTAATGACGAATATGGAATAGTTGTTGAGGCCGTATCTGCACCACCTCCATTTGCGTATCGATATCCAGTTAATACACCAGCACCAGTTCCGCCTTGCGATGTACTTAATGGGGTTGTAAGACCAGTGAGCGAAGTAATGTCGCTATTAACACCACTTTTTGCTGCTACTAGATTTGTTCTAGAGGTGGTTGCATTGGAAACGTCGGAAAGATTGTTGGTTGCAAGTAATGAACCAGATGCACTGGATGCTTGAACCCAAGTACCTGAGGTAGAATTATAAACGAATATTTTGCCACCATTTGCCGTTCCTTCAGTTACATACGCCGCGTCACCATTAGCCGGAACGCCTGTTCCGGCTTGGCCATCGGTTGTCAATGTCAAGGTTATTGACGTGCCCACTCCAGCGACGGAATAAACTTTGTTTAAATATGTTCCTGCACTAGCATTTGTGAATAATATTCGGTCATTATTAATCAATGCAAATCCGTCAGATGTGTATGCACTTGATCCGACGATTGTGGTTCCCGGTGCGGTAACAGTTGAATCTAAATGTTGTACTGCAGGACGCCAAGCAAGACCATTTACTTTGTTCCCAACATAAGTTACAACGGCTTTTTGACTAGGAATAATTGTGTTACTATTTGCCGTTAATGCCCCATCCACACTAATTGCAGTTCCACTAACTCCAGAGGTTCCTGCATTTAAAATTAATGAACTTGCTCCTGTACTGTTACCTATGGTTACCGTCTTTGCATTTGCTCCCGTACCCACGCCGACTGGTCCACCAGTACCACTATCGAAAGTTGCTGCCCCAGTCGTTCCTGACGTAACTGATAATGCGGTTCCTGCCGCCGTATTCATACCGCCGGCTGGTATTGTAAGTGGTTCGGTTAATGTTACGGCTGTGGGTGAAAAAGTAGCAATTGTTTGGGTAGTAGTTGTTCCGCCAGCATTAATCGTAACTGATTTACCTGCACCTGCCGCTGCGAGATTTAGATTACCCGTTGTGTAACAATAACCATCATCTGCTCCACCGGTATTGAATCCAGAAACACTATATGCTGAAGAATTAATACCACAATCAATAAAGTTTGTTGTATTTGTACCATTGTCGGCAGTTGCTACAAAATCACTGGATGCTGAGGCATCACTCGATGTGTTTTGTACATTTATTTGAGTTGTTGTACCAACATTGCTCTGAGTAGCATTTATTACGGCTCCTGAAAGCGGAGTTCCACTACCGACAGCCACAGATGTCGTAAAATTGCCAATTGGTCCAGTAAATGTTCCGGTAAATGTTGGACTTGCACTTGATAGCCCACCAATACTTGCTAACGCTGTTGCTGGGCTGTAAACATCCAATGTCCAACTCGCTGCCGGTATTGCATGTGGTCCGATAGTTACTGCATTGCCAGTTAATGTTCCACCGATATTTACCGATGGGCCACTTAATGTTCCGGTATATGTTGGACTTGCACTAGTTAATCCGCCCAAATTTGTTAATGCGGTTGAAGCGGTATTTGAACCTGTGCCGCCTTCCGTAATAGGTAATGGAGTTGTTAGACTAGTCAACGAAGTAATATCAGAATTAATACCACTTTTGGCTGCCGAAAGATTTGCTCTGGCGGTAGTTGCATTTGTTAAATCGGATAAATTATTTGAGGAAAGCAGATAATTTAAACCAGATCCACCATAGGTAAATTCTGTTCGTGTATCAGTAATTGTTGAAATACTAGAACCACCAGTAATTACAATTGCAATTGGCACGTCTGAGGAAGTAAAAATTGTCGTTTTAACAGCGGGAACACAATTTGATGCAGTGTTTAAATAAACATAATTTGTAGTGGATGCAGACATCGTTAATGTTCCACCACTATAATTAGCTATAGAACCATTGCAAAATGCGGTGCCAGAAGCAAGATTTAATATTAACCCAGCATTAATAGTCGGCCAATAACCAGGACCAGCACCTTGTACATATTTTGCGTTTACAGCATATATGGGTGCGGTTGATGTCTGCGCTTGCTGTGAATTGCCAACACCGGCCATTATAATTAAAAATAAAAATAAAAATAATAATTTTTTTCATTGTCGTTCCTCTATGACGCGGGGCTAAAGATTAAAACGTTAGCAGTTAAAGAAGTATCGGATGCTGTTAAATAAATGTTTGTTGAATCATACGGGTTGGCAAATTGCAGCCACATTTGACCGGACGTTTCCATCTGTACAGATACCGCTGTGGGAATTGTACTTAATCCGTGAGCAACTGTCAGGTTTCCCGGAGCCGAACTTGTAACTAAAATATTTGTTAATTGCTGTAGCATTTATATTCCCCTATCTTGTTATAATATCTGTTATCAGATAGATAATAGCTGTTAAATTTGTATCAGATGCTGTTAGATATAAATTAGTTGAATCATTTCCTGTCATCCATATTTCCCCCGCGCTTGTCATTTGAATAATAACGGCTGAAGGAGTTTTTCCCAATCCATGTGCAACCGTTGTATTTCCCGAAGTTGAAAGGGAAATATTTAACGGCGTAATTGTTGAATTTAAAATTGGTTCAATATCGCCTGACATTGCCCAAGGATGCCCTTGTGTTGGTGACACCGTGCCAATATAAACATTTAAAATTCGGTATGATGGTGTTCCAATTTTTTGTCGCTCTGGCTGTGCAATATGAATTAATTTAAATAATCTTCGTTGTGATTTGGGCAACGAATTAAGAATTGCATTCCAATTAGTTCCAATACTAAAAACACTGCTCGATGAAAATGTTGGATTTGGAATAGTTCCGGATATTATTGTAATATTTGAATTAACACCATATTTACCCGTTTTAATTCCGGCAGTTGCTAACGGTTTATTAATATTATCTGTTTCTGTTAAATAAAATGGACCAGGAGCATTATATATAATATTGATATTTCCCGACGTTATATTAGCTGTTACACCATATATATTTGCAGAATTAATCGAATTTACAAATGCTGTTTTAGTTGTGCCATTAATAGTAATAGCAGATCCTGAAACAGCATTTTTAAAGGTATTATTCATGTTAGTATTTATACCAGGTATGAATTATGGGAGACATGGGTAATTGGCACATAATTTAATGTTTCGAAACCAAATATCATCCCCAGAAGCCTGTGTTCCATAGTTATTATAACTACCCATGAAGAGGCTCTGATACGTTGTACTGGGAACTTGGTCTGGTATTGTTCCATTTCCAACCAAGGTACATGCTCCAGGACACCCTGAATAAAATGACATTGAGTCTGTCCCGCCCGGATTATAACTACCCGTAACCCAATAGGTGGTATTTGTGCCCATATTACCCAGTGTTACATTACTATTGCTAGTGGAAATTATTTGTGCAGAAATAGCAGTTCCGCTAGGAATCAATTCCAATGAAAATAATGAAGTATTTGTAGTGGAATATATTCCAAATGGAATATATGAATGAGTGTTGGAATCATTCTGTGGAATATTAAATTGAATATATCCACCAAAATTTATCGAACTCTGATTAGGCTGTACTCCATAGCAAAGCATATCTCCCGCAGTTCCCGTCGTGAATTGCAAATTATATGCACCATTTCCTGTGTAAAGTATTTGTTGTGTCGGAAGATATAAAGGAGTTCCAAACAAGGAAGTTGGACCTGATATACTTCCTGAGATGTCTAAATTTGTATTTTGTAGTGCCCATCGAATTGCATCTGCACTACATTGTCCTCCTAAATATGCATATGTGTCTACCTCACCACCCACCCATCCATTTACACCTCCACTTGCAGACAAGCTGAGTGTTGTAAGAGTTGGTGCGGTAGTTCCTATTCCATTAAAGTTTATAACCAACCATTGATATGGGGCTACTCCTGGGGTGGATGTTGATGGTTTTAGAATTATGCATGATAGGCCGTAAGCATCCGGAGGAGTAATTGATGTCCAAGGGCAGGTTGTCGTTGTTGCTGTTGATTGGGTCCAATACTCCATTCCCAGATATGCATTTGTTGAACTAATTGCTGTAAAATTTGCTCCCGGAACTAAAACATCATTTGGTGTGTTGCCATCATTTAATAAACTAACGACCATTTCCCCATTACCAGATGGGGTAATAGGAGATGAAAGGGCAGCGGATGATTGCGCGGTAGTATCACCTGAATCACCGGCTACATCAAGAAAATTTGTCGTGCGTGTATTTTTAACAGCCATGCAAACCATTTCCAATGGATTTCCAATTGCAGTTGATTCACCCGTAATAATAATTGTTCCCGCAGCCGAATTGGACACGGCCCATTGTCCAACCCATGCATGATGTGCTGCCCACGCATGAGCATAATTCATAGCACTCCAGGTTCCATTTAATGGGTCAGAAAATCTGTAATTTCCCGCCTCGTCCCCGCCATTAACACCACAAATTAGTGTATCTCCAACGGTTACATTATTAAGAGTACATGTGGTAGATGCACCACTTGTAATTGTTGCAGAGCAAGGCGTAACGGCTGGATCGTATATAACTGTGGTGGGAGCCGTTACCGTTCCAAATACAGAACCACTCAAAATAATTGTTGGGCCAATTATTTGTATCTGACCAACACAAATACAAGAGGTTAAGAACACAGATAATAATATAAATAATTTCATTAATTTACCTCAAAAATAAATATCAAACATATTTATGAACAAACAGAAACGGACGGCAATTTAACTTGCCGTCCGTTTCAAAATTATTACATATTTAAATTATCGAATTTCTTCGTTTAAATCTAAATTTTGCTGCTTTTTTCTTTCGAATTTTGTTCCATAATCTACGAGATTCCTTTTTAATCGTAAATCCATTATCTTTTTTGAAAAACCCTGGTGAGTCAACATCATATAGTTCACCTTTTTGTTTAAGCATTCTAAGCCGTTTGTTTGCTATTTTATTGGTTCTGTCTCTTCGAGTTCCCCTGTCCATTGATTTTCTCCTGAATGATCAAAAAACAAAAATTTTCTCCAATTTGGATCGTCTGCGCCCATATTACGAAGCAAATATCTACTGGTGTGAATATTAATTACGGATGGATGACTGTGCAATGTCATATCATCAATTTCACTTAATAATCTATCACCTTTTTTCCTGTTGCATTCTCCGCAGGCCGTAACCAGATTCGACCAAGATGATTTGCCGCCTTTAGATTTAGGATAAATGTGATCCAGAGTTAATTTTTTCGGTGAAAATACTTTCATACAATATTGACAAGTATTACGATCACGATTAAGAATATTTTTGCGAGATAAAATTTGCATACGAATGGGAATATATTTATATGTTAATAATCGAATAACCGATGGCAAGTATAAATCAATGTTAATAAAATCGCCGGTTACTTCATCCCATAATTTACTGGTATGGACTTTAATATCATATGTTTTTTCTGATTTGGCCACATTTTTGCAAATTAAACCAAGCGCTCGTTTTGCAGAGCAAATAGATAATGGTTCATATGATTGATTTAACACTAGCACGGATTTTTTTGTTAGGTCCATGATAATTTCCTCTTTCAGTATTTACTCGGATTATTCTTCCAGTCTTTCTATTAATTTTTGATCACACCATAATTTAGCATGATTCCACGCTATTTCTTCAGAAATGGTGGAGACACCTTTTACATTAGACCAAGCTATGTTGTTATCAAAATAAATTTCAAATTGAATTCCGAAAGGATCTATTCTACAAATAGATTTGGGATAAATTGATTTTACATATTCTTTATCTGTCATTTTGTAAATTTATCTGCTGACGATTCTTTAATAACTTCCCAGGCATGGTGCCATGCTAAGTTTTCCGATGTTGAATTCCATTTGGACATAAAAGTAAATGTACGGCTTAATTCATCAAAATTCGTAATAGTTTTACATTTCAATGAATTATCCCGTGGAATTCCAATTACATAACTTACTTTAAAATTATATGCTATTTCTTCTAGCACTCTGGCAGTTGGATGCACGGAAAGAACTCTATTTTTATAGACATAATTTTTTCTCAGCAGCAATTCTAATGTCATTAGCGACTTCCCACCAGGCTTCTTTAATTGAAGGTAACCATGTTGATAGCATATATTTTTCATCTCTTTTATACCGCCAATTATTGGAATTACTAAATAATTCTAATGTAAAATCTTTTTGTATTTTTGAGGAATTTCGCCCACCTCTCATAATACAAAAATAATTAGATAAAATAGTATCCGTAATGTCAAAATCGTATCGATATTTGTCGCTAATTGCAATTGCGTCAGGATATACTGAACGAACCAATTTAATTATTTCTTCCTCATTCATTTTGATAACGCCAAATTAAATTTATTTTGCATTTGGGCCCACGCATTCAACCATGCTGCATCAATAGTTCGACACCAAACGCTCAATGGATTTATTTTAATTTTTGATCTTAAATGGGTAAAATCTAATGTAATTTCATCATTTTTAACCTGGTTGCGAAATTCATTTGGTAAATTATGAATAATTAAAAATGGTAATACTCCGCCTGGTTCGGTACCATAATTGTGAGTATCACCTAATACAACTGCATCCGGATAGATCGAAAGAACATTTTCCTTATTTGTCATAAACCTTTTTTACTTCTAAAATAATTTTTGAAATATCGGCATGATAAAATCCTGAACTATTTATCGAATTGAATTCAACAATTTTAAATGATCCATCGCGTAACTCTGCTATATCCATTACAATTGTTGAATTAGGAATCCAATCATCGGCGAGATTTTTGGCTTCCCTGTAAATTTTATCTTCAATTGGAGAATTAATAGCAAGACATCCATATTTTTTGTATTGCGATCCAGTAATTATTTTATCATTAATTATCCAAAAACGCCATTCTCTTTCTATATTTTGTAATGGTGAACAACAAATTTTTAGATCATCTGGTAAATGAGAATATTCTTTTTCCCACCATTCCAAATCTTCTTTTTCAATTACATGACCGGTAAATGTTTTAATATCCATTGGTTTTATGAATGTCGGAATATTAACCCAATTATTTTTTAATTCAAAAATTGTTTTAATTTCAATATTTTGATTGAGCATATTATTACAATTTTGAATCCAATAATTGGGATTAAACCAGTTGTCTTCCCAAAATACTCCGGGATAACAATTTAATGGCTTTGCAAACACCGGTAATAATGTTGAACCATAAAAAAATGTTGGTAAAGATAAATCAATATTTTCAATTCCGGTAATTAACTTTTCATCCGGAATTATTCCACACAAGGAATAATTGCAATTAAGTTTTTTTAATTCAGCAATTAACGGTTCGCAATTATTTTTTAATGCCGTCCAGGTCATTGCGTCTTGTATAATCCAATTCATTTGTTTTCCTACTTATATTGTTAATTTTATAAGTAATTCGGTTTCTTCATCTGGGGTAAATCCAATATTGTATGTTTGTGTGGAGTAAATAAGATTATCTAGAAATGTTCGAATTATATAATTTCCGTAGCAAGAAACCTTCCACTTTTTCTTTACAACAAATCTTAATTCTGGTACTGTGAAATTACAAATCCAGTGCGTATCTGGTTCGGAATCTCTATCCCACTGTTCTACCTTTGGTAAAATATTTTCAATGAAAAATTTGTCAATCATAATGCCAATCTCATTTGTAATTCAATTTCACGGGGAGGGTTAAAAATAATTTCAATTTGACTAACTTCATCGTTTTCCCTTGTATATTTGGCCCAGCTTAAAATATTTCTTGTGCTGTTTGATAATGTCCAATCGGGTTGTTTCGCAATCCATAACAATTCATGCAACGTAACATCGGCATACCATTTTAGATCATGTTCATAAACTAATTCACATGGCTTACTTTTTTCGAGTATTGAATCTAAAATTGTCATATAATTAAATTATCTTTCGTTTTATTTTTAATCCATTCCCAAGCACTTTTCCATGCTGACAATTCTGTCTTAGAAAGGCAAGATAAAATTTTTACTTTGTTTTTAAAAATCATTTCACTTTCTTTTGTCCATTTAAACCAATCAATGCAAGATAATTTATTTGTTTCTAATGGAAATATGCCTTCACCGCGTACAATAATAAATGGATAATCTTGATAATATGGGCTCGTATCTTTAATTGCTTTTGCATCAGGATAAACTGCCAATACTTTTTGTTTATTTGTCATTGTGCTAGCCGAGAAATAATTTCTTCGTTATATCGTTTCCAGGCATTTTTCCATGCATCTTTCTCTGTATCTGACCATTTACCTAAGCGGAGCCAATTTCCAGTGGCATATTTATATCCAACACTATTTTTCTGCAATAGTTTCGGTTTATCGATGAAATGCTTATAATCTTTTTCTCCAGATACAATTACAAATTGGGGTTTTTTAAAATCGGATACAAATGCTGAAATTGCGTCAGGATAAATTTTCCGTATTTTATTTTTAAATGAAGCGGCCATGCTTTAATGATAGCATGGCCGTGTAAAAATGTCAAATATATTTCGATTATTTTAAAAATGGGTGTCGGACGGAAATCGAATCCGCGTTGCCTTAAGGCCCAGAGTCACAGTCTGGCGTAACAAACCAACAGTTACCTCCGACACACTTGCCGAACCGGTATAAACACGGTTCATAATTTCACTTAATCCAATTCCATCGCCCTTGTTTTGGTGTAGTAGAATGTCCGGTTAATGATTCGGTCTCACTAATACTCGTAACCCAGAATGTATCATTGCCGTCTAAAAATACTTGCCCATTTACGCCTGATTTTCCCTCACCAAATTCATTTGGCCATACTCGTACAACAAGTAACGGCAATGTATCTCCAGCGGATGAGGTATTTCCAATATGAGCCTGAGCACCAATCGGCCAATGCTGAGGAACAACCGCACTACCAGTTAAAAATTCCCCCATTATGTTTAATACGATGAGCAATGCTTTCCTTGGTTGTTCTACGTCGATTAATTTGGCTAGCATCTTCTTCCGTTAAAGTGTATTGAACGATGTCACCTACGGTTGGTTGAAAATTTTCCATTAATTTATCCTTTTATATATTGTCCCGGCCCTACGCCCAATTGGGGTTTGAAATTTTTATCATTAATAGAATTACCGATACTTGCAATCAATTCATCGATCGTATAATCAAAATCAGCTTCGTCCAAAAAGACGCAAACAAATTTCCCATCAATATTCAATTGTAATGCTAATTCATCGGTCCATCCATCGAGATCTGAACCATATTTTGCATAGGTTATCGAGTGATGACATTTATTTGGGGGAGGAATTACGTGTTCTAACCTTTTTAAAAATTTAATTAGAAATGTTCTTTGATTCATTATTGTCCTTTTTGAAAATGCTCCGGGAGAGGGATTCGAACCCCCACGCGATTTCTCTGCCTGATTCAGAGTCAGGTGCCCTGCCAATTAGGCTATCCCGGAATAAACTTATTTACCTTTCTTATAGTCCGTTTCGTACCAGCCTGTTCCTTTGAAATTAAAAGTTGGTGCATTTAAAATTCTTATAGAAATATGTTCACAATTTGGACATTTTTGAATTTCTAGAGAATTCATTTTTTGTATCTTTTCAAATATTTTCCCACATTTTAAACATTTGTATTCATATAATGGCATTACAAAATACCTGCTTTTAATCCTAATTTATAAATTTCTAAATCATAATCAATATCTTGTTGAGTCGGGTAATATTTTTCTGAACATTCTTTACATAAAAGGTTTTCTGAACCCGGAAAATAAGTTAACGGCTTTTCATAGCTTTTGCAAGAAAAACATGGATATGTATTGTTCATCGATTCTCCTTTGTGAACTACCACGACCAAAAAAGTGATTTCCGAAGCCAATTGGCCTCATCTTTTATTCCTGCTTCCAATAATACATATCTAGAAATTAATTTCCTCGATAGAGGTATCTCCACAGACGTGTGAGGAATTGCAAGCAATCCCGTCAATTTCCGAAGGAACTTCGGAATTTTAAATTACAATTGAATTTCTTGGTTATCGAAATCCATTTATAAAGTTGGCGATTTTACGCTCGTAAGTTGGAAATAAATTCGACATAAAATTTTTCAGTTTTTGGTGATCCATTTAATTCGAAAGTTGCATCAATAGATTTGTAATGTGTATCATCAATTTTGACCTTTATACTCTCACAATAGACGACCGCGGTATTCCATATAATTTTACCGTGCATTTCTTGGCAGATGTAATAGTAATCTTCATCATCACTTGCAATACCCAATAATCGATATAATCTGTCAGAACAAATAACTATATCATTGTGAAATGGATACATTTCTTTTATAAATCGATTATTTGTTAAAAATGTTTGTTCCAATGGCTCTGACATCTTACTTTAGCCCATCCCTCATTATTTAATGTGCCTGCTTCCCCACATATTTCACAGGTGTGATATGCTTTCTTTTCTGCTTCCCGAATCAAATTATAAATGTCGTTATTAGTCATATTGGTTGTATAACATCTTAATCCACCGAATTTTTCTTTTACCTGCAAGATTTGGAATGACAAATCTACAACTAATGGTTCTATTTTTTCAAATAATTCGTAAAGAATATTGAACCAACCATCCCCAATTTCAAGGCCCCATTTTCTCTGGAACCAAGATTTCGGAAACCGATCATAAATTTTATTTTCTAATTCTTTTGTCATTATTGATTTCCTAATTTTTCGTATATCGTATTGTGAGTATGATTAACTCGAACAAATGTTGTTTTTTCATTCATTTCTGAAATTTCATGGGCCCCAATATAGGTCATTGTACTTCGTAAACCACCAAGAATATCTAAAATAGTGCGTTCAACCGGTCCTTTTGCTGGCAACATTACATGTCGTCCTTCACTAGTTCGATATTTCGACATACCATTATTAAATTCTTGCATAGCTTTTTCACTGCTCATTCCATAAAATTCTACAAATGTTTTTCCAGATGAATCGGTAACTTTTTTTGAATCAACTTCATCGTGTCCAGCTAACATTGATCCGAGCATTACAAAATCTGATCCCGCGCCAAATGCTTTTCCAATATCTCCCGGAGTTTTGCATCCACCATCTGAACAAATATATGCATTCATATCGTATGCAACTTCCGTGCATTCAATTAACGCGCTAATCATTGGATAACCAACGCCTGTTTTTAATCGAGTCAGACATCCAGCCCCGCCCCCAATCCCACATTTAATTATCGAAGCGCCTGCATTAATTAATGCAATAGTTTGATCTGGTGTTACAACATTACCCGCCATAATTATTGCGTCGGGATTTTCATTACGTAATTGTGAAACTGTATCAAGAAAAGTATTTCGATATCCATTTGCAACATCGATACATATTTTGTCTATATTTTTATTATAATTAACTTTTTTAAATTTGTCAAGATCTTCTTTCTTTGATCCCACCGTGTACCAACATAAATCTTTTGCTGGACTATTTTCAAAAAATTTCTGTAAATCATATTCAGAATAATATTTGTGTAACGCCGACATCATATTGTGTTTGGCCAATTCTTCCGCCATTTTAAAACTTGACACGGTTGTCATATTAGCAGAAATAATTGGGACACAAGACAATGTTTTTGTTGTATTAAGAAAGGTAAATTCTCTGATTAAATTTACATCTGACCGTGAATTTAAATTATTAGGTTGGGGCACGATTAATACATCATCAAAATCTAATTTAATGTCGTTTAATATTTTCATTTTTATCCTGGGTATGATTTTACCGAATTAAGGTAAAGGTATTTTTTCTTATTGCTATCTTTCTTTCGTATTGCTTGAATTTCACGAAAATATTGGATCATTGCCGCCTGGCTTAATTGTCCGGAAATATATGCAGAAACATATTGGGCATATTCTTTTTCTTCCGGAGAAATTGTATATTGAGATAGTAAAATATATAATTTTTTAAGATATTGATGTTTCATTTTTTCTGGATTACATGCTGCATCTAAAGCAACAATAAATCGAGCAATTGTTGATTCTAGTTTTGCAGTATCGGTATTAAGCCAATCCCACCGGGACTTCGAAATTCAATATAGCCATCTTTTATATTTACGCTTGTATATTTTTCGGTCTTATTGAAAATGCCACTTATAATTCTTATTGCCCACCCATTTAATTTATGTTTCATATTATTAAGATATTGGTTTAATATTTCCGAATCAGTTCCTAATTTAGCTCCTATTGTTCCTAAAGCAGGCTTACAAAATGAATTTGCACCTCTTCCAAATTCATCCAATATATAATTATCTCCCAACATTAACACAAGTTTTACATAATCGAGTTTTGAAACATTATAATTTGGAAGGCTAACATTAATATGTAAACCGGTCGAGTCATTTGTGTAACATCCCTGCGTATTTGCCCATGTTTTTACGCGGTGAAGGTCAGAAATCATGTCTTGAAAAGATAAAGGCGGTGAAATAAATTCAAGCCCGGCATCACTTTCGCTGTCGACAGTTATACTTGCATCTGTTTCTACACTATAGCCTGATGTACTTCGTTTTGCACCATGATATTCGGATGACGAAAAACTAACGGGGCGAACTGCTTCCGAAAATGAATCGGTAATATATTCTAAATCTAATTCATCTTCTCCGCTAATTTCATTATAATACGGCCAATCAATGTCGTATTGTTGTTCAACATCACTCATCCATAGTAACCCTTCATAGTTTAGCCAATCGGCTTCATTACTATATTGATCATCCGCTCTATCATCTAGCCATTCTTGCTTTATCTCATCATAACTAGAACCTTTCTCATTATATAAATCTTCTTCTATTTGATCTTTATCATCTGAATCGATTATTGATAAGAATTCATTAATTGCATTTCTTTTACCATAATTATTCCAATCATCATCACAAGTTTCCGACCACCATATATCAAAACTGTTTGTTAATTTTGTTTTAAATCTATCTAATATGTATGTTGAATTATAATTAACATAATCAAAAAATTCTACTATTTGGTCGATACTTTCACATCGAATATCTGCATCGTCATCTCTTTCCTCAGTAGTATCTGACTTACTTATAATATCTTGGACACACATTTCAAATTCAATACCCACTTTCGCGGGAATTTTTGAGGCAATTGAAATTAAGACGTTTGGGCTTGCTTTATATTCGGTAATTATTTCTTTGATTCTCATATATGTATTTATAGTTTTTGGAGCGTCCAATCGGATTTGAACCGATACCCACTGGGTGGAAACCAGTGATACTACCATTATACTATGGACGCGTGAAAGTTGGAGCCCCGAGCCGGAATTGAACCGGCGACATTTCGCTTACAAGGCGAATGCTCTACAACTGAGCTACCGGGGCATACTAATATTTATCTTTAATCTTTGGTGCTCCTAGGCAAAATCGAATTGCCATTTTCAACTTAGGGGGTTGTTTTCTTATCCGTTAGAAGATAGGAGCAAATTTCACTTTAGAACATCGACTACGAAATCGTGAAAATTATTAACCTCAATAACATCAATATCTGGTTGAACTCGATACGAAAAAATTCGATAATATAATTGTGTTTCTGGTGAATATTTATCAATCGAAACTAAATTAGTATAATTATCGTCAATGAATGCATCTAAGTCTAATGCGGCAACAACCGGACCTTTTTCATTAGTTACAATCACTGTCGGACATTGAATTTGAAAAATATTTTTGATCCATCTATTTGTTTGTTTTTCAACCGGATCACCTAAAGTCGATGTTCTTGTGGTAATGAAATATAATTTTGCCATGTCATCTAAAAGTTCAAGATGAATATTTTTAACATCGTTTTGTTTTTCTAGTGTTTCCCAAAAATTATGGTACTGAGATAATTTACTCCAAGATTGCTTTAACTGATCCGGGGATAAATTCCAATTCTTAAAATCCCAATCTGTTGGATCATCGACAATCGATGTACCATGCAATTCATTATTCAAATTACGAAAAGTTTTGACAAAATTTGATAAAACCCCGTCAATGTCTATTCCAATCTTTTTTCGATTATCTTTCATTATTACTCCAAAGGTAGATTATTTTCTTCACGCGCCTTACGAATTTTAAATGAAGGCCAAATATCAATTTGGGCATTTTTGGATTCTGATAAAACATATCGATAATTTTGATAATTACGATCAAGCCCAAAAAAAGATTTCAATTCATCTTCATTCTCACATCGTATAAAAGTTTCACCTGGTTTTGTTCTATCATATACCGAAACAACATGCCCATCCGCAAATAATTTTTTCCAAATTTTGAAACCAGATGTACTCAATGTTTTATCACTGATTAATAAATTTTTAGGTGAACCATCTAAATTTTTTAAATCGTTAAGAATTGCAAGATAAAGATCACTTGCATATGGACTTCCTGTTGCCTCAGGATTTTTGCCTGTTATTAACACAGCGACATTTCTTGGTTTCTTTTCCAAAGAAGTTCCGACCCAAAATATACCATTTTTTTCAAACCAATAGTAAACATCATCCGTTAGTTCAATACGAAATAAATTATTATTTAATTTTTCAATTGAATTTGGCTTTGCTTTTCTAATATCATCAATATCATTTTTAATTGTCGGCCATGCAGCAAATTCCATTACTTCAGGTTCTTCATATAACCACGATTCGTTAAAAGCGGTTCTTCCAAATTTGTTTTTCCAATTATTTGTTGATATAATTTCTTTAATTTTCATTTTTAATCTTCTAATGGTAAATTATTTTCTTCCCTTAATTTTCTTAAACCAAAATATGAATATATTTCAGCAAATTTTTTCGATGATTCAGATAAAATATATTGATAATTTTGATAACTTTTTCCAACCCCAAAATATTTTTGCATTTCTTCAAAGGACTTAAAATGTTCAAATGATTCTCCGGGTTTACTTCTGTTGTATAAAGAAATTTTATGACCATCGTTAAATAATTTTTTCCGAATTTTAAATCCATCGTCACTAAGAGTTTTATCGCTGCTAAGACAAACATTATTTCCGCAATCCTTTAAAATCGATAAATATAAATCGATCGCATATGGTTGTTTTCCAGTATATTTTGGATCTTTTCCGACCATTCTAACAATGTAGGCATATTTTTGCTTTTCTAAAGTTACGCCCAAAACAATTTTAGAATTAATTTCAACCCAATAATAAATATTTTCTGTTAACTCCATTTTTTAATACCATTATTCAAGGTAATAATGTTATCCGGATAAATCTGTATTATTTCTAAAATAACATTTTTAATACCCGGCCAAGAATTAAACGTCATTTTTTCGGGTGATTCCGACAAAAATGATCTATTAAAATATGTTCTATCCGAGCAACTATTAATTATTTCTTTAATTTTCATTTATATTCCTTTATTTTATGGTGCCCGTGGAGAGATTCGAACTCCCGACCCTTTGCTTAGAAGGCAAATGCTCTAATCCAACTGAGCTACACGGGCAAAACTTTGGAGCCGTTCCCGAGATTTGCGCTCGGCTCTTATCGTTACGAAGGATAAAAATCGCTATCTATTATTGAACGGCATAAAATACATTACTTATCTTTTCTATAATGTGTATTATTGTATGACCATTTTTTAAGTTTATTTACCACTTTTACAATTTCCGGAGTTGTAAAATCCGGATTCATACCGCATAAAAGTTGTCCAATTGGTCGAAAGCTTTTTCTAAGTTGATTTATATATTCCCTTTTAATCTTTAAAGGAAGTCGGTGATATTGTGCGAGAATAAATATTGCCGTTGCTTCAATTTCATTAAATCTAATTGGCATATTAATCATCTGTTCCCAATGGTGTATTCTCTCGAATTTTTCGTATTCCGAAATTACTCATCACCGATCCTAACATATAATTTGATTCGCATAATACATATTGGTAATTCTGATATTTTTTATCAGTGTTAAAATAATTTTGCATATCATCTAATGTTAAAAATTTAACAAACGTTGCCCCTGGCTTATTTTTATCATATAAACCAACTCGATGTCCATTATTATACAACTTTTCCCAAATTTTAAAACCATCTTCACTTAATTTATCATCACTCATCAATCGAATATTTTTTCCAATATCTTTTAAAATGTTTAAATACAAATCACTCGCGTAAGGTGCTTTTCCTGTAAAAATAGGATTTTTTCCCAGTAATTCACCAACAGCCGCCTGTGGTCGTAATGATAAAGAAACTCCGATGGCAAAAACATTATCAATTTCAATCCAATAAAATACATGCTCCAGGAAAACAATTTTTTAAGTCCATTAGTTAAGTCAATTATACCATTAGCGTATGGTATAAATTCATCTATTATATTTTTAATTCCTGGCCATGTTGGAAATTTCCCAATATTTATTGGTGATTCATACAACCAGGTTTCATTAAAATCAGTTCTACTTGTTTGCCCGTTGCCCCATTTTTTATTTTTTAATATAATTTCATTAATTTTCATCTATATTCCTATAATTATTTTTCATTGGTGGGTTACTTATTAACCGCTAGATTAATATATTACCACTATTCAGCTAGCCCATCGGACCTCCCATATATTGCCGTGATCGCATATATATTTCGACTGATTTAGGACTGCATCACCTGCGCCTTCCCTTATGTCCACTCCACAATGCAATGAAAATTTAATCTTTTATATAGCCGCTCTCGGATTTGAACCGAGGACCTCTTCTTTGTAAGAGAAGCGTTCTAAACCATCTGGACTAAGCGGCTTCGTTATAACTTTTTAATATCTTGGACTTACGGCGGAGAATGATAGAAGCATCATCTATCAAGAAGGAGAGCAGCATCCTAGTTCTTATGCGCATTATCATCTAGGCCCTCGCTCTTAGTGCGACCTCTTCCGACTGAGCTGTCGTTCTCTCCCGTAAATCCACGATATTTTAATCATCTGTTCCCAATGGCGTTTCTTCTCGAATTTTTCTAATACCAAAAATTCCAGTTAGATTACCCAATTCATTTTTTGATTCACACAAAACAAAATTATAATTTCGATAATTTTTATCTTTTTTGAAATATGATTCTATGTCTGCCAATGTAAGAAATTTTACAAATGTTTTGCCGGGTTTATTTTTATCATATATGGCAACCGTATGACCCAATGCATATAATTTTTTCCAAATGTTAAATCCGTCTTTACTTAATTTATCATCACTTTGCAATCGAATATTTTTGCCGCAATCTGCGAGAATATTTAAGTAAAAATCACTTCCATACGGCGGTTTTCCTTTCAATTCAGGATTTTTTTCCAGTATTTCTAATTACATTACTATATGGACGTTTTTCTAAAACAGATCCAATTGTTACTTTTCCATCTTTTTCCACCCCAATAAAATAATTGTTCTGACGTTTCGATTTTATATATTTCTACTGGCAATAAAATTGGTTTGAAAAAATTTTTCATATCCGAAATTATATCTACCAAACCATCATATGTAGGAAATTCCCCGGTATCTTCGGGTGATTCAATTAAAAAAGATTCGTTAAACGAGGTTCTATCTGTACTGCCAATTCCCCATTTTTTACTGCTCGAAAATAATTCTTTTATTTTCATGTATTCTCTAAAGTGGTGATCCCGGGAGAAGTTGCATCTCCATATCAGGTTTCGTAGACCTGTACCTTATCTAGTTAGATGACGGGACCAAAAATATTTGATCCCCGTAGAATTCGAATCTACATTTACGGTTTCGAAGACCGTTACTCTATCCAATTGAGTTAGAGGACCGTATAATTTTATTAATTTCGAGCTAACCTTCCTATTTTGAAAAATAAATTACAAATCTTTAACCCAAAAGGTGCCTTCAAAAGTAGGTTCCATTACCATTTCTTTGGAAAACCCAAAACTTTTTGCCAAATTATCATAAAACATTTTAATTTTATTAATTTCTGTACCTACCAAGGGGTCCCGCTTACTTATGCTTTCTGCGGTATGTAAAGCAATATGTTTTATATTGCTTTTTCTTGCTATTGAAATTAAACTCGATAGGCCTTCTTCCATCCAATCACGAAATAAAAATACTAATCTATTTTTAATTTCTTCGAGTTTTTCAACTGTATAACCATAACGAGGAATCATTTCTTTTGCCTGATAAAATTGTTCATGACTTATCTTGGCACGAAGCATTTCTTTCCCTTTTTCACCTAATGTCGATTCAAAATCTTCGTATGTATCCGATAATAAAATAGCGGTTGCTTGCTTAATTGAGTTTATGAGATCAGATTGCACTTCATCAATTAAAATCCAATCTTTATTAATATCATCAATTCTCATCCATCCCACTGTTGTTTTCGAAACAGGGTGACCGGATTGTTGACTGCTCTGATTAACCATATCTAAATATTGAAATAATAAACGATCTTTTTTAATTTCGTTAGATATATTTGCATTACGATTAATTTGCATTACCGTTTGCTTAACTGGTCGAAAAGAAGTTTCTGGATCATTATATGATGCATAAGAAATATTATATTTTTTGGGCGAAATATAATTATCTAAATATGATTTAACATCTTCTATTTTAATATTTGGCTGATTATGTCGAATCTTTTCAATTACATAATTAAATTTTTGCCCAATTTGTTGAAATTTTTTTTGAAAATCGCGCCAAGAAATTGAAGAAATATTATTATTTTTCATCCATTGATATACTGTCGATATAGCTTCATATTCTGGCGATAACGTATGTTTAAGGTCGGTTGTTATTTCATAAAGTCTCATATTGTTATTTATGACAATGAACTACCGTGAGCCCAACAATAAATTTTTAATTAATTTTCGCTTCCGATAATTCTTTAATTAATGAATCCACATAATTATTTACTCTAACAATTTAATTTCTTCCGGAAGGATTCCAAATGTTTCCCACCAAAATTCCGGACCACGATCTTTAAATTTTTTCCAAACTTTATGACCGTCACTTAATTTTTTATTCATAAGAATTACTTCTGCTTCCATCAATTCTTTAAATGAAAACATTTTAAAATCTTTTTCGTCTTTAATAAACCTTCGAATTAATTTCCTACAAATATATTGTTTACCTTTTCCACCAGGAAAAATATTTTGAGATATTAAAAGTCTGATTGTTCTTAAATGATCTCGGCTTATGGGAGATAAATTTTGGTCAAATAAAGAGCTTTCATCTACCCTACTACAACCTCCAATTAATTGAATCAATCTTTCAAAACCAAATCCAACATCAATAGAATGCTTATTAGGATTTACCAAATTACCTATTTCTAATTTATTGCTGAACATTTCACAACAATAATCACCATTGTCGGTTTCACATGATTTCCATATACATTCCGAATCGAATTTTGTTTTAAATCCCAATTTAACCCAAATATTTTGATGATTGGACATCGGATTACACGTTACATAATCAATATTAATTCCCAAATTATTAATAATATTTGACCACATTTCGCAATGTTGTTCGTAATTATTGGTACCGAATCCAAAACTACCAACCATAGTAAAACTAGTTAGATGAGATCCATCTCCGACTAAATCGATATCATTTGTTCGAATACATTTTTGAAAAGTGCCCAACTGTGTTTTATTGGGATTATTGAATAAATGCTTTAATGGCTGCATTCCAGAACATATAAATAATGTACTTTTGTCAATATCATTTGGAATAATGTTATTATTGGTTGACCAGATAATATTATTTTTTCTAAATTCATCGGTAATCACATTGATTACTGATTTCGAATTGTGTCCTGCTGTGTACACAGCATCCTCCCAGAATGTTAATTTTGTTTTTGCAATTTTTCTGCTACAGCATTTCTTTCTTCTTCGTTTAATTGATCGACATTAATTTTTGCTTCCAATAATTCTTTAATTAATGAATCCACATTTTTATTTAGTTTACGAGTTCTTTTATGTTTTATGACGGGAGATTCGGTAATTTCAGATGATTTATGTAAATCAAATGCAAGTAACATTGATAACGCCAAAGGATCAAAAACTATTACCAATAAAATAATCATCCATCGAACTGCTCGATCTAATAAATTTTGGTTGGGATTATCACCATATAACATTTCAGCAATATATTTAATTGGACCAACATCAACACTATTTTTTTGCAATTCTAATTTAATTGGTGCTTCTTTTTGTTGTAATTGATTAATTTGATTTTGCTTGTCTTGTATATCAGAATTAATTTGTGAACGTTCTTTTTGTTGGCTATTACGAACGGTTAATGCTTTTGTTGCCCCATTTTCATTTGTACTACTCGAAATTATTTGGGTAATTGCATTATCTAATTGTTTAAGGGTATTTTCATCTGATTGCTTTTCTGATTGTAAAGTATTAATTTGCCTATCAAAAATTTCAATATTTGACTGAATAGAATCACCGGTTAAACTCTGTGCAATATGCGCTTTAGATAAGAAACCAAAAATTCCAATGGAAGTAATCGTCATTAAAATTATAATTGCTAATACTAAATAAATTCTTAATAAAATTTTAGTTCGATTCCAATTTTCATGCAGAAATAAAGTTAAAATTACTTTGGAAATTTCAAGGGAAATACCCATGATGACAACCGCAACAAATGCGCCAGAAAAAATACTTGTTAACCCATTAATAGAATATAACGCCGCTGTACAACTTATCGATAATGCCGCAAATAAAAGAGCATAATCTAAAAATTTGTTTTTCAATTCATTGTCCTAAGAGTTAATCAGAATCGTAATCGTTTATATATTGATCATACACGAAAATTTTATTTTTTACAAGTTTTATATGATTCAATGTTTCCTGATCTTTTTTATTATTAATTAATGACTGTAAAATATCGAATTGTGCCTCACGTTGCTGAGAAATCATTGCCTGCTCTTCTCGATTATGATTCCACATTCGATCACCTTTTTTACGGGCAGCAGCTAAAATTTTCCATGCATCCGGTGAAGTCATTTTTCCATATTCTTCTTTACCTGAAACAGGAAATTTATTTCTCATTGACGATGATAAATGATCTTGAAGAATATGTGTTAATTCATGCGCCACCAATTGATCGGCTGCACCTGATAAAAATGTTTTAATATATCTGGGATTCACATAAATTATTCGTTCGCCTTCAGCTACCTGGCACACTGCATTTGATTCGCCGCCATCCGGTATACCTGAAACAAATTCAATAGTTTTCGGATCTCCAATTCGTTTTTGTATTACCATTGGCAAATTTTTAATCATTGATTGACCAACCGAAGTTAGTTCCGAATTAACTTTTGAATCTAAAGAATATGATTGATTCTTCGGAAAATTATGATATACCGAAATTCCACCTAATGTCGATGCAGCAAGAGCGGCGACTGCGGCTCCCTTTTTTATTTTTGATGGGGTATCATCCAAAAAATTTTCGTTAATAGTTGGTTTATCAAATTCAATTATTTTCATTACATAATTATTTATATGGATATACGGTAATTATAGTTCGAGCATATATTTCATCGCTTCCATAATTTCATTTGCCGCTTCTTTCCATGCTTCATCTATTGATTCGGGCATTGAATTTGCCAAAAATTTAGATCGAAAATTACTATCGATTATATATCTCCTTGGTTTAGTGCCCGGTAATACCCCAGCTTATCGCGTTGGGATATTTTGACAAGACAATATTTTTTGCATCTGTTATATTCATAATTTTTGGTGGCCCAAGTGGAATTTGAATCCACAATCTTTTCCTTGAAAGGGAAATGTCCAAACCAATTAGACGGTTGGGCCTTATTTTTCTAATAAATAAATTAGTTTTTCTTCATCGGATAATTTACGAGTAATTTCTGATTCTAAAATTAATCCTACATTATCAATTTCGTAAGCATTATTTACACTATAAGTCACCCGGCTCGTTAATGTTGCAATTTTGGGGCATTCTTCGTTAATAACATATTCAACTATATCTCCGATTTTGAATTTGTATGTGCTATTAGGTAATTCATTTATTGAAACCGGAAGAACTTTTTTCAATTAATTACTCCTAAATTATTATCTTCACGAATTTTTCGGGTTGCAAAATGTCCCATTACATTTCCAAAACCAAACTGCGACTCACATAAAACATAACTATAATTTCGATATGATTTATCTTTTTTGAAATATTTTTCCATTTCCTCCAATGATGAAAATTTTTCTAAAGTTTGTGTAGGTTTATCCTTTGCATAAAGACAAACTTTATGACCGGAATTAAATAATTTTTTCCAAATTTTAAAACCATCTTCACTTAATGTTTCATCACTGTGCAAGCAAATATCTTTTTTTGAATCTTTAAGAATGTTCAAATAAACATCAGAAGCAAATGGTGGTCGTTTTCTAAATGCGGGATCTTTGCCACTCATACGAACTACTAATGCGTACGGTCTTTTTTCTAATGAAATTCCCAATATTATTTTTTTCTCATTTGTAATCCAATAATATATTTGGTCGGTTAATTCTAATTTATGAAAATTTGGTTTAATATTGACCACTTTACTTTCATAATATTCTAAATAATCTTCAATTATATTTTTAATTCCCGGCCATGATTCAAATAGGTGATTTTCTGGTGACTCGACTAGATATGTTTCATTGAAGGAACTTCTACCGGTAATATCATTATTCCATTTGCCGCCAATTCCTAACATTTCATTAATTTTCATATCGGACCTTTCGAAATCAATATTTATAATTGTGGTCCGGAGGCAATTGAAACCTCATATGGGATTCCACAGATCCCCGCCTAAACCTTTCGGCCACGGCCACACTTGTTAGAACCGGTTAAATCACAGTTCAAAAATTGGTCTCCGAGGCCGGATTTGAACCGGCGCCATATCGCCCCGAACGATAGATGCTACCAGGCTACACTACTCAGAGATATAGCAAACTACCCATACGTTGAATTTGGTTGGTTTTCCTTCCTTCAACAGTTTGCCGGTTAAACTTTATTAGATATTTCTAAACTTTTCGTATTACCTTCTTCATTAATCATAATTGATTCATCGCATAATGGGCATTTATATCCCGCAAATCCCACTATAGAGAATCCATCCCATTCAAATTCCTAGGATATTTTTGATCTTCATTAATTATTTTCGGGCAAGATGTATGATATATTTCCATTTTTAAAAGGCTTTCGACCAATGATGTCGTTGTGCGTTATTGAAATTACAGGCCAATGTTTGGTTTTGAGTTAAAACAATTTGAATGTCAGCGGCTGAATTTCCTACATGGCTAACAAGCGCCATTATCTTTTTGTGTGGTTCTTTGGAACATTGAAAACAATCGTTAATATTACCAGGTTTATTCGGCGTCAAAATGAATTCTTCACCGCATGAACGACAAATTCGTTTATTCAATATAATTCCTTTCTTTAAAATGGTGGCCCTGAATGGATTCGAACCATTATCTTTGCATCAATTCATCCTGATTACAAATTGATAGCAACGGTTTACCGTTGACACTACTCCACTAGCAAGCACACGAACATACGTTTTCGATGTCTTACCAATATCTAAGGGCCAAAATTATTTAAATACGATCTGGGTATTGTTTTCTATCTAATCCCGTAATTACTCGATCAGTAATAGATTCGGGATCACATAAATTTTTAAACTTTTTTATTGCTTTATTTACCTCGTCGCGCCGCTGTGATATATATTCAGGCAAACGGTTCACCTTTTGATCGAAAACACAATATTTGAGTAATTGTGGTGGTAAATTGTCTTCTAACCACCACCCATCTTCGTCGGGGAACATTTTGAAAAATAAGTAGTATTCTTTACTCCCAGGAATACACTCCTTTGGCATTTCATATTTACGAACATACCGTCGTTCTAGTAAGGCAAAATCCCAATACCAATCAATTCGGAGCATTTGGCCATTTGTTTTATCAAAGCCCGTTAATTTGTAATACATGAACCCCCCTCCTTAAAGGGTTTGACTCTTAAGGCGATTTGCCCCAAGAATTTGTTCCTGCTTCAATAATACATAATTAGTAACTGGTATACCAGTTACCCCATTAGAGGTATTTCCACAGGCGTGTGAGGAATTACAAGTAATCCCATCAATTTCCGAAGTTCCTTCGGTATTTTGAAATTATAATTGAGTTTCTTGGTTATCGAAACTCAATTATATTTATTCAACTCGCTTATATTCCCAACCAAAGTTGGTGGTTTTGCTCGTAAGTCGGAAATAAATTCCTTTCAAAAATTTAATTATTACGTCTGGGATCAAACCAGCACCTCCGGACTCCACGCCCGGTGTTCAGCACAGTATCGGTTTCGTAATTCATAAATGTCGCGACATTTATGAATTAATTCCTACCGTTTAGCCCCGGGATGCACAAGTGCCCCCGCTATTCCCCCGATCTTTTGAACTTCGCAATAAACTTGTTTAGAATGCAGTATCACCGTAATCTTCAGTAAGACTTTCATGATTTTCGACAAAATTCTTGAGAGTATTATTAATTAATTCATTCAGAGTAATATCTTGCTCATGAGCTAATTTCATTAATGAAAATAATTGATCATGCCTAAAATCTAAGGAAACAGTTACTCGGTCATCATACGATTCACCATTGGAAATAGCATGGAACTTTTCGATAAAATCTTCGTCAACATCGAGATCAATAAAAGGAACATTCTCCCAGGCTTCATCAATATTAATGGAGCCGGTTGGATCACGCTTTGCAACTTCCTCGGAATGTTCGTTGATATAATCCGGATTAATAATACGATATGCTCGATTATTTTTGTAATCACAAACTTCGATTTCAAATACCTTTTCGGAATTTGCTTCAAAAATAATACTGGTTTCATATCCATTTTGATCGTCATTCCAATAATTCATAATTCGGGCTTTGTTACCATAACAATCCCATTCGAATTTTACACTATCGGTAATAAGATAGTTAGTAAGTTTCATCCATTCATTTAGAGTAATCATTTTTGTTCCTTTCGGTTATAGTAATTCATCATTTTTGAAATAATGATAATACGGCTTTAATAGACGATTATCATTCCATTGGTTATTATCTTCGTTTAATTTCGGTACATCAATTGATTTATTTTCGATAAAAATTGAAGTTGGGCCAGTTGTATCCAAAGAATTATCTGAATTAAAGTCGTCAAAAGATTTATTCCATTCAGCCTGAATTAATTTTACTGTTGGAATTTCTCCAGTTTGTGTTTTTAAATTTAAACCTGCACCATTCTTTTTGATTATTTTAATTAACCATCTTAGTCCGGAATATGTTAATTTTTCGGTATCTTTAATTACAAATTTTAATCCCGATGCAATTAATGAAACAACTATCATTGTTGCTAATCCACCAATACCCGAAATATTTTCAAGTCGAACCAATGGTAATAATTTTTCATTAGTTTTTTCTGTAGCAATATACGCTTGCAATTCATTTTGGGCATCAACGATGATAAAAAAATTATTAGCTTTATCGGTCAATTTTAAAATTTCATGCCCTTCAATATTTGAAAAATGTTCGGTATATTGAATAAGTGACGGGTTCCAATTTAACTTTGGGCAAATTGAAGTCATTCCAATTTCATTTAATATTTCTTTAATTTTCATTTTAACCTTTGGTAGGCGTGGTTGGAATTGCGCCAACGACCTCGAAATTATCAGTTTCGCGCTCTAAACTAACTGAGCTACGCGCCTATATTTCAATCACTTAAGAATATAGATTTAATGTTTTTGTACTTCACTACTTTTTAAGTATATCAAATTTATAATCGATTGTCAAGAATAATTTATTTACCATTTTAAATTAGTAGCGAGATCGGAACTCGAATCCGAAACTGTATTTTATGAGAATACCGAAATTATCCACTTTTTCTACCTCGCCGTAATTTATATTGGTTGCGGGTACCGGATTTGCACCGGATCTTTAGATTATGAGTCTAATGTATGACGCTACGCTACCAACCCGCTTCAAAATTTGTATATTAATTCGTCATTTAAAATTAAGGATTTATATAATCTTTACTACTACTCAACGAACCGTAAAATAGGCTGTCATAATCTCTTCCATTTTTCTTTTTCCGTGTATTATTACGATCCCAATTTTCTAGTAATTCTGGAGAAAAAATATTTTTTCTAATAAGTAATACGGTTGAATCTTGTTCGTTCCAAATTTCATTTTCAGGAACTAATGATGCCAAAATTATATTTTTTGTTTCCATATTTAATACGTAGATACTTATTTTTTCACTTGGATGTTTAATTAAACTTTTCCATGCATTTTTCGACTCATCTGTTTGGTGAGTGTCGGATAAAATTTCACTATGTCGATTAACCGAAGTATTAATTAAATATCTGAAACATCCTTGACCTTGATAATTTATATCTGTTTCCGTATACGAAATTTGAAATCTATTACCCGGCGTTCTAATTTCAAGGTGTAAAAAAGCTATCAAATTATCATTGTTAAATAACCCCAAATAATGGTCCTCTAATTCGATTAGTTCAGCAAATTTTAAATTTCCAAATGCAGATATCTTTTTTAGATCATCAAATATCCATTGATATTTTTCCATTGGATCAGATCGACTAACCAAACTTACAATTTCTGTTATTTTCATTACTGCCTTATATTTAAAGAGTCAATATGATCATGACCACATTTTGGATATCCACAACAAGGGCAATTTTTCTTTTCTGCTAGCTTTCCACATGGTGTCAGGCACGATGAACAGCGAATAATTGCAGTTAATTCAATGTCATCAAAATTCACTATTTCCAATGGAGCATTACAACCGTATTTGCATTTCATAATTATCCTCGTTAACGATTAATATCGGGTGTTCCTAATATCTCCTTCGATATTTTGTAGGACTTGGACTTTAAGACCCCTATGCTGGCTTTACATCTTTTCGTATGTAAAGGCACCCGATATTAATTTTCTAAAATATAAATTAATGATTCATTTTCCGATGCTTTAATTAATTCGTTGGCATCCCAAAAATAATTTTCGTTATTTACATTTAACGATATAAACGACTCACCGGGTTTTAAAGTTTCAATTATTCGGTTAATTTGACCCAATATTAAAGTTGAGTTATTATGCAATGCAGGAATAACCGGTAACCATACAACATCTCCGATTTTTAATGAAATACCATTTCCATCGATCATTATTTTTCAATTTTAATTATCTGATGATCGTTAGTATTGCACTCGCCATTCATATGCATCAATTTAAGTTGCTTTCGATTTTTTGCCCACCATTGCCGCCAATTAATAGTTCTTTTATTGTTTCGTAATGGCAGCAAATGTTCACAATTTTTACACCAGAGTTGCATTAATCTTTCTCCTCTTTATTTTGCGTTTATACGGTGCGGACCCGTCTTTTCTTCTTTAACGATAACCTGCAGATTACCAACAAAGTGTCCTAAATCCGTTAGACGATCGCGCAAAAATTATTTTTCCAATAAGTAAATCATTGCTTCATCGGTTGATAATTCACGAATAATTTCACTTTCCAGAATCGTAAATGAACCATCAATTATATATGCCTGAGTTATGCCCGTCAAATTTCTACATTCTATAATTTTTCCTATATGAGAATTTCGGGGTGGTCTTTCGGAATAATAACTATATTCGACATATGACCCTATCGCATATTTATAATTCATTGAAGTTGTTACCTTTCCAATAGATATATTAACGATTCTTCCCTGGTTAATTCACGAATAATTTCATTCTGAAGAACATTCTAGCTATCAATATTATATAATTGGTTTACCGTTCCCGTTGAATAACGCGAAATAATTTTACCTATTTTGTTATAGATACTAGATAGTATCTATAACAAATAAACCAATTTCATATTTGTATGTCATTTTAATCTTTTTGGTAGGCGAGGAGAATTTCGAAATCTCGATCTTCCTCTTATAAGGGGGACGCTTTACCTCTAAGCTACTCGCCTACATTTTAAATCTAATCTTTTGGTGGGACTAGTGGGCATCGAACCCACGACCTCCGCCTTAAAGGGGCGTTGCTGCTGCCAAACTGAGCTATAGTCCCGTTTTAAAACTTTTGGTGCGACCGGTGAGATTTGAACTCACGGTGGGAGAATTACTCTCCATCAGATTAAGAGTCTGGTCTCTGCTAGCCTCTCGAGTACGATCGCATTTTAAAATCGTTACCAATTTTTAACCCTTGAATTTTTCCTGTATGTTTCGTTCGCGTGTGCTATAAACTATTGTCAGAGTGAGTCTCGACCTCACATTTCCCAGGCTTACAGCCGTAAGGGCGTCTTACCATTAAACTATCTGACTAGCTCGAGACTTCTACTCGAGATCGCTTCACAATGTCAAAAAGCGTTTGAATCGATTAAAATTTGTTTAAAGACCGAATAAAGTCAAGAGGTAAACTATCATCCCACCCTTTATTGCTACTCCACTTTTCTATAGTGTCAATATACATTGCAACAAATATACATAGAATCATTGGGCTAATAGTCAATAAAACAACCAAATAAAAAATCTTAAATATTAATCTTACAACAAATTTCATATTATCCTTTCTTAAATTATTTGCTGATACTTATCACGTATCAATCTCAACATTCAATATTATCGAACTGTCGACTGTCGTCATGCTCGACCCACAAATAAAGTTGGCTGAAGGGGTGGGATTCGGACCCACAATGACTTTCATCGCTCGGTTACTTTTGGTCTTACTGGAATCAAACCAGCATAATGCAAACCTGCGAGACCCACAGCCGAGTGCCTTACCATTCGGCACACCCTTCAAAAATTCATTTTTTAAGTTTCATCATATATCTTTTTCTGACAGTATAAACATATATGCCGCATATTTATTTCCCTGTAAATTTCTTCATCAAATGGATCAGCAACGTATTCTACATCTGGTTTAACTTCACCACATTCATCGCAAGTTGATTCATGATCCATAATGTTCTCCAATCACTATTTAAATAGTATCATATCTGCCATTAAATTGTCAATCTGAAATTCGGTTCTGACAAAATTCGAATTTGCATCTTTCTCCGTGACAAGGAGACGCTCTATCCAGTTAAGCTACAGAACCATTATTGCGGTTGATAGGATTTGATACCTATACTAAAGTGGAAGAAATCATCTACCCACTGCCTCTGTTGTTTGGGCTACAACCGCAAATTTTAAAATTGGTCAGAGCGGAGAGATTCGAACTCTCGATACCCGAAGGTGCCGCGCCCCAAACGCGGAGGCAAACCAGACCTGCCGCCGCTCTGACATTTAAATTTCTGAAAGTATTGGAGCGGGTGAGGAGATTTGAACTCCCAGTGATTTTTCAATCTCCGGTTTGGAAGACCGGTTCCATACCAAATAGGATTCACCCGCATGTTAAATTAATTTCGTTTAAAACTCTTATGTGTTTTCCAAAAATCTGATCGACATTCCGGTGGAATTACATCCAATCCTAATTTTTCAAAAACATCGTTTTCTGTTTTGCTTGCAACACTAATGCCGTTTTTAAACAGACCATATTGATTCAATTTCTCAAAACCTTTATTCTTGCAATATGTCCTTAAACTGATATTGAACTGGGCATTTCCCGTTGCATGAATGCAAGCTGAACCAAAACTATCTAACGGAACGGTAATAAATTCAACTCTTACGGTCTTGTTTTCAAATACAATATCCAAACTCAAAAGTGCATCACCGCTTCGTACAATTGTATAAGGATAAACATTTTTGATGATAAAGAGTAAATCATTAATTGAACAATCCGTTACAACAATATCCAAATCACCGATTTCTTCTTTATGTCGTCTCCATGAACCACAAACCTTATGATTGATATTATTTTTATCTAAAATCGTTTGATATTTTTGAATAATTTCAGACGCTTGAATTCTCGAAATTTTGTTTTCAGTTTGCGACATTTCAACCTTTCTTTAGTCGTGCCTCAATGATTGCTTTTACCAATTCCGGATCTGCTGATTTTAATCCACCAAGAATTAAAGATTTTTTAATTTCATGTAATGGGTCATCTTCCGGTATTAAACAATCGTTTTCTCTAGGATAATCTAAATTATGTGTCGTTATTTTTATCTGCGTCATATGTTGCCCAATTCCCTACTTGAAAATTCACGGTTTTTACTGCCATATTTGTATGGTTCTTATTAAAATTGGTAGCCCACCTCGGATTTGAACCGAGACGCTCGAAAGCGGACGCTCTTAAGGCGTATGTGTCTGCCGTTCCACCAGTGGGCCAAAACTTAATTCTCAATGGAGGGGCCTTATATGCAGGTTCGAATCCCACAACTTCGGCGCCCCCAATGATAGGGATAAATTACGAGGAACAGCTTCGAATACTGTACACTCTACTTTATCCCGACTTCAAATTTAATGGCGATTGACCGTATGAGCAAGAGGTCGACTTTGCTGCTTCGGTGTCGCCTAGTGAGATAAAATCGTATGTATGCATATTCGAATATGCATGGCTTCAATTTTATCCCTTTAAATTTTTTGTGAGGGGTTTCACCTCACACCATCATGAATTATTCTTTACATGACTAACGTTCAATCTTTATTACGTCGCATTTTTAGGCAAAATGCGGAAACAAACCGGGGAGCAATGAATTTCACGAAACGTTCCGCTATCGATGATCAATCGAATTATGCGTCTATCTGCCCCTGGTATGCTGTTAGTTACAATGGGATTCGAACCCATAACCACGGCTCAACCGCCGTTGCTCTACCATTGAGCTATGTAATTATTAAGCATACCAATTTCAAAAATTTATTGCTATGGAACTCTTATCCTGGATAAACAAGACGGTTTAATTGTATCAATCCTATTCAGCCATTCTATCTAAACTGTATTGCTCTGGAATTGAAACGACGGATAACTCACGCAGGGATTTATTGAGCAGACGCTTATTCATCCATTCCAGTTAAATCTAAACTTTGCCAGTATTTCAGGCCACTAGCCAGACCTAAATAACATCATTTATTTCAATTGTCAAATATCCAAAATTCATTTTGGCCTAAGCCAACTTTTCAAGTTTAACACTTTAAAAATCTGTTGTCAACTTCTTTTTAACTCATCCAACCACGAAATTTCATCTTTACCGGAGCATTTTCGGGATCCATCTTTCCAGCTCGTCGCATTCCCTTTGATGCTCTTCGCTTCAAAAATCTACGATAGCCAATTGAGGAAGCGTCAATCTTTTCAACCTTGCAAAATTTCATATTCTGCCTTTCTTGCTACAACTTTGAATTCTTCCATTTGAACTTCCTACCACTCTCTTAGTGTATCAAATTGGCGTTAAAATGTCAACCGTTAATTTCTTCTCTCAAACGAATTACAACATCATCTTGATCAGCAAATCGATTTCCTTTAATTACCTCACCGTCAACGGTTTCGTAATTTCCCGTCGGAGCAATAGTTCGATACAATTCAATCAGCCTTTGTTCCTCCACTCTAAAAATTGCTCGTGATTGTAAATCCGCCATGTCTGATCTCCTCACTGAAATAATTATAGCAAATGTTGCCACCGAATGCAAGAAAATAATTTCTATTGAAAACAAAGGACTTAAAAATCTATTTCAGGATACAAATTTTAGGGTAATATCAATGCTTGCACTACTACCTAGTAGAGCGTTATGGGGCAATTTTACTTAAATCTGCCCTTTAACATCAACAATTTAATTGGTGGCTACTGCGGGTTTCGAGCCCGCGACACCGACGTCTTCAACGTCGTGCTCTACCATCTGAGCTAAGTAGCCAATTGGTGATTCCGACCTTTCATCGAACGGGACGAACCCTTTCAATCTTATCGTCTCTGGAGTTTGATTTTTGGTGGATTGTGTGGGACTTGGCACCCACTTGTTCGGCGCTAGCACTATGCCAACCCATCTGAAATTCCATAAGCCGAATTCCGGACGTGTTCAAAAATTTTTTGTGGACCTGGAGAATTTTGAAATCTCGACCTTCGCATTGCAAATGCGACGCGCTGCCTCTGCGCCACAGGCCCATATTACTAGATTCAGTTTTTTCGAATAACCATTATTTTGTGTTCCCATCTGAACATGAATCCTATGCTGTTACTACAATTATACAACATAAGATTCATGTTTGTCTACAATTTCAATTGTCAAATATTGCCAATTCTGACCATCTGTACGATCAGCGCGCTCTAAAACGCCTTCAAACTTTTTAATTATACAACATTTACTTCTGGTTGTACATCAATCCACGTATTCTTCCCAATCATAAAAATCGTCGTTCCAATAATCATCTTCACATTGAAAATAAAAATCGTCATCATTGTCGTCAAACTCGTCATCGTAGATTTCATCAAACTCGTCAAAACATGACATATCTGATCTCCTCACTGAAATAATTATAGCAAATGTTGCCACCGAATGCAAGAAAATAATTTCTATTGAAAACAAAAGAGTTATAGATTAATTTGGATCTCATCGGATTCGAACCGATTTCTACGACTTGCGGAGCCATTATTCTACCAATTAAACTAGAGACCCATTTAAAACTTTACTGCAATGAAAAACCCTGACCATTATAGTCAGGGTTTGGAAATACTTCCTATTCCTGACGTTACTCAATAGCCTTTGGTGCAAATTTGGGTTCATTTATCATGTGTTTATTATTCGATTCGACGTCATCGATAAATAAATCATCTTCGGTTAACACATCGAACTTGCGTTCAGTTAATATCGGCTTTTCATTTATTCGATTTGTTAATGTCTGCTTCATATAGTTATTTAGTCTTCCTTAAGGAAAAGTTCACATTATTTTAGAATAATTCTTTATCGCCAACCCATTTAATCATGGGCATAAGTAGATCAATATTTTTCTTTCTTTGCTTGGAAAATGCTTCTGCCAAACTATTTTTGGGGTTAATAATTATTCCTATTTTACCCTCATCATTAAACCAATCTTTATCTAATTCTTCAGAAGATACTGGATTATTATTATAATCGGTAATAGAAAAATATTTTTGAAGCCGAGCAACTTTTAATAACCATTTAAATCCATCAAAAGTTAAATCTTCCGATGGCTTAATTTTTATTTGCCGTTCTTTTTCCAATATTGCCAAAATAATTATCGTTATTAATCCTTTCTTTTTGGAAATATTTCCGAGTCGAATAAGTTCATTATTTAATGTTGTTATTACCAATGAAGTTAAACAATTATTTTCATCTATAGTAAAATATGCAATCGAAGAAGTTCCAATACTTTTGTAGATTTTTTCTAAATCTACAATTTTATATAATTTAGAATTCAATGGCCTCTTTTTACCTGATGCACTTACTAATTCTGATGACCGTGTAATTTCATTAATTTTCATCTATTTTTCCAAATTATAAATTAATATTTCATCTGTTGTTAAATGTCGCATCCAGGAAGTATATCGAATTATATTTTTATGCTCTAACGTAATCACCGCGGCACCTGAATTTTTTAACCATGTGCTGCTCACTACTCCTATTGAAATTCCATCTTCTGGTGGATAAAATTCCATATAATCGCCAATCGTCACCGGAATATTATCTGTATCTTTCGGATCACCCATTTTTAGAACCATCCTTCCCTGGGTAACCACGGAATATTGGGCTGATTTTTTCGATCAAATTCGGTTGCTAAAATTTCCTCTTGAACCAATTTCAAATCAGCAGGGTTATTTCTATCAGCTTTATGAATTGAACCAATGCAATGTTCCCAACGTTCTTTATTTTCCTTGGCTTCACACGCATCTATTTCAAGTCCATAAAATACAAATTTTCCATATGTTGGAATTGTAATTATCCAATAATCCATATTATTCTTTTCCCCAAAAAATTAGTTTTCCGGCCACCACGGATCTTGCGGTAAAATGCATAAGGTTTCTTTAACTGAGTTATCCGAACATTTTCCATCATTCCAATGTGGACAATCATCTGTAAGACATCCTAAATTAGAGCGGAAAACAATTGTTCCGTCTTTGGTTCTTCGAAAAAATGGTAAAAATAACGAATCATTATCCATTCTTTAATTACTTCCTTTCGGGTGTAACTCTTGACCATGTTCGAGTTGCTGGATCGTATTGAACATCATCACCCCATCCATTATCTCTTTTTACAGAATCAACAGCAGATTTAATTGCTTTAACAATATCTTCAGATATTGGTCGATATTTGGTTTGAATCGGTTCAATTTCTTTTTGAAAAGAATCATCTAAACTCTTAAGTTTATCCAATTGAATAGAAACCAAAATATCCCCGGATACTGTTTGATCGCCAATCTTAGCAGACTTCGGAACTAAAATTTGTTTTCCAGGAGTCACCTCCCCTGCTACTATATTTGAAGTATTGGGTGAATCACTGGTTGCTTTAGATGGAACTGCTACCTTTGTTGAATCATTTTGTTTTGCTTGCCCAGGCAAATACATTAAACTACCTCCCAGTAAAAATAATACTGCAATACTAATGTTTTTCAAGTAATTTCTCCAATAAAATAAGTATAACACATATTAAACAATTAAACAATTATATGTTCAAATATTCCTGATTTTATTGAATTAAATCTAAAGACACACGAATTAATATCTTCGAGTGGAACCCGGTACTTTATTCCGGACTTCTTTATTGCATTATGTATTTCTACCCATTTTGAAGCAATTGGCGAAGTATTATCTTCTCTTAATATTTTCGCAAGTAAAAGTCCCACGGCTTCCTCTTCCTTCCATTGGTTTAGAACGCGAACTTTACTTAAATTGGTATTTGGATACATACACAAACTTTTTACATATTTGTTTGGTCCACGTCTTGCTATTTCTTTTGCTGCGGCACACGGGTCTGGTAAATTCCTGAAAAGAACATTACCGATTGTACTCGAATAAGCACAGTTTACTAATTTACATTCGATATTATATCGGTCACTTAGTTTTCTGATTTGCCACTGAAACAAGTTTCGGTTCCATTCATTGTTTACTAACCGATTGAAACCACGTCCTTTCTTCGTATTTCGAGAGCCCATTGTTAGTTCTTCTAAAACAACCATTGATACATGAAAATGTACAGCAAGTTTTATAATTCGACATGCAATTTCTTTTGTTTCGTGATTTCGTTTGTTTTTATTTTTACGAGTTTTATCAGTAAATTTAAATACTTCGTGAAAAACATCACTGCCATTATCGGTAATTGAAATGCCAATATTATTTGGATTCATATCAATACCAAGTATTCGATTTGTTATTTTATCGATATTTTCGATTTTTTCTTGCTCGTAAGTAAGGCAAATTTGATTCTTTTTAAGTAAAACCTGAATCGGCATTTTACTAATATTATTCAGCAAATAAATTATTTCTTTTCTCTGATTTTTACTTATTTTGAATGGTATTTCTATTTTATTATTCTTGTTTGGCTTATAAATTAAAATATCCTGATCTAATTTTGAAAAATCAAATAACCGATTTGATTTCTGATTGGTTTCGCCCTGAATTTTAACCGGTCTATTTCTTAATTCATGCCATTGATCAGCGGATATTTTATTTGACCTTCTCTTTTCAAAGGTTTTTCTTCCACCCCAAATAATTTTATAATCTTTTTTCTTTGATTTATAAATGTTAAATTCTTGAACTGCATCTAAAACGGCCATTCGTTGAAGATAACATCCTAAATTACTAAACATGGATTTTAGTAAAATACTAATATCTTTTTGAATACTTCCCTCAATAATTCTTTTAAATGCAAATCTAAATGCCGATGAATATTCCCGTTGAAATGGAATTATTGGTAAATCGGCATTTAATTTTAGTGTCTTCTGCATAATTTTATATATTTATATCTTTAGAAAGCAATTCTTAAGAGATTGATTTTGCGCCAATAATACAATTTTTGTGGGGAAATACCAAGAAATTTAATTACTTCTCTTGCACTGATATATTTTGCCATGATAAATACTCCCCTTTTTATTCTTCCAATTTCCAAAGTAAAACATCTTTTTTGGTTCCTATTTTAATTAAAGTCCAGGGACGTGTTGGCAATACTCGTTGATGTGTTGTTAAAAACCATACGTGACCGCAATACGAATAAAAACAAAAAATATTTCTTAACCAAAAAATTTTATGAGTCCCAGGACAAATCCTGGGCAAGAAAGCAAATTCTTTTTTATTCATATGACTTCTGAAATTTTCAGAAGTATAAGGTATATTCGGGACTTTTAAAGGACGACCCATTATTCACTCAACTTATTCACAATTCGACCACTAAATTTAATAATTTTATATAATTTATAGGGAAAATGACCATCATAAATAGAGTTGTCTTTCCCTTCAAGTCTATCATATTCAGTAGAATAGAAATTAACATACGTCATGTAAATTTTTTCTAACCAGAAAACATCTTTTGTTTGTGGATCCTGAATTGGAAATAAAGAAAAACCGGATTCATATTGAAATAAAGGCGCTTTTAAATAACCACCATTATTGAGCGCTGCATCTACCCAACTATATGGTTTTTTCCTCGACATTTTATGTTTAAAAACCATGAATTCCTTTCTAAAAATCTACAAATTTGTCTCTTATCTCTGGAGTAATTCGAGTTAAACAATCAGAACATCGTTCATACCATTCTGTACCTTCTCCATCGTGTGGACCAAAAGAAGTACCACAATGATTGCATTCATCAGGATGTAATCTTAAATATTTACCTCGACGTCGTAAAAAATCAACATACGATTCCCCCATTAACCAAGAAGGCATTTCATCTGGTGATCTTGGGTCAAAAGGAAATACCAGTTGCTCTCCTTTCATTTTGCTTCTTTATTAAGCGGTTTTATTTCGAGTATACACCATATTCGAAACATTCCAGGAGTATAATCGGGATCGGTATCAATTTCATACTTTTCTGTAATTATTACAGATTCTAGCCAATATGTAATATTTGTTAACGGTCAAGTTAATGGAAATAATGTAAATATTTTCCTATGTCGTATATCACCCATTTCAAATTTATTTTTCCAATGCATAATTACTCCTTAAGAAGTCAAGGTAAAGTATCTAAACTTCAGCAAGTGAACGAATTTCATCAAGAGTCTGGTGGCGAATAACTTTCCCATTACGAAAGACCAATTCTAATTGATCTCCATATACACCATTTCCAGATTCATCCTGCACTGTGCTAAACAAACCGGTACTTTCAGAATAAATTAATACTGGCCGACCTTTGAATGATGCCTTTGTTGGATCTCCCTTTGGCTGCTTAAATACCGGAGTATCTACATCATTGAGTCGAATATTACAGAATTTCATTGCCGATTTCATTGAATCTCTGTTTACTTTTTGCAGAAGTCCACCGCCCATACCCACGATAACATTTTCCACACTCCAACCAGATAACCTCAGTGTTTCATATAATTTGCGAATGCTAAAAATATCCATACCATCGCCCCAAAGTAATCCAACACAAGGGCTAAGAACTTTAAAACCTTTACTATTGACGGTATAGCCAAATTTTTCAGCCAAGATGTCGAGTAAAATTGGAACCTTGATTGATGGATCTCCTGAATCTGGACGGGCAACAACTTTTGTTTTACCATGAAGAATTTGATCACGGAAAGTTCCACCCATAATTTCTCGAACGAAATATTCATCATCGTAACTATCAATAACCATACTTACAACCGGCGCATCTTTATAAACTCCCAAAATTCGACTAACAACATTTCGTTCGCCGTTAGGACCTTCCATCGTCATTACAAAATGCTCACTAGCAGGAACACTATAAGCTGATACGCGAGGAGCATCATAATATTGATGCAGCAAACTCATTGCAATTCCGGTATCTGTTCCCTTAAAATTAATAAGATGCGCAGCTCCGCCAATAGCTGCCTGTGTTCCACAAGATACCGCTCGCCCACCAAAATCATGCAACATGAACGGTAAGCCATCATAAGATTCGGATGTAATAGTAAGATATTCCTTGGCTAACTTTTTAACTTCCCGACTCTGCGTAGCAACGATACTCCCGTACCAATTACGCATGAATCGAGTTTCACACCATCCGGGCAGCCATGCACAATTTTCATCGGTACTTTCAACCGTGAAAACAACATTATTAACGCCGTTATTGGAAATATTAAATGGGCGTCCTTCCTTGATTGCACGAATTTCAATCGGAAGTCTCCCATCATATTTGTCAAGAATATATTGCCATTGTGCCTTAGGGTATGGGAATCCATCATAAAAATGGACCTGACTGTCAGCATATGCTTCGTCAAGATTTTCCTGAGTGAAGAATTTGCCTTCAAATTCGGCCATTAATTGATATTGCAATCCAAAAAATACGGCTTCGCTATAAATACCTCCTCGATTGCAATAATAATTCATTGCTTGTGAAAGAGTATGTGGGAGCATCGCGGGGTGGGTTTTTTTGTAGGAATCGTCATCAAGAAGCGGATTAATTACGAGTGGTTGTGGCATTATATTCCTTTCAATTATATTACGATTATATACTATTTCCGTTATTAAAGCAAGAATTAATTTCGGTCAAAACCGACCGAAGTTCCGATACCGTCTTGTGTACGCGGCTTGTTTTTCATGCTTCGAAGCCTATTTAAAACAATATTATACGGTTGTTCGAGGCACAAAACAGCAGCAGATAATTCTCTTAGATGTGCAATGCTTAATTGATCGGTATCAACTACCCATTGTTTAAGTTCTTTCTTTGACAATTCAGGAGCAACCGTTTGCAAATACATTTCACGGGCGGCGGCGGTTGGCATTCCGACCAAAATACGTTCATCAAATCGTGAAGGTCGATTAATAATTCGAGCACCCAAACGGTCTGGATAATTTGTCGTGGCAACCATAACGATATTCTCTACTTGATTTTCACCGTCTAATAATGCTAATAATTCGTGTTCACCATAACGAGAAATAATTTCATCAATATCCTCGAGAATACAAATAATTCTTCGATCGGGTTCAATCCTGCGTAACGCTGACAATCCATCAGATGTCATGGAAGGATTATTACACATGATAAAGTAACTTTCCCAATAAAAACAGTACAACGAATATTAAACAATTATATGTTCAAATATTCCTGATTTTATTGAATTAAATCTAAAGACATTAGACCTGATTGAATCTAATGGAACCCGGTACTTTATTCCGGACTTCTTTATTGCATTATGTATTTCTACCCATTTTGAAGCAATTGAAGAACAAGAGTCCTCCAATATTTTCACAAGTAAAAGTCCCGCGGCTTCCGCTTCCTTCCATTGGTTTAGAACGCGAACTTTACTTAAATTGGTATTTGGATACATACACAAACTTTTAACGTATTTGTTGGGGCCTCTACGGGCTATTTCTTTTGCCGCGGCACATGGATCTGGTAAATTTCTGAATAAAATATTTCCAATAGTTGAACTATATGCGCAATTAACTAATTTACATTCGATGCCGAATTTATCTGATAATTTTCTTATTTGCCATTGAAACAAATTTCGGTTCCACTCGTTGTTTACTAGCCGATTGAAACTACGGCCTTTCTTTGCATCTTTTGCGCCCATTTTAAGTTCTTCAAGAACAACCATTGACACGTGAAAATGTATGGCAAGTTTAATAATTCGACATGCAATTTCTTTGGTTTCGTGATTTCGTTTGTTTTTATTTTTACGAGTCCGATCAGTAAATTTAAACACTTCATGAAATACGTCTTTACCCGAATCGGTAATTGAAATGCCAATATTATTTGGATTCATATCAATTCCAAGTATTCGATTTGCTATCGGTTGTTCTATGAATACTTTTTCTTGTTCATAAGTTAGACAAATTTGATTCTTTTTAAGTAAAACTTGAATCGGAATCTGACCGATTTTATCTAATAAATAAGTTATTTCTTTTCTCTGATTTTTACTTATTTTGAATGGTATTTCTTGATGAATATTTTTACTGGGTTTAAAAATTAAAATATTATCTGATAATTTTGAAAAATCAAACATTCGATTTGATTTTTGATTGGATTCACCCTGTATTTTAACCGGCCTATTTCTTAATTCCTTCCATTGATCAGACGATATTTTATTTGCACTTCGTTTTTCAAAGTTCTTTCTTCCACCCCCAAACAATTTTATAATCTCGTTTCTTGGATTTATAAATGTTAAATTCTTGTACGGCATCTAAAACAGCCATATGTTGCAGATATGAACCCAAATTAGGGAATTTGTCTTTTAGAAATGATCGAACTTCTTTTTGGGTATAATTATCTGTAATTCTTTTGAATGCAAATCTAAATGCCGATGAATATTCCCTGTGAAATGGAATTATTGGTAACTCGGCATTTAATTTTAGTGTCTTCTGCATATTTTTATTTATATATATCCGCAGAAAGCAGCTCTTTAGTGATTGTTTTTAGTTGTTTCCTTCTATTGCTATACATTTTCATACTGAAATAATGAATAATAGAAATTAAATCTTGGGTAAGTTCTGATTGAAAATCTTCTTCCGCAGTTGCATTAATAACAACAATTTTAACATTCATTTTATTGAATAATTGCTGAAATGATTCAAATCCAAATCGAACTAATCTATCTTTATATGTCACATATATAGTGTCTACTTCATTATTTGCTACTAGATCTAGTAGCTGGATAAATCCAGCGCGATTTTCATTCATTCCCGAACCAATATCTTCAATTGATTTATCTGGAATAATTCCGTTTGCTGCGGCATATGTGTGTAATAATTGGGTTTGTCGTTTAAGATCATCCACTTGTTTGGTATTTGAAACCCGAGCATATAAAATATGAATCTTTTTAGTTGTTTCGCCTTTAAACTTAGTCAGATCATACAAATAAATTTTATTTGCAACTTTTATGAAGTCAATTTGATTGGTTTTTCGCCAATAATACAATTTTTGTGGGGAAATACCCAAAAATTTAATTACTTCCCTTGCACTGCTATATTTTGCCATGATAAATACCTCCTTCTATTATTTGTATTTATCATTAATGGTTGTATAAACTGCTAGTTAACAATACCATTATTTTCGATCAATGTTTTACTTAGTAAGGTTAATGTTGCTGTTTTGCCGCTTCCAGGAGGGCCCCAAAGCAAAATACCTCTCTTGTAAAGTAATCCATGATTACGATATCGGTCTTCCATTTTCCAAAAAGTTCTCATACCAGATAATACCTGCTCACTTGAATTATCCGGAAGCATAATTAATGAATCAGTAATAATTTTAATTCTATTTAGATAAAGTCCATAATCATCACGCTCAAAAGAATATGTGCCTGGTGGCAATTTTTCTCGAGTTAATCCGGCAGGTCGGAAGGTATCATTTTTTCCAATTTGCCATTGTCGGAATTCTATATTTGTTGAATCTCGATCGGTTGTTTGACGTTTACCTGGTGATGGGTCACAGTCATTTCGACTATTACTGCTTAATCGTTTATTAGGATTATTTTCCAATATTTCATTCAATTGATCTTCATCATTCATTCTACTCTTCCTTGTCCTTAAATTTGATCGAAGAATTAAACCATTCATTAATTTTTGAAAGTATGAAATTATTTTGGTGGCTGTTATACTTTTTGCAAAGCCAATTTTTAATACGAATACCCAAAAGCATAAATGGAACAGCAATTAATGTAACAAGAATCATAACTCCCATATACAAATAGATAATAGGAGAAAAAATTAATTGCAGCCAAAAAGAAAATGGGGTAATATAATCAATATGTTGAATACCCCACATACTCACAATTTTATATACTAACGAATTTTTATCGATTAACATCTTATTGCTCCAATTTCTTCACAAGTTTTTCTGAAAAATATTCTTTCCAAGTTCCGATATTCCATTCGCACGGTTGAATATTATTATAAATATGACCCATTATAAATTCTGGCTTAATAGAATCAATTACTTCAGCCATACCGATACGCATAATTACATTTTCCCAATTCTTTACAATAATTTCATCATTATTTTCGGAAAAGTCCCAGCTATATTCATATACTATATCGCCGTTTGATTTTTCTCTATATTTCATTATTCTATTCTTCCAATGGTAAATTATTAATTTCTCGATGCAAACGTATTCTAAAGGATGCCCATGTTTCCGCCTGAGTTTTTAATGATTCAGATAATACAAATCTCCACTTTTGAAATTCTTTACCTTTATGATAGAAATTTTTAAGTTCATCTTCTGAATTAATACGAGAAAACGATTTACCCGGCTCATCGGTATTATAAACTAGCAATTTACATCCCTGTTTAAATAATCTATGCCATGTATTAAATCCTGTTTGACTTAGGGTTTTATCACTGATAATTACATCATTTTTAAGATCTTTAAGAATTAATAAATATAAATCACTTGCGAACGGAGGTTTACTTTTATAATTTTTTGATTTACCCGACATTATAATTGCATATCCCCGTGGTTTTCTTTCCAAGGAAACCCCGAGTATAATTTCATGATTATCATTTTCCACCCAAAAATAAATTAAATTAGTTAATTTTAATTTATAAATATTATTTTCTAATGGTTTAATTTTGTCATGCGCAATTTGTTTTATTTCTTCTATATCGTGCTTTAATATTTCCCAAGTCGGAAATTCTAAGACATCAGGTGACTCAAATAAAAAGGTATAATTAAATGCATCTCGCCCATATTTTCCAGACCAGGTCCTTTTTGCATGTATAATTTCATTAATATTCATTACAATTTTATCTTACCTTCTTGGATAACGTAATTCGGAACTATAGTCTGTTAATTCCGCTGCGCGATCGTTCATTTCCATAATAATAGAACCTTCATCCGGATATGAATCGATAATTGATTTATTGTTAATATTCCGATTACTATATAAATAATTTTTTAACATTTTATATAAGATCTTATGTTCGGGTTCAAACATATCTAATGTTACCTCTTCTAATGGGAAAAATTTTGTATAAGAAATATCATCTCCACCGGTTGTTTCCAACGTGGGAACTTCACCCAAAAAGAAAATAGTCTTTATTGTTTCAGAAGTATCCTTATATCTCCAATCGGCAATTTGTGTACTTCCGATATATTTAAATGATTGCGGAGCAGTAGATGTTTCCTCGTAACTTTCCATTTTGGCGTCATCTTCATAACCAACATTTTCCGGCTTCATCTTACCCATTGCATGACCACCCGGGAATCTCCACCCATTTTCGTCAGATCGTTTCGCTAGCAGTAATTCAATACCAGATGAAAGATATGTATCTGTATTGGGATCATGTGTAGACAGTCCTCGATGAATAATAGCAATATCAACAGTGGGGATTACGCGGTCGAATGTATTTCTTGTCGCGTAAATAATACCTGCTCGAAAGGAAGGACTATCTATCACAACATTTGTTGCCGCATTTCGTAAGTCTGCTGCGGAAATATTTGGAGATACCGGCAATGTTAATTCAACAACTTTTCGATGCCCATGATAACTTTTAAGAAAGGAATCTCGACTGCCATATAATGTCGCTTTTCCATATGGAACTCGTTCGGTAATTAACCGGTCAAGATCAGCACTCCACAATTCATCTGTCTTCCGATTATGGATGGGATAAACTTCATAATTTGGATACGCATTCTGAATCATTTTACGGCGGGTTTCGAAATCCAATGGATCATTTTTTGTCGGAGCCGTGCCACCTGGCAAGCAACCAACAAAAATAATAACCCGAGGATGAAGATTTCCAACCGCATCTAGTAGAGCAATATGACCTTCATGCAACTCTGGAATTTGAAACCGACCAATCAAAACTCCGTAATTCGGTGCCGTAATATTTGACATTATTTTCCCTTTCAATACACTATCTAATTAAATTATAGCATGAAAAATGATTATTGTCCAGATAAACCTTCCCGAATTAACATTAAAATTTGTCCAAGATTATTTTCACCGATACCGTCGCAAACTCCCCAAAAACAATCCCCCCAAGTATTACCTTCTATTAAAGTTGCATTTCCGGTTGATAATAGTTTTGACCGAAACGGTTCTTTCGAAAATTTTTGACATAATAGATCGGTAATTAAATCGATTTTAATATTGTCCCAGTCGGGTCTTATTACAACATTTTTTCCAAGTCGTTTTGCCATACCTGCTGACTTTGCATTACATATTTCGACTCGTTGAGTCATATTCAAAGTTTTTGCTGCCTGATAGGCATGTTCCACCGATGGATATATTGAACTATCAAATGGTAGAACGATACCTCTCCGAACATATGCAAAATTACTCAAAAAAGCATATTCTTCTGAAAATGAATCAATAATCATTTTACCCTCTAAAAATTATTTTTTAGCATTTCAAACATCATTTTGGGCCAGGTAAGAAAAACAATAAGACATGCGAAAAATGTAATAACCTTTCGATAAGATTCATTCGTTGAAATAGTATCAAGCATTTTATCGAAATGATCTCGACTTAATGGGTTAGTCGCCAAAGTATTTAAAAATAATGCTGCAAAAAATAATCCTGAATAAATGTAAAACATCCAAAACATAATTATCCTTTCTTAAAATTACTTTAGGTTGTAATATTTTCTAAGCCAAGGCAACATCCATACATCCAAATCCTTCTTTAATTCCGTACTCAATTTGGGTAAGGCAGATGAATCAGCCAATGATTGCAATTTATCGACACCAGAAACAATTTCGTCCCGAATTTTTTCAATATCATGCTCTCCACGAATAATCGATCTAAGATAATTAGCATAATCTTTATCCAATGGAAATCTTAATTTTTTAGTTGTCAATAAAGTAATTCCTTCATTGATAATTCGAACAGCATGTGCCGTTGCTTTCCAATCAGAACTAGATATAGAAGCTGCAATCGCTCTAGATCCAAAATCTGAAATAATTGAATCAATCGTAATTAAACTAGTCGAAAATGTATTAGTAAACGGTAAAATTTTTGTTAATAATTTAGTGCAGGGTCTCAATGTTTGACCAGTTGAATCAACCGCATATTCTGAAATACCAAAATATTCCGGATAATCATTTTCAATTTCTTCAGCCAGTTTCTTAAATTCTGCTGCATGATCCATTATTCTATGAGATAACGAAAATTTCTGATATAATCTTTTAACTGCCCTGGCGGCATTTAATCGATCACCTTTATCAGAATAAATTTTTGCCTGATTAACTGCATATCCTGCCATTGCATTAATATTAGAAGTTAAAAAATGTTCTCGTAATTCCGAGCAAAATTTCGAAAAACTCCCTTCATAAATGGCCTGCTCGGCATCAACCCCTTCAACAGCAAAACATAATTCTATGGCATATGTTTGCCCTTCTAGGAAATCTCGTGCAAAAATGTATAAAGGAATATCTTCGCTATCAATATCCCCGACACCATTTTTTTCACCTAATTTTTTATTTTTATGTTTTACTGAATTTTTCGGTGCTTTTCCAAGCAGCATTAAATCTAAATCAGGCAATACAACTCTTTTATAATCACGATCAGATGTTGGCATCGTGGTTCCATAAAGTGATGATCCAAATAATGTTTCAAACAATACTCTCATTTTAACTCCAATTAATTTTCAAGGTACCATTGGAAAATATCTTTTTCCAATATTTTCGTTACTTTCAACCACCAGTTTTCTTTCCGATTTTTTACGGTAACAATAAGAAAATTATTAGTTGTATCGATGCTGTATATATGACCCAATTCGGTTCCAAATATTGTTGTGTGTATTACCCAATCTCCAACTTTTAATTCTGTCCCATTTTTATCGAGCATTTTCATTGCTCCAATTTTTTAACCATAAGATAAGAAATAGCTTTTTCCTCGGATACAATTACAACTTTACTGGTCTTCTGAATTCCGCCCCAACGAATATCATTTTCGGTGATCAATAAAATTTTTGTTTTTAAAATGGCATCGACTTTTAATAATATCAAATCCTGACCCTTATAACCAGGAGTTAATACCCAATCTCCAACTTTTAATTCTATTCCGAAAAAATCTTTCATCATTTCTCCAGTAAATAAATCAATACTTCATTCTTATTTAATTTCTCAACTTTTGTCGAAATAATTGATCTATTGAAGTAACCATCTTGTAAATATAGATCTAGAAAATTAAAACCAATAATTCGATAAATTTCCGATTTAAATCTAACATAATCAAAAATTTCCAATTCATTCCCATTTTTATCGATCATTGCGATAATCTCCAAATCATTATTTCATCCTGGGTAATTTTAATAACTCTTCCGGATTCGATTAATGTTCCCAATAAATCAGAGGTAATATGAACGCTTTTATCATAAAATGCATCAATACAGCATGGCACCGGGAAATATGGTATATAAACCCAATCGCCAATGTTTAATTTTGCTCCGTTTTTATCGACCATTTAATGTTCCAATCTCCAAATCAGATAATTTTTTAATAGAAGATAATTTCCATCTTTCTGCAAATTTTGTTTCCGAATTAATAAATAGATTAATTATGCAACATTCATTACGAATCGATTTAATTTTACCAACGGCACCACGGCGCATATCTTTACACCATAAAACATAATCACCGATTAATAATTCGTTTCCATTCTTATCTGTCATATTTTCACTGTGTTAGTTTAAAAATTAAAGCATCTTCGGGATTCATTTTGTACAATGCGCTGAAATATTTTAACGATTGTGTTTGCCCTTTTTCATTTTTTAGTTCAACCATTTTCTTCGTAAATCGTACTACGTAACCGATATCCAATGAATTTGCCCAATTAGAGAAAACAACCCAATCACCAATAAACAGAGGGCGATTAATTCGATCAACAAAAATATGTTCATTATTCATAAATTTCCTTAGTAAGACAACAAATATGCAATTAATTCATCTTCAGACGACAGTTCCATTTCAGATGCCTTTAAATGTATATTCTTGAAAAAATCTAATGGTATAAAATCTGATCGACATTCAAAAAATTTGGATTTAATATCTTCGTCCGTAATTCTTCCAAAATACAATTCACGATCGAATTGTATTTTTACAATGTCGCCTATATGCAATTGATTATTATTTTTGTCAACCATTATTCACTCAATTTCCAAACTATCAATTCTTCTTCTGTCGCGTATTCAACTTTTGTTCGAATTAAATAGCACCGTTCATTCTTAGATAAATGTTTTATATTAATATATTGACGATAATAAGGTTTTTGAATACCTACCCCGATATTATATTCAAGATGATAAGGTTCTGGAATATGACTACCCCGACTCTACGAACACCATAAGGATCCAAATAAAAAACTTTATCACCCCTTTAATTCCCTCCCGTTCTTATCGATAACAGTTGTCAAAATTTTCCCTCGTTGCGATTAATGGATATGTTTCTTTATAAATTTCAAATCGTTTTTCATAACTGTATAATTTCCATTGAAATTTCAATGGAAAAATTATATCATAAGATATTAATTCCGAAATTAACGAAATGGGACCCATAATAGACAACCATAAACATATTTTAAAATTATTCATATACGGAAATCTACGAGCCCATCCGTTAACGGAAAGTCCCCACGTAATAATCGAACATACAACCCAAAAAATAATGAAACCAATAATAATCATTGTTACTCCTTTTCTAGCATATATATTAATGCTTCAGATTTTGAAAGTTTTTGAATAGCAGCGGTCTTATAATAAATTTTTTGATTCAATTTAAAATTTGCCGAATCAAAATTTTTAATTTCAAAAATTCCGTGTGAAATATCAATAATTTTTCCGAGTCTACCATAAATTATAATATAATTCCCTTTATGCAATTTTCTACCAAACAAATCAACCATCATAATATTCTCCCAAAATTATTCTGCCAGTCTATATGCAACCATTTCTTCTTCAGTAAGTTTTACAATTTGAGAACCTTTAACTGGAAAAATTGAGCCGGCCTTCCTATAAGAATAATCTTCAAATACCACTATCCAAATATTGTCGCACCACCATTCACCTATCTTCTTAATTTTTCCCGGGATCGGATTTAAATCCAAAAATATTATATAATCATTAACCTCAACGTGATTATTATTTTTGTCGACCATTATTCATTCACCCAATCGATAAACAACCATTTCTTCTTCACTCAATAATTGCAAATCTTTTTCATTAACACAAAATCCACGGCCAGCTTTAAAAGCTGAAAAATTTTCAAACAAAATAATTAAAGGATAGCCATCATTGTGATTTTTAAAAATACGACCCGGTATATCGTGGTATAAAATATAATCGTCTTTGTAAAAAGTTTTCACAATTATTCCTCCAAGCGTGAAATTAATACGTAATTTTCCGAAATAAATTCAATTTCAACACTACTACGCCAATAATCAGTGTGATTATATTCCAATATTGCAACATCATATGAATTAATAGTATCACCGAAAATTCGGGAAGTATCTGTTATTTTTGAATACGATTATATCGGTAAAAATTTTCCCATCTCTGAGTCAATTTAACCCAATCCCCGACTTTTAATTCAATGCCGTTTTTGTCTGTCATGAAATCTCACAGTTTAATCTCCGCCGGATTGCCATCTTCATCATAAAATCGAACTCGCTTAATTCCACTAATCTTAATCAATCCCATGCACAGCTTACACGGACGAGAACATCCGGGCTTATCCTTTGTTTGACGAGAATTGGTCGTAGTACGAGAAACGTATAGCGTTAGATTTCGATTATGATCAAAATGTCGACGGCGCAGAATTGCAACCATTTCAGCATGTGTGTTTCCCTGCCAATTTCCCACTTTCGAAAGCGGATTGCTCTTATACCAATTATTACAACCAACCGAAAGTAAATTTGAACCAGCATACAATGCAGCGCCCAACATATAGCCACGCTGAGGACCATTGCTCAACCTACTCGATGCTTCAGCTACCGCAAAGCCACGTTTCCACGAACCAGATATCTCCGACATTAATTTACTCTTTCCTAAATCGTCTGCGCTTCGAAATGAATGCGGCCTTTTAAAATCTTAATCCTATGAATATTCTTTCGAAATTGATTAATAATCTGCACAAAATTAGTAGAAATTCGAGACCAATCATTACTCGATAATTCTTCGTTATCGAGTATATTTTTGAAATATTGTTTATCATATTCCAGTTGTCGATTATCAGACGCCAACTTCACAATTTCCTCATACGCATCGTTGACCTTTTTAATATCCATCTGATCTCCTCACTGAAATAATTATAGCAAAATTCGGTATTAATGTCAACCGAAATTAGTAAATTAATTTCGCATACATTTGTACATTGATTGTTGGGTTTTTAATATATTCAAGTGCCTCGAC